CACTGACCGAACGAAAGCACATTCAATCGCACCCTTTTTGGCAGTGTTCCAAGCCATCCATCGAGCGTCAACTAATTAGACGAGTTGGTGAATTGACATAAAGTTAAAAATGAAAAAGCTGAGAACCTTGATTGGTTATCCTGAACATCTCCCAATTTCATATGGCGCACCTTATTGTTCATATTGGGGTGCGTTGTAGCTTTTGTTGAAGCTGGCTTTGTTCTCTATTTCTAGGAACTAGATCTGTATGGCGTGGTTCGTTTACGGGTGGCGTATTTCATCCACACTACCGGCATAAGATTGGTCGCATAAACAGCGTTTTCACTTGCTTATTTCATCAAGATACTCCCGCCCCACGATCATACAGTTCGGCCTGCAGTTGATCTCCTTATTCCGAACAAATCCGTTTTCGGGGGGTTAGTCGTCAGTGTAGGCAAAGATGGAGAGAGACACTATGGCCATACCAACAGCAACCCACCGAATACCTTTAATGGTCTCACCAAATATTAGAACGGCTTGCAGAGTAACAAGCACATCACTCATCAGGTTCCAAATCAAGTTCATGACAGCCATACCTTCATAGTTCATGGCTTTGAGGAATAACAGTGGCTCCATTGCATAAATTCCAACTGATATTGGAATGCCAATACTTGCTGATAAAGTTCCACCATGAATCATCTTGACTGAACCCATCATCACTAAATCGAGAATAGCCATCACTGTTCCAAAAATGATTGGAAGCATTGAAAAACTACCCCACTTCCAATCGATGCTTCCAATGAACCGATCAAGAATGTCAGGCTTTTTCGTCTTAACCATTTACTATTGAAAATGGATTTGTTTATAACAATGTTAAGGATAGTAAGAGTTATTGTGTCAAATAACTAATCAATCAAGATGTCGGCAGTCTGCAAAGCCTATACTTGTAAGGGAACGAAGTGCACCAAAGCCGCGGCTGAAGAGTACTGCACGGTTCACATCAACTCTATGAAGATGGTTGGACCAATGCGGTTCCATCAGAACCAGGAGCGCTACATTGCGCGCCGCGACATCGTGGATGCGGGCAACAACTATTGTAATGATCGCTCTCCGGAGAGCTGGACGTCAATGCTTGTTGCCAATGCTATACTAGAGGGCACTCACAACCGCCATGCTGTTGAGCGGCGCATGGGTCCGCACACGCTTGCCGACCAAAAGAGCTACGAGCGTCTTGCTAGCAAGCTGCGGCGGCGTAAGGAGCTCCGCGAGGGTCTGCGTGAGCGCGAGAACTTCATGTACCACCTGCGTGGCGATGGGCGCGATGAGGAATTGAATGTTCGGTTCGAGCGCGCGCACTATATTCGCATGGCAGAGACCGGAGAGATGACTGCTCGCGGAGCATTAAACGCATTTATGGCGTGGCGCCGCGCGGAGGCGGCTCGGCGTGATGTATGGGAGGACGAGCACGGTGAGCGCGAGTATGAGCAGTTTGGTCCTCCGATTCCGCGGGCTGTGGATGGTGACCACTGGCTGGCTGAGCCTCCCCGTGAGCGCACGCTGGCTGAAATTGCCGCCGACAATCAGAACATCCACACAACTGAGGTTGTGAAGAAGTTCAAGGATATGGTTGAGCTCATCCGCAAGATCGATGTGCCCGAGGACTACCGCTGGAACATGACCAAGGTGAGCAAGACGATGCCTGAGGTCATTGCTGACTGCGAGCTTACGCCCAAGGCTGCATGGCAGTTCTCATCCAAGTACTGTGCCGCCGACACGATCTACGATATGGAGGAGGGCATCTTCGGCAAGCTCATGGACTCTGTGTGGCAGCATGTGAAGGCGTCTCCTGAGTCGGCTGATCTGAAGAAGATCGTCAAGGAGGAGTTGGAGATGAACATTGGTATGTGTGCCCAGGGTAACATCACTCGTGTGGCTAACATTCTAGTAGGCATCTTGGACGGTCTGAATCCCCCGGAGGAATCGCGGATTGAGAAGATCGCCCGGGCAATTGCCGACCTGCGACCTACGCTTGTGGGCAAGACGCAGGTTGAGATTCGTCTTGCGGCAATGAAGGTGTTGGTGCCCTTAAGAATGACGGCTGAGGAAATGAAGCCTTGGGTGGAGGCAATCGCTGAGTTGGTCGAGTAGACTGTAATGTACCTAAAATCAAAAAAAGAAATACAAAATTTTTAATTGGCAGTGCATGCCCGAAAACGGATTTATTTGGCTCAAGAAAGAAAGAGTGTAATAGGATTACTGATATGGCTGATCACCATAAAGGTATCCTGGTCATATTATGCCGTTGCGGCGGATATTATGACCCATGTGAGAAAGTTGGACTTGCATGTAAAATCATAATAAACCGGCAGGAGGGGTGTTCCGGCCACCATGATAATGAAAACCCGGCTTATAACACCCAGTACAGTAGGTTACTGGGGGCTCTAGGACTTCCTGTAAAGAGGAAACGACCTGGGGTGAACAAACCCTATAAGAGACACAGAAGTGATTCTCGAGGAGACTATATAGTCTAATTCTCAACAGGTTTTAGAAGGATGGTAGTCACTGATACAAGCGAGAAAGAGGGGCTGTATTTTTCATTAATCAGAACAGATCGGAAAACGGATTTGTTCTGAGTAAGTTATCGTATACTAACGGCACAAATGTCACTCAATACGCTTGTTCTTCTTCTTTGGATTCACTCAATTGCACTTCTCCACATATCATGGAATCATTGTACCACAATGGCAAATATTTCAAACAACGACTATCAGTGCAATAACGAAATTATTGGAATTGATTTTGTGGTAACGACTGTTGCGGTGTTTGTTGTTGGAGTGTATAACATGTTGGAGTAAACTTAAAAATAAAATCAAAACGGATATTTTTTTATTGGGATTCTTCTCTTGCCAAAGGATACAATGCCTTGTACGGCTCGCAAGGCGGATACAGTAATATGCGGTCGAACTATTCCTGAAAACCAAACTTTATGTGGAATGCATGAAGCAGTTAAAGAACGAGCTGGACCACATAAATTTGCATTAGACCAGCTCAAACTTCGTCATAAATCCGAAAGGAAGACAGAAGATGAACGAATACAGCCGCTTCTTGCCCGGTTACGAGCGCTTCCTGCAAATGATCCTCTTCGTGCAACTATGTTTGATGAGTATATCGCTCAGTCAGGCGCCTTTAATCGTCGCCAGTCAAATGAACGAGCCGCACTACGTCGCGAACAGCTTGCTGAAATTGAAAGAAATGGCGGCGTGAATCCTGACCAGGCAAATATAGATCGTAGAGCGGTTCGTAGAACGGTTCGAGAATGGCTTCATTTCCGAGGCCGGATAATGCGATGGCCGGATATTAATTGGGATGTACAAATAGGGGATTATCGTCGGCGTATTCAAGACCTTATTAATGGTAATCAGTTAGGAGCCGAAAATAACGCAGAACTGACACAACACCTAGTGTTTGTTGCAGAAGATTACCGTCAACTACTTCAAGATGCTCGCGCTCGGCGTGATCCTGTAGCCGCGGCTCAGCGAATCGCGGCTGGCGGACTGGGTGGACGACGGGCTCAAATTCAGGCACTAGGTGAAGCAGCTCGACAGGCAGCGGAGGCACGAGCGGCAGAAGCCAATCCAAATGAGAATATGGCTGCATTTGCACGAGATAGACAGAATGTGCACACGACTGCAGCTGTAAAGCAGGTTAAGCACAATATCAATGTGATTCGCCAAATCTTTGTGCCACCTGAGTATCGCTGGAACCCAAAGAAGATTTCAAAAACATTCAAAGAAATCGTATACGAATGCGATCTTACACCTAAAGGAAATTGGCAGTTTGCTTCTTACTACTGCAACAATGCCCAAATCTACGAACTCGAAGAAGGTATCTTTGGAATCATGACAGATGGAGTTTGGCAGTTCATTCGCGATTCGGAAGATAAAGCTTGTCTTGTAAAGATTTTGAAGACAGAACTGGAGGATAATATTGGAATGTGTGCCCAAGGTAACCTGTCTCGTATATGTAATGTTCTTTCAGGCTATCTTCCTGGAATTGGACAGTCGGAATCGATATCAACAATTCTTGGACGCGAGTTCCCAAAGCTTATGGACATTCAGCGTGAAGCAGATAGGTTTCGTGAAGGTGAGCGAATCTTGCGTGAAAACAATGTTCCCGAAGCCGAGTGGGAGGTATGGCTCGATCCTCTACGCGCTTAAACACAGAATGTGTAATTTATACAAATGTCAATTGAAGAACTACGAGAGGAGCGTGACATGCGATACCAGGAACAAACCGAAGCGTTCCAGGCGTGGATGGATGCGGAGATTGCTTTAGAGATGGCGGTGGAAGAAGAAAAGTTGGTCCAGTACCAGCAAGCCCGTGCAAAGCGGTTCATGCTGTATGGACTGGTAGGCGTTGGGCTTGGAATGCTGGCAGCTAGACTTTTTGGATAAAAATGTATTTTCTTGTTCTAGAAACCAGGCGGACAAGATGAATTCTCAAGAGTGTCCCAAGTGTAACAATAGTTACTTCACACTTGAAATTAGTTGGTTGGGTACGCATGTGAAAACGAAGTATATTTGCGAGAGCTGTAATTGGAGCTTTGTCACATCTAATTGTACATCGACCTCCAGTGCTCCGGATCTTTCTTGTTCAAATCAGTCAGTAGTTTCTGTAGGACAGGCTCAGTAATAACGAAAGGCGTGGTATACTCAACAAAGAATACATACTGCTTCATGCTGTCATCATGTACAATGCGCAACATGTTGAGTCGAGTCATCATGGTTTCTACTGTGCGAATCAGAGTTCGTACACCCTTCTCTTCTCCCGAAAACTCGGAAATGAGATGTTTGATAGCTTCGTCAGTAAGAACTATGTCCCCAATATTGAATTTGAGGCGTTCGAGTAACTGGGGCCAAATATAATCTTTCAGGATAGCCTTCTTATCGGTCTCATTGTAACCTCCGCAATGAATGACGGACATACGGTCGCGAAGAATAGGATGAACTTTTTCAATGTCATTGAATGAGAACACGAATAAACACTGAGATAAATCAAAATCTACTCCGGAAAAGTATCGGTCATGAAACTGGGAATTTTGAGATCGATCAGTTAAATGAATCATCATATTCACGACTTCATCGCCATGAGGAGTGCTAGACACCTTATCTAATTCGTCGAAATATAGAACTGGATTCATAGCTCCAGCGTGCATGATTGAATCTGCAATGCGTCCCCACATAGAACCTTCATAGGTGTAAGAATGACCTACGAAGTTAGCTATATCGGATGCTCCACCTAACGAGAAGAACTCGAACGGTCGCTTCATGACATTTGCGATAGCATTGCGGGCTAGACTCGTTTTGCCCACGCCCATCGGTCCTTGTAACGCGATAACATTACCTACAGAGTTTGGATTAACAAGTAACTGAGCAAGAATCTGCATGATCTGAGTCTTTGCCGGAACCATGCCATAAATAGACTGATCCATAGTCTTGCGAGCCTCAAGCATAAAGTCTGTGCATTTCTGCCGACCGTCCTCGATTTTTACGGGAAGTGGAACTATCTTACCAAACGGAACACGAAGAAATGCGTCAATCCATGTACGGAGTTTGTAGGCCTCTCCGGACTCCGGACCCATCTCTTCAACTGCAGTAATCTTCTTGATGACCGTAGATTTCACATAATCAGACACAGGAAGTTCTAAGACTTTAAATTTATGTGGCACTTCGCCTTCCGTCATACTCAAACTTGATATACGCTTCATGATACCCAAAAGTTCCTGGCGCTTGTCTGCCGGCTGACTCTTGTAGTAAGTAGATTCTTTCTTCGTTAGGGTGAATGGTACCTTCTCTTCCTTCTTAGTCATTTCCTTCTTCTTTTGCGTCTGAGACCGAGTTTGGGGTCTATCGTCATCGGTAACATACTTGTCCATCAGATACTGTAAGAAGTTCGGTTCATCATCGGGTTCGTAATCTTCATCATCATCCTCATCATCATCGTCCCCGTTCGACGATGGGGTGTTTTTACTAATCTGAATATTCAGTAAGATAGTAGGCTTTGGGGTCTCTTCTGTGGTCGAATCTGTAGGAAGCGTGTCATCTTTTATCCACATAGTTTTTGCGTCGTCGTCGCGCTTCCTCTTTTTTGGGGGTGGTTTATCACCCATATCTTCAGAACATTTTCGATCCTTTGGATTCTCCCGAGACGACCGCTTCGTCATTTGCTTGATTAAACTGAATAAAATGTAATACATTTTCCATGAAAGGAGTAATGGAGGCTATTGAGCAAGCAGCTAAAATAGCCCAGCTAGAAATAGACAAACAGGCAGCAAGTGACCCTGCCATCCGAAAAGTTATGACAATTGTTGAACGGTTCATTAAGACACATCGCACAATGTGTTATGGCGGAACTGCGATCAACAACCTTCTTCCTCGCGAAGATCAGTTTTATAATTTTTCAGTCGATATCCCCGACTACGATTTTTATTCCGAAACTCCACAAGTTCATGCAGCAAAACTCGCTGACCGAATTGCAAATGCCGGATTCAAGAGCGTAGAAGTCAAGCCGGGAATGCACATGGGAACTTTTAAGGTGTTTGCCGACTACATTGGCGTCGCTGATATTTCGCATTTGGACAAACCTATCTTTACCAAGCTTTGGAAGGAAAGTATCGTAATTGATGGTATTCATTATGTCCCGCCGAACTTTTTAAGGATGTCGGTATACTTAGAACTATCTCGCCCACGAGGAGATGTTTCGCGTTGGAAGAAGGTGTATGAGCGCATACAGAAGCTGAATAAACATTACCCCATGTCTTGCCCCAAACACGAAGAATCGCTCGAAGTATTTCTGAAAGACGATACTCGCAAAAGTATCGAGAAACTTTTAGTGAAAGAGAAAGTAGTGCTTTTGGGGTTTAACGCTTCAATGTTACAGGACGAACATCATAAAAACAAATGGTCTCTTCCGCTCGATGTTTTGGCTACGCCGGAGCAGAAAGATCAAATAGTACATGAACTCAAATCATTTTTCGAGAAGTATGATCGGGTGTCTACAAAAGAGTTCCCGGCATACGCCGAACTTGTTCCTCCGTATACGGATATTGTAGATCCGGAATCAAAATTAACACTTGTTCGAATTTACGAGACAAATGCTTGCCACAGTTACCACTTGGCGCCGAATGGACTGCACATTGCCAGTATTCCCACGCTGTTACAGTTCTTCTTATCGGTGCTATATGGTCCTGAAAAGTTACTCGATAAACCCGAACAGCGTTTTCTGTGTGTAGCCGATCATCTCATGAACCTTGCAAATAACAATCTACAGCGACGATACAAGTTATTAACACCTACTACTTGCTTAGGCAAACAGAAGGGGTTAATTGATATGCGAATTGAAAAATCTGAACTGTACGAAAAAGTTAAACAAAATAAGAATTCACGAGAGTTTTTAGAGTACTTCTTTCAGTATAATCCTGTGGACATGAACAAGACTCAGCGTCAAAGTATCCGTAGGATGTTGCACAAAACACTGAAACGAAAAGTTTAAAGAGGAGTACTTGGCCCGCTAAACGCACTACCAGTGCATCCCTGACACGCCAACTTTCCGAAATTGTAAGTGAGACGAAAAGCGTTGCCCGTCTTCAACCACGGATCTGCAGTATTGCGATTTCCGGTATTTAAGCTAGGATTGTAAGAATAGTATTCGCGAGACTCTTTTAGAAGTTTCGTGTATTCAGACGCATTCTGAATGCGAGAGCCATATGTATATCCGGTGGCGCCTACAGAGGCTGGCATTCCTTGTGAACTCATTTGTATCTATGAAAGCAAAGATGTTCAAACTGAAATATATTTGGCTGCTTGTATTTCTTGTAGGACTGATAGCTTTTTTAATTTCGCATAAAGAGTGGATTATAACCGAAATGCTTACCAATCCACCCCCTACTTTATTTAGTTTAGATAAGGAGCTCAAATCGACATCTGAGAGGCTCCAAAAGGTTGAAACCGAGTTCACGCAATTCAAAGATAAAGCGAGTGCTCAATCGGCCCAAGCAGCAGCGGCACAGGCGAGTTTAGCGGCTATTCACTAATTATGGATAACTATCCGTGCCGAGTCCACCAGGTTGTATCAAAGTAAGGAGGTAAAATTCCTACGCCGTTCTTTACTGTCATATCGGGAACTGGAGCCTTAGCAGCGAGTGCGGCAACATCTGCGGGTTTCAGTAAATAGTTAAAGTATTCCAAAGACGCTATACTTCCGTCGAATCCACCATCCACGGACGTATGAACGGTATCTGAATTCTGTTTGGGAATGTTTGAAAGCGTATGGTGCTCATACAGCTTACCATTAATGTAAATATCAATGAAATCCTGATCTACGGCTAAAACGACATGTAACCATTTCTTTGCAGGAATGTTTCCTATCGGGATAGTTTCAACGCCTCCAAAAGTATCGAGCTTCACGATGAGTGAATTGGTGTTTGCGTCGACGAAGAGAGCAGGGCACATTAAAGACAGATCTTCAGGTCCTTTCGTAAAAACAACCTTCTGCTTACCATAGCGGTAGGCGAAATCGTCAACCTTCATCCAGCAAGCATAGGAGAACGTCATACCTTCTTTCTGATTAACTGAATTTGGAATTGAAACATTACTATTCACCTGTTTCTTTCCATCGGTGATGGACGATTGGATAGTAATATTTGGGGAATTAGACTGGCTCTTGAAGTAGAAAAAGGCAGCCACAATAACTACTGCGGCTACAAGAACTGAAATGACTAGATCCATTATTTATAGTTTCAGAATGTATATTCCTGCACTTCCTTGCCTACTGTATCGTACACTCCGAACTTCACAGAGTATCCGGTCGCAGCCGCCGCCGAACTGGGAGCTGTTTGGCTAGAGCAAGGAGTTCCGGCTACAAAGAACGCAATCGCATCATCGGGCGTTAGCATGCGGGGGTAGTGGTTAAAATCGCACATGTATCCCGAGAAACCGCCATCCTTCGCTAACTGAATATCTCCTACGGCGGGCTTGGGTACACCGGGCAGGAAGCACGACTTGACGAGCTTGCCATCAATGTACACATCCAAATTGCGCTCAAACACAGTCAGAGATACAGAGAACCAGGCCTGTAGAGGGATATTGGGAACATCGCAAATAAATACATCGTCAGACGAACCGGAATGTCCGGCCGGGGCAGGCTCTGACTTACCCGAACCACCTTCCGATGATGGGAAGATAGACACGGCTACACGAAGAGTATTGTCCGTTGGATGAAGCGTTACATTTGGGTTAGCGACTGAACTGTTTGAGGCATCCGGGCGGAATACAACGGACTTATCTTTTCCGTATCCATAATTCCAATCTTTGACAAACATCCACCACTGCGATCCGTAATTGCCCTGATTTTCTGACGAAAGAGGAGCAGATGCAGCAGGAACTGTCGTTGTAGTGGTCGCATCGTGCAAAGAAGAGAGTAAATTACCCGAACTTGTTCCAAACATATTCCAAACACCACCAAATAGAGGAGCCTTGACTGGAGCAGTTGCTTTCTGCTGGGCAGGAGTACCGGAAGTGGGTAGAGTTGGGAATACTGATCCATCGACGGCTGAAGTCATATTTGGGCTTCCATATCCGTAAGTCCAGTGGACAATGAGAGTATTCTGAGACGTGGGAGGTGTGGGAATGCCTACAGCGGAAGAACCGACTGTAAAACTAGGGAGGGTGACTCCGCCATTATTTTGTACCTGTGTGCGTAAGTAAGCAGTTACATCGGTTGGATTTGATGGACCGCCATACGTTGCACTATTGATCACTAGAATATCTCCAGGTGTAACACCTGAACTTGCGGCAGGTAATCCAGGAAGAATAAAGGTCTGACCACCCCATCGCCGAACAATTAAGTCGTGAATGCACAGCACTCCAATCACAATTCCCACAACCACTACAAGACCTCCAATACCCTTAAATAGAAGCATATAGGTTGCTGTAGTTGCAGCCTTGGCGTCGTCAATTGCCTTCTTAGCTTGTGCCTGAGCACTTGCAGTGAATTGAGCCGTCTGTCGTATCAAATCTTCTCCCGTAAGGGTAGCTCGAGAAAAGTCCGGAACAAATGACGAAACTGGTGGTGGTGCTGGTTTACTTGGTGTTCCACCCATTTGTTAGAAACAGCGAAGTTAAAAACGGAAGGTATTACAGTAGTATGAATATGAAGGAAATGTATTGTAATAACTGTGGTGAAAAGGGTCATGTTTTCAGAACATGCAAAGATCCGGTTATATCATGTGGCATCCTTCTTTTGCGAGGAATTTATGAACCCTTAAAACTTCCAGTCGATCCAAAAACTGTGAGTGTCTTAATGGTCAAACGGAAAGATTCGATGTCCTATATGGAATTCATTCGGGGGAAATATGATCCCCAAGACGAGGCATACACTGGCCGTCTAATTATGAATATGACTATATCGGAACAGAAGACAATTGTAGAGGAGGAGTTTGATACGCTTTGGACTCGTCTTTGGGGATCGGGCCGCGATTCTCATTCGCAAGAATACACTATGTCCAAAGAGAAGTATACGAATCTTGATCGAACGAGAATGGTTAGCGAGTTTCCTTCTCCATACAAAGAAACTGAATGGGGATTCCCTAAAGGACGAAGAGCTCGGGGTGAAACGGATATGGAATGCGGAATTCGCGAGTTTCTTGAAGAGACGAATATATCACGAGACTGTTACGAATTAAAAGACGAAAACTTTAGTGAAACTTTTCGTGGAACAAATAACATCGAATACCGTCATATATACTTTGTGGCTCTTCTCAAGAATTCAAGAGGAATAAATTTAAAACAAAAACTCACGCCAATGCAGAGTAGAGAAGTCGCTGCAGTGGATTGGAAAACCTTATCAGAATGTAAAAGTATTATACGTCCACACTATATCGAACGAAAAGCACTCATGACTGAAGTAGAAAAGTTCGTATCAAATTATCAGTCTTAATGTAATGGATTGGAAGTCTCTTGGAGCAGTATATGCTATTCTAGTGACGGTCGGGGTTGTAATCTCTCTACTTTCAACCCAGCTACAGTGCTCAAAAATAAGTTTTTCAGTTGCGATGCTAGAGGGTGCAAAATTTGGAATACTTCCTTTATGCCTGTATGGCCTGACATACATCGATGCAGTTCGCAACACATTTGTTAATTTTTTTATCGCTCGCGGGCTTGATAGCCAAACTGCAGGAATTATAGGAGTTGGATATTTACTTATGCTAGGTGCGTGGGTGTCGGGAGTATGGAATGTTCATAATAGCGAGATCGCAACCTGTGTAGCATCAACATCGGAAATGACGGAGTTCAAGGATAAGTTAATGAAGGAACTAGCCGAAAAGCAGGCGGCAGAGGAGGCAAATGCTACCGCGAAACCTTCAAAGTGAATAGTCTAAAACATACACGACCCCAAGATACGACACAACGGCGAATGCAAACATCCAAAACCAAACCGGGAATACTGTCGATTCACGCTTACCAACCCCAAATGGGCGTATACGACCCTGCTCACCAAATGCCACACTAGGTTTGATATACAAGAACCCTGCGACCAAGAAAAGATATATAGCGACCATCCACATCTTTGGCGCTTTGCGGATAGTTGCCTCCATTATCATTTCCTTTCCAAAAATAAGTGGACGATGTATACTTTGCCGAATCGTAAAGCATTTTCCGATTCCGTGACTCGTATCTTCCTTAAATACCGACAGAAGGATGCTTTGGGTACTGATGAACCTACGAAGGACCTGAAGACATACCAAAAATTGGTTCGCGACTACCTGTTGATTGAAACACCTTACCGAGGTCTCCTTTTGTACCATGGCTTAGGCTCGGGTAAGACCCGCTCGGCAATTGCAATTGCCGAATCTTTGATGACGAACAAAAAGATTTATGTTCTGACCCCGGCATCGCTTGAGGATAACTTTTTAGAAGAAATTCGTGTGGCAGGTGATCCAGTGTATGTTCGAGATCAGTACTGGGAACGGAAACCTTTAAAATCGGCAGAAGACCATGAAGTTGCTAAGGCCATGGGTATTTCCGAACAGTTCTTGACTACAAATGGTGTATACTTTGTGACAGTTCCCGGAATGGCGCCAAATTATTCAGTTCTTTCAAAGCCTGATGCTAAACTTGTAACGGATCAGATTGACGATATCATCCATCAGCGGTTTCATTTCATTCGATACAACGGCATCAATAAAAATAATGTTGAAACGCTTTTTCCGAGTCCCACGATGTTTGATGATTCGGTTGTTATAGTTGAAGAGGCTCATAACTTAATTGGTGCGGTCGTGAACGAGAGTGAACTTAAAACTCGAGCATACGATTACATTTATAAAGCTCGAAATTGCAAAGTTGTAGCCTTGTCCGGAACTCCAGCGATCAACAGTCCCCACGAAATTGCTTACTTAATGAATTTATTACGAGGACCTATTGAGCGAGTATCAGTTCCTACAAAATCTGCTATGGCGTGGGATGAAGCCTTAATGACTGCATTTTTTCGAGGACAGAAGGATGTAGATACCGTCGAATACAATTCAGTGAAGCGAGTACTGATGTTAACTCGCAATCCTCCGCATTTCGAGAGTGTATACAACGAAAAGGGTGATCGTATCGCTGTCAAGTACAACCGGGAATTCAAACAGGATCCCGATATTCGCACTTGGGTCACAGCATGGAAGACTGAATTTGAAACAAAGTTTACGGGTGTCGAACTTGAAATTCCTGATAAATACATTGTCGAAAACTTAGAATGCCTGCCTACCGATTTCGAAGAGTTCATGAAGACCTTTGTGGAAGGACTCAATATTCGCAATCCTCTTCTACTTGGTCGTCGTATTCAGGGCTTAGTATCATACTACAAGGGAGCCGATGAGAAACTACTACCGAAGCGCTTAGACGAGGACAAGACACTACAAAAAATCGAAATGAGTCCTGAACAGTTTTTCATATATTTGAAAGACCGGTTTGAAGAGTACAAGCAGGAAGTGAACCGTAAACGAAAAGTTGGCCTCAGTGATCAACTTGGATCATTCCGTCCACGCACTCGTCAATTATGTAATTACGCCATTCCTCCCGAACTTCGCGTTGGTGTTACGGAAGACGGCGAAGTTGATGAAGAGAATGAACCGGATAATTCGGACATTATCCTGAAACTGCGCGCCGAACCTGAAAAGTATTTGAAAGGAGCAGGGCTTGCCCGTTATTCCCCTAAAATGGCTCGCATGCTTGCCGAACTAAAAGAATCCGTTGGTACATTTGGATCCCTGAATAACCAGTTTGTGTATTCTGAGTATGTTTCGGTAGGCGGGTTGGGGACTTTTATGGGTGTTTTGGATAATAACGGGTTTCAGGAATACAAGCTTGTCAAGGAAGGTGGGATATGGAAAGAGGATCCTACAATGAAACCTGATGTTCCAGCGTACGCTCTCTACACTGGTGGCAAATCTGAACGGGAAAAGGAACTTCGCGAAATATACCGCCAAATCTTTAACAAAAAGTATTCGGATACCTTTCCACAGTCGTTGAAAGACGGCCTGGAAGGCAAACCTAAACGCTTATGTATTCTGATGGCATCCAAAGCTGGAGCTGAAGGTATTACGCTCCTGGAAACTCGTAATGTTTACATTTTGGAACCATACTGGAATCCTTCGCGCATAGATCAGGTGATTGGTCGTGCAATCCGATTGAATTCTCACATTAAACTTCCAGTCACCGACCAAAATGTCACTGTAAAATTATACCTTTCAGTCTTCACTCCTGAGCAGTCCACAACATCCGATGCAGACAAGGCTCCAAATATTGTAGCGATTCGTCGTAACGATATGATCATGAAACGATATGAAGGAGACGAACCTCGCAGTACTTTCATGACAACCGACGAATACTTATACGAGTTGTCCTACGAGAAGAATCGTTTGATCAAAAGCATTTCGACTATTTTGAAACAGGCAGCAGTTGATTGTGAGATTCATCGTAAATTGCACTCAAAGGAGCAACCCATAATTCAGTGTATGCGATTTGACACAAAAACAACTTCGGAAGATTTGGCGTATAAGCCATCATACTTATCTGACGAAAAGGATACGCTGTATATGCGCAACATTGAACGCAAGACGCGCAAAATCCAAATTATCCGAGTGAAAGGAATGCTGATGATTTTGGATCCCATCACGAACGAAATATTTGATTATGGAGCATTCTCGGACAACAAGCGCTTATTTCGAATAGGGGAACGAACCGGGCCAACAAAGATCACATTTTTTCCCTATGTAGTTCTATAAATGGCTACAGTATCAAGTGCTGGAGCTGGTTCATCAATGGGAAACATGCAGGCCGGAACACGCGGTCTTAGTGCGGGAGACTGGACTCGTCTTCAGCGTCTTCGCGGCGCCAAGACGTATGCAACCGTTAATCTCGCAACAAATAAGGATATTGCTCCGACGCCAACTCGTCAGTGGCCTTACGGGACCAGTCTTCTCATTCCAAAGGATGTTGGTACGGGAAAAATTCGTCGCCCTGCGTCGATGTGGACAGATTATCGCGCATCGCAGACTGCCGATTTCGTCCTACAGCGCGCCAACAATGGCGGAGGATTTGTTCTAACGGATACGAATCTATGTGACTGCTCTACGACTACCGTATCTGTAAAGAGAACTGGATGTTCTAAATGCGGAGTCTTCACACATAAAACTATTCAGTAAATAAGTAAGATGTCAGGTGGATTAATGCAATTAGTGGCGAAAGGCGCCCAAGATCAACTCGTAAATGGGAACCCTTCGTTTACTCATTTTCGGTCAGTGTACAAACGCCATACGGATTTCGCTATGGAGCATTTTCGTTTAGTATTCAAAACTACAAACTTACAGCTTCCAGCATCGGGAAGTCTAACACTGCGAGCAAAAGTGGAACGATATGCTCAACTTATACACGATTGTTATTTAGTTCTGACCTTGCCGGATATTTATTCGCCAGTCTCACCAGTTACACAAACACACCCAAACTTGAATGCAAACTCAAATGCTATCGGGTACAAGTTCAACTGGATTCGTAATATTGGTTACAATATGATTAACTATGTTGCAGTCCTGATTAACGGACAAGAGATTGTGCGCCATACCGGAGAATGGATGAAGATTTACGCCGATACCAAATTCAATGGAACCAAGAAGGCTATTCTGAATCAGATGGTAGGAAATGTTCCTGAAATATATGATCCCGCAAATGCGTACGGTCGTTTAAACCAGTACCCCCATTCAATTTCCACATCTACATCTCTAGCCGAGCCATCAATCGCCAGCCGTGTTTTAACTATCCCTCTTCATTTTTGGTTTTGCGAGGAAGTGGGTAAAGCGCTACCACTTATTGCACTACAACAGTCTGAAGTTGAAATTGTCGTAGACCTAAAAAATATGTATCAGCTCTTCACAACTTTAGATGTTCGCGAAACGATGAGTGGATCGCCAAACTCTAACTTTGGCATTCGTATTGCCCCCGATTCAAGCTCGACGACATTCCAAATGAACAATTTCCTATCTCCCCCATCTTACTCTATGACTCCAACACCCAGCAACTCAGTACTGTCAACATGGAGTCTCGATCCGTACATCGAAGCCAACTATATTTGGCTCAATGATCCGGAACTCATTCATATCGCCAAAACCGAGCACTCATTTATCGTGACGCAGGTAGATGTAACATCTACATTTGGCGCATATGGTGCAAGCAATGATATGGAATTGACTATGCGTAACCTTTGTACCCAAATTGTGTGGGTAGCCCAGCGTTCTGATCGCGATGCTCTCAATGATTACGATAATTACACGAACTGGGAAGATCCGTTCACACCGCCAATAGATTCTACTGGGTTATCGTTCTTTACGCAGCAGTACTCGTCAGGCAATGCCCTGCCTACAGAAACCTCCCGTCGGGAGATTCTAACAGAGTCGGCCGTTGTCTTAAATGGCAAAGAGCGGTTTGGGTACAAGAACGCCGAGTTCTTTTCGGAACTCCAAAATTTCAGGCATCACAAGGGCGTGTCTACTGCCGATATTCCCGGAATTTATACATATTCGTTTGCGCTAGAACATTATGATGGGCAGCCTTCGGGTCACCTCAACGGATCGCAGTTTGATCGCACGACTTTGCGCAATTCCTACATCCAGCCCCCACTCACCCTATCGCCAACACAGGGTAACACAGTTTGTATCCTGAAATCAACGGCTCAAAGTCCAAACCCTACAGTTGTAAACCCAAATGCCAAAAATGCCCAAGGACAACGGCTATACGGCCCGAATGATATTATAACAATCGTCCGGAAAACCGACGCCCAAACCTTAGCATATACGTACAATGTTCGTGCTTTTGTTGAATCGTACAACTTCGTCCGAGTTATGGGAGGCGTAGCAAATGTCGTGTTTTCATCATAATAAGGATGAGTACTGGAATCTCAATAAAGACAGCAATATATGGAGTTGGGTCTACTACCATAGATGTTGTATCGGCGGTTACCTCTCAGAATAAGGATGGAACCATAAACTTTGCGGTCTCGCCAGCTGCTCTAAATGTCGACGATCCTGCGCCAGGACAGACAAAGACATTGAATGTGACCTACACGATTAATGGAGGAAGCACGAACACCGCATCCGTAAAAGATGGCAACACATTTCATATTGAGGCTCCTCCTGCTCGAACGGCAAGTGGTCTTCAGATCACAAAAGCAGAGTACGGATACCAGGGAAATTACACGGATGTCACAAATGCCGTTCAGGATAAAGTATCAAACGGGTCAATTAACTTGAAAGTAGGATATGCCCAAGTAGGTATTCCCGACCCGAACCCGAATAAACAGAAGGATCTTAAAGTCGAGTATACGATAAATGGCGCTTCTAGCTCGCAGATTATTACGGATGGACAGACATTTTCTCTATCCGCTCCACCCTTAGCCGACTCTACAAGTTCAACAAGCAGCGGAACTGCATTTATTGGATCAGTTTGGAGTGCAGTATGGTTGTTCATAAAGGTATTTTACTTCGTATCGATGATCCTTCTAGCTTGGAACGTTGGTAATCAGTGGAATCAGGGAGCTGCGGTTGTAGTTGCACTCATGACTTTTATTACATATGGTTTGTTTCCGATCATCATTATGCCAATCGTTATTTTTTGGTGGAGGCTGTGTGTCAATCATGAGGTTATTGTTTTAACATAGGTTCCAAAGATACGATAATGAACGTCACAATTCAAAGAGAACTTAATACAGAATTTGAGAGGATGTATTACAGTTTTGCGACCATTTCCGAGTGGCAAAAGGTATGGCGAGCTGTATGTGATTTGGCATATGACCCAAATGCAAAGCAGTATGAAAGTGTCAGTGTTTATTCCGATAATTCGGAGATCGATGATGCTCGTTTATATGGATCCTATACTGTACAGAACCAACATCTTATCTGTCTAGATGAAGTATGGCGTTCGTATGATAAGAGTTTGCCATTCGTAAATAAGACACTGAAAAAGCTGTATGTACCTCGCGTACTGTTTCATTGTTTAGGTGTTCAAAACTGGTTCAAGTTTTCGTTCCCAAGCTGCGAAGTCACATACTGGCCTGAATAAAAAATTGTATTTTGTTTTAAGATTTAATTACATGCATGTTTAGATCTTTTTCGTGTTTAGAGCGTCGGGTCCTCAACTGTCTTGAACTCACCGAAGCCGATGTAGCCGACAAACTTGTCAGGTGCATCGCCCTCGCCGCAGCGGTAGAGCCGCTTAGACTTCTCGCCGACTACATAGTCGATCATCTCCGTCTTATTCGGCTTATCAGAACCAGCGCCGGCATGCGGGATAGTGGTCTTGATCTTCAGCTCGACCATATCCTCATCCGGGTTCTCGGCGGGACCGGTCACAAAGCGCCCATTGTCGCCATCCCACATCTGACCGGTCGTCGATGTCATTGTCAGCTTCTTGATAGCGCGCAGCTCCTTGATGGTAAGAACAACTGGCTCAGAGTTGTCCGACTTGACTTCAGCCGCAGCCTCAGTAGACGGTGCGGCAAAGTCCTCCATGTGCTTCTCCAAAGCCTTAGCATTCTCTGCCTCCGCCGACAGAGAGTTCACATAGTTCTTGAACTCCTCCGCCTTCTTGGAAGCCTTCCACTCGTCATCCGTAAAGGTCTGACCTGCAGCCGAAAGTGCCTTGCGCAGCGCAGTCTTGAGCGTCGGGCTCATGCGCGAAATGCGCTTGGCATCTGCCTTGGGCTCAGCCTTGGGCGCAACTGCGGGAGCGTCCTCGGTCTTGATGACCTTCACGCCCTCCAGCTTTGCCAGCTTCACCTTCTCCTTGTCGAGCTTTGCCTGGTGCTTGTTCTTGGCCTCATCGTCCTTGAACTTGTTGGCAGTCTGCTTCTTCTCCCAAAGCGCAATGTTCTTGCGGCACTGCTCGATAGGAGCCAGCTTGGTCTTGGTACCGGAGCTGGATGCCACGCTCTCGCGCTCAGCCACCTCAGCAGCGAATGCGCCAAGAAAATCCACGGCCTCCTTCTGGTCAAAGTTGAACTTCTTAGACAGCTTGCTTACGATCTCGTTGATATTGTTCATCTTGTTTGATTAATCACGGCTGGTTAACCTGTCCTACCCTAGGCTAAACAAATCCGTTTTCAATGTGATCCGTTTTCGGACCAAACAAAAATGTTTTTATGTTTTGAGTTTTATACTTTTGTATTTTGTTTAGGTCAAGGTTTCCCTTGGTTTAGTTGGCCTTGATACCCCAAGTTGCAGCCACATACTGGTTGTATTCGGATGCAGACATCATGCCAATCCAGTTCTCCTCTTCCGTCAGCACCATGCCCGTAGGCTCAGATGCAATCGGCTCCCACCCAGTGTGACCCGGGATTTGGAAGACCTCCATGACGGTGCGATCATCGTCAACCTCAAACTTAAATCCGCCGTCCTTAAGACTGCGAACAAGGAGTTTACGATCCGCAACCGTCATCTTGGTCAGATCAAACCGCTCAAATCCACCGTTCATCTCGATGATGCCCTTAGACCCAAAGGTCTCCATGATATCGTCGTAATTAAACAGCGGGACATTGCGAACAAACTCAACAAGCGTTGAGGGATCGCGGTGATCATACATGCAACCGCCATCGCATGGCTTGTTCATGTTCTTGGTACGGCACTTGCCAGCCGCGAAGTGCGCACACTTCTCATGGCGATGCGGGCAATTCGAATAAATGCACGCGTTTCCGTTATCGCACCACCGAGGCGGGCGAGCAATCATAGTAGTCATTCTCAGTTTATCTTTAGGAGCGCCCAACTCTCGCAAAACTGTTAAAAGGAGTCGAACCCTCTTAGAATGTTCAGATACAACAATTAGCTTTTGCTTTGTTGTATATGAATGTGTATGATTACTGGTTAGTTCCTTAGACCTAATAAATCCGTTTTCGGATGCGTTACTCGAACTTAATTATCGTAGAGATTCTTAACAAATGTCAGCCGAGTTTGCCAAGACCCATCTTCGCGAGCATTTAGTCAGTCTTCTGATCGGTCCAGTTGCCGAGGGGTTTTGGAGTATTTATGAGTCGGCCAAGGAACTGTGTGAGCGCAACGGACAGACGGATCAAATCCTTCGCACATTCCAAAATATGCTTACCCGCATTCCCGACTGGAACGAATCAACTCTCACGACGGAGGAGGAGCGTATTGTTAAGCAGACGAAGTGTACTTACATGGACGATCTTCTGATGGGTGTATTTATTTCCTACATGAAGGCGTTTGCGAATCTACATTACCGTGGCAAGCAGTCGGAACTCAAGATCGACTTCCAGCGCCCAAGTCTCCAAAAGTTCCTTCATGAATTGTACAAGACATCGGCTCGCAAGTTTTGGCAGGTCGCTTATTTCTTCAAGACGGTAGGGGTTACCGCCGAACAGCAGGCTCGTAACCGTCAGGATATTGAAAAGATGATTGCTGAGTGTATGGAGCAGGTTATCCGTGGGTTCCTTCCGTGGGAAGCGATTGCCAAGAAGTATTTCAATGAGGATGGAGGACCGGACTCAGAGTCTGACGATGAGCCTCCTTCTAAGGGTGTTTCGTTTGGAGATGTGTCGGAATCCGATTCGGACGATGATGATGAAGGTAAACATGAAATTCATATTGGAGAGGAGGACGGTACAATTGAGTTCGAGGATCTCGATAAGCCCGAACCAACTCCAGCTCCCGAACCGGAACCTACAAAGGAAATAGACCCTCTCGCCGAGATTGAAGGAAGGGTGAGTTCTGAAACTCTCGTTCTAAAGTTATAAACATTCCCAAAAATTATTAATAAATGCTGATCATTATTGCTTCCGTTGCTGTAGCACTCGTATGCTTTATTATGTATGCGCTCGAGCGCCGGTCAAAGAACGAGTCGATTCAGTGGGTAGATGCGGGTAAGATCACCATGTTTGGAGGAATCTTAACTGCATGTGTTGTATTTGCAACCTCTTCAGAAGTTGTTGTGGATGCTGTAAAGAACATTGAGATCCCAGCGGTTCAGGATATGTTCGTAGGGACCCCGTCATTTTAGATTAATCAATAAGTAGAACACTCTCTCCAGCTGGAGTTGAATCTACACCGTAAATACTCTTCAAAGAAGCAATTTCTTTACGAGGAATAGCATCTTTACAGTAGCGAACAATTGCCTTGTAAAGATGAAAACCATGATACCTATCGTGCTCAGGATCGTCTTCCTTGAACATTATAGATGTTCCGTCTTCTAAAGTAAGCCACTTCATAAAGAACTTGAACACATGATTTGTAGCATATTCTAGATTTCCAGGACCTTCAGGAAATAAATCCCAAAACAAAGAAGTCGCTAGTCGAACGAGATCAAACGAAGGGTTTGGTTTAATAATCTGATATTTCGACACATACCAAGGCTCGCAGTTATACTGTCCTCCGGCTTCCTCATCAATAGAAAAATGATCGCTCATGAATAGTTTTGGCTCTTTCATTCCGGTAAGTTTTAGCATACCAATACTTCGCTCGAAATCAATGATCTTAATTAAGTATCCATAAGTTGGGACACGGTAAAGCGATCCACCGCAATTGTAGTAGAAATACTCGGCAGTTGTTGGTACATACATGACATTATTGGAGTGCAAATCGTTATGCGTGAACGAAATAGTACGCTGAGCATATGCCAAAGCAAATATGACTTGCGAAATCCATGCAAGGTGCTTTTCGGTTTCCGGATTATTGGTTATAAGTTCGTACAATGTTCCCGTGCATTTCTCAATAACCGTTACCTGAACGGGAACATTCTTAAACGAAGCCCATGCAAACGGCTCAACATCTTCATCATCGGAATCGGACTCAGCCTCAGATTCGGAATCGCATTCGCACGACTTTACACCAAAAATGTAAGAAGTGGATACGGATGAACTGTCGGATAGATCGTCGTCATCATCCTCTTCTTCGCGAAATACCCGGTTCATTTCACCAGCTTCGGTAGGAGGAATATTAAGTATATCTAGTTCTTTCACACCATCAAGATCTACATCATCACCCAGCTGAATCGAAATACGAGCTGTACGAGTATGTTTGAAATCAGGAGATTCGTGAACGCCGTCTGATAACTTTATCTCAAATGTCTTACCGATATTTGTAGAAAACCACGACCGTTCAGAAAGATCACCATAATCATCGGAAATGTCAATGACATGCTTTTCAGACACTCCCGAGAATACACCAAAAACTTTAGGAAAATGCTGGCATCCAGTTTGGGCAAGTGCTACGGACAAAATAGATCCAACATATGCAGCATTATTTGAATTTTGGATCTTCTGATTAATTATATTCGAAACGTCTTCGGATGTAGGAAGACCTAGCGTTCCATAATCACCCTGCATCCACTTGTATGGGGATAGGAGCATCGTAATCTTCTTATGGACATTGAGAACACTTCCATCAGACGATCGAATCGTATCTTCAGACTTTATATCTGAAATACTGTTCTCAAATCGAATTCCGTAATCGCGAACATTCTCCAAAAGTTCTGTTTTAAACAACTTTTCGATCGGTGGAAAGAATGGCTGGATATTTGCAATTCCCCAGTGAGTTGAAGAGGCTGACCTTAAAGATGCCATATCATATTTTTGAACAGCCATTCCAATAGAATTTGTTCGGAGGTCGCTACTTACGGATGGCTTACGCTTGACCATATTATAAAGTCGGGTTAAACATAAACTAAAAAGTTCACGCACTAGAATAAGATGAACTTCCAAATAAAGAAATTTAATATGGATATGCTTAAAGACCGTTGTGAGGTTGATTCTAGAAAATCTCCAATGATTGTTCTCATTGGAAAGAAGGATACTGGTAAATCTTTCTTGGTGCGGGATATTCTGTTTCATACTCAGCATGAGTTTCCTATTGGAACGGTAATTTCAGCTACGGAAGTAGCAAATGAGTTTTTCCAACATATGGTTCCTTCTAAGCTTATTCACGATAAGTATCAGCCATCAATTGTAACAAATGTTATTAAGCGACAGCTTGGAGTCAAGACGGCTCGCAATGAAGAAAAGAAGCGCAGTGGCGGTAACTCTACGACGGATCCTCGCGCCTTTCTAATTTTGGATGACTGTTTGTTCGATGGATCATGGATTAAGGAAGAATCTACTCGCTATATTTTCATGAATGGCCGCCACATTGATGTCATGACAATTATTACTATGCAGTATCCTTTGGGTATTTCTCCCAATCTGCGCACGAATGTAGATTTTATCTTTATTCTTCGCGAGAACATCACAGCCAATCGTCGTCGTATTTACGAGAATTATGCTGGTATGTTTCCTACATTTGAGATGTTCTGTCAGTTTATGGACCAGTGCACCGAAAATTTCGAGTGCCTAGTGATCTGCAACGGTGTCCAGTCGAACAAACTTGAAGATCAGGTTTTCTGGTATAAGGCGTCCGATCATCCGCCATTTCATTTATGCGACGATAGCTTGTGGGTTGATAACAGGCCGTTTTCTAGTTCCATGTTGGCGCAGGACGAGTATTCCGCCGATACGATGCGAAAGAAATCAAACAATCCCTGGGTTCATGTGAACCAAGAGGGAAAGGAAAAGAAGCGTTAATGTTTACGGGTTTTCCGGACTTTACGAGTCTTACGACGCTTACGGCCTCCCATCTTTCCAAACATGTCAGTTAAATCAGCAACGCTCGCATCGGCTTTCTTATCTTTAGCCTCCGCTCGCGAACGCTTTACACGCTCCTCGGCCTCTTTCAGAGCCTCATCAGGTGTCTGTTTAGGACCATCTTCGTCCATGCTAGAGCGCTTGCGTTTACGAGTTTCCACAGGCATTCTTATTTATAGGTCGCGAATTCCTCCCTCAGCTGGGTGGATTGGAGGAGCCTCTAGAGCGTTCTTCAGGTCATCCGTATCTGCAAGACCGGCATCCTCCTTCGCCTTCTTTGCGCGGGCTAGATTCTCCTCCTTCTGCTTGCGAATCTTCTCGGTCTTCTCCTCCTCGAAGAAGATCTCGCGATTGACCTCGTTCTCCTTGTACTTTCGCATGAGCTCATTGAGTTCCTTCTCGGCATACTCAACCTCGGGCATCAGATGCTCAGAGGGATCCCACGGTAGCCACGCGCCAACCTTGCCAATGTAAAGGTTGTCATTGGGGTAGCGGCGCTGTAGAACGCGGGCAAAAGTTTGAGTCTCCTCGAGATTGGCAAACACGCGGCGAATCTTGACACCGCGAACATTCGTGCGGAACCCAACCTTCTCGGTGAACTCAGTCTCCAGGTCCTTCTCGCACTTGAGGAGGAAAATCTGATACTGCTCATGAATATCAGTCTTACGAATCTCGTCATTATGGATCTTGCGAAACTCCTCTAGATCCTTAAAGAGATCCTCGATTTTTAGAGAATACTTCTTGGATAGGAAAGCTACATAGTTCTCCATTCCCTTGACCTTCCAGTCATACTCGAGCCACTGCACGAACTTCTCGTTCATGAACTCGGCCTTCTGCTTGATAACCTTCTCGGGTGAAATGAAAGATACAATTCCATAACGCTGGGTGGGGATCTCGGGGTCCTCCTCGAGGTAGTCAATGATTGATCCGTCATCTTCCTTGGTTGGTAGCGTCTCACGAGGCATTTGTTTATTAATGCCACCGTATGTGAAAGTTCTATATTTAACGAGACACCAATAATTGTTTAAAGATTAAAAACATACAATAGTAAGTTTAAATGTCTAGTTTATTAGATATTATCAATGACTTTACAGGAACATCCAATAATAGTATGTATATGATTCATCTCAAGCGAGCAGTTGAGCGTTTACCATACATTCATAGGCTAGAACAAAAATTGAATATGAAAATTCCAATATTTGATGCATGCGAGGGTTCTTCATTGATAGCAAATGGGCACCCTACAAAATGTGCGCATACACTCAATTACTATCGGAGTGCTGGTGAAGTTGGATGCACCGTTTCGCACATAAATATCTGCAAAGAAGCTCTGAAACAAAATTATGATCATATTGTCATTTTTGAAGATGATTGCGAGCTAAACAAATCTCTAGAAGAACTGAAAGTAAAGTTAGATAAGTTCAAGAGTTTAAATATATCATGGGACCTTTTTTGCATTGGTGGCGATATTATAGGAACTCGTATGAATGATACATTCATGCGCGTCGATCACTTTTATTGCACGCATGCCGTGATTCTGAATAGAAAATTCATGCAGGAGCTGATTTCTTTGTATGAAACTTTTTACAGGAATGGAACAACTTGGGCAGTTGATGGGCTGTACTCAGATGTATTAAGATCAAAGAAGACCAATGGCTACGGATTTATACCCAATAAAACGAATGACTTTTTCAGGCAAGCGACAGGACTGAAATCGTATATTGAACGATGATTAACGAACTTTTGTGTTCGGCTTACATTGACCAATGCCAAGTGTTTGTTGCAGCATGATTGGAGCAGGACAGCCCTTACAAGGACACTGTTCATGATCAAATCCTAAAATATGTCCAATCTCGTGTGAAACCATGTATTGGCGGTAATCATCTAAGCTAAGCTTGCTTTTAGATGCACCATGAAACCATCGATCGGCATTCAAGTACATATTATGCCCTCCAAGTTCAGCACAGGAAAGGCCCGTCGGTAACCCGCATTTGTTCAGAATAGTTTCGGGAGACGAAAGTCGAATCCGAACATCGGCATTACTGAAAACCGGCATGAAAAAATAGCCTTTCTTAGACCATCCATTCGGATCGTTCAAGTATGCCACAATAAAAAACTCAATTTGAGCAGGATTCCGAATGGAGTATTTTTGAATAACATCGTTATCGGGAGTTATCATAACTTTGATGGTCTTCATTAAGTTCTTATGGGTTTTTTCTCTAAACAAGACTATAAAAATGCCCGAACAGAAGCCAGCTGCTGCCCCCGGAGTCGATGTTGGCGATTTAGTATCACGCGCGGTTAAGTATGCCCTAGAGGGTCTAGCTGTAGCTGTTGCGGCTTACCTCCTACCAGGCAAGGGCCTCAAGCTATCCGAGATCGGCATGATCGCTCTCGTTGCACTCGCCACCTTTGCTATCCTCGATATCTATGCCCCCAGCGTAGGTGCCTCAGCCCGCACGGGTGCTGGATTCGGCATTGGCGCCCACCTCGTCGGCTTCCCTTAAACTAGAACTGATCCTGAAAGGTATCCATAATAATATTCATTTGGTCATTCGTGAATCCAGCCTGACTCAAAACTCCCATAATAACTGACTCGTTGGCATCATCAATTTGAACCTCAACTTCAAGAGTGTGATTCGCATCATTCTTGAAGATGACGATATGCCAACCGTTTAATAATCCCATATAATCTGCCTTGATTGGGAAATGGTTGTTGCCAACCAGGACCTCAGTATCGGTAATTGCGTTCTCGATATTCTTGAACATGTTGCTGTTAAAATATAAATTTGTGGGTTAAACGAATCCATTTTTGACTATTCATGATATGAAACGGACTTACTGATTGCCAGCATTCTATTACCAAGATGGACGCTATTCGTTACAAGGGAAAGTGGTATTCTATCAGCGCCAAGCCATACGAACCGGAACGCCAAACTTATCAAATAGCCTGGATGTTAGCTAAGAATCCCGATATGACGACTCAAGAAGCATACCGCAAATTCTTCGAACGGGAGCGCCAAGAGGCAAAAGTATTATATCCTTCGTTTCGTAAAGATAAAGATGTCAACACTGAGTGATGTGCTCGTTTATGCCGGGGTTGCACTTCTGTTAGTTACTATATCGGTACTAGGATACTATCTAGTAACACAAACATGGCCAGGGTCTCGTCTACTCATATCGACTCCCCCGGTTGCTCATTCGGGAATAGATGACGATTCGGCAAAGTTCATGTTTTTCTATACAACTTGGTGTCCTTGGTCTAAGAAAGCTCAGGCTCCTTGGTCTTCATTCAAAGAACAGCACAAGAATACCAAATACACTTACGGAGGCAAAACAGTCGTGTTTGAAGAAATCAATTCGGATTCAGATAAAGGAAAGACTGCTTTGTACCAAATTAAAGGGTATCCTACATTCAAGTTAGAAACGAAAGATAAAGTGTTTGAAATGAAAGGTGCTCCAACGACCGAATCATTCCGCGAATTCTTGAAGAATGCTCTTGGTGCCGAGAAAACGGTTTAAATCATGAGCTGCCTTTTCTAGTATTTTTTCAATATCAAAATCGTCGATATCTGACATACTACCGAGTCCTGGAAAATGCAAGCATAAAGTCTTATCTGTTTTTACTTGATTATGAAAATTTTGGGTGATCATAGTGTATATATCGTGAATATATGTCAGAGGAGACATACTTGCAATCGTATCGGGCGTAAATTTGGTATTTGACATTCTCTTTTTTAAAGAAATACACAATGCACTATCTAATGGCATAAACTTGTCAATAGATGGCACAAAGAAATCACCATCGATATAAACTTGTTCATACAGAACTTGTGGGTGAAACACTCCTGGAATTGCGCACGAACACTTCAGCGCATCCAAAACCGGAACATTTCTAGAAAAGATTGTTGGTGTTCCTTTTGTTAAGTTGGACGATATGATATAAAGAGGCATCTTAGCATCGCCGATAACCTTTGTTCTGATATCTATTCCGTTCTTCTCAAATAAGTCTACAACAAATTTTTCAAACAGATCCATGGAATACACGCCTTTCAAGGAAAATGAACTCGCAATAGTTTTCAAATCAACATCGCCCACAAAATTTTGAATCTTTAGTTGTTTTTTAAGTTCGGGCATTGATTCTTCGTTTATAGGAAGACCAAATGCAAGATAAGTACCAATAACCGACCCGACCGAAATGCCATACACGCCATCCGGAAATACCAACTCTTGTTTCTTTGAAAGTTCAAGTAGAGCGCCAATATGCAGGATACCCTTAACACCTCCACCACCCAAACCCAGCGCGCGGAATGGAAGAGACATTCTTATCCTAGTATAAGTAGAGATGTTGCGTGCTCGTGACGTATGGGATGAACAAGAAGAGCGAAAACAAAATCGTATGGCAGCGATGGTTCCTATAATTACACAAATTCAAGCAAAGATAAGGCAACAAGCCGTTCATAATTCGAATGCTCCGTACATTGTATACGAAGTCCCGACTTATGTTTTTGGGTATCCTCTTTTTCCACTGAAAGAGGCACTGGAATTTTTGGTTGCGGAATTCTCGAAAGCAGGATACTGGGTTTGGGTTGTGGAAGGTAAATATCTAATGTTATCTTGGCTCAAACCTATAAAGTCTCGCGATTTGGGCAAACCCATCCTAACTACAAACTATCGTCCACAAATATACGATCCAACCTCAATCCCATTTCTTTCTAATAACTAATGGAGTGGCACGAAATCGTGGGTGGAACCCTAAATATTGCTATTTTGGCTGTATTCTATACAGTGTTTGGAGCATTCATTTCGTATATACTCTTTCATCTGTTTGATGATTTTGGTAAAGAATGGGAAGGTCGGGGAATTCTTTACCAAACTGCGGATGTTGCTACAGAATTAACATTAGTAGGCGCAGTTGCTTTTTGGACGACGAAGATCATTAAAGAGTATCCTCCAGTGTTTACAATTCAAACATCGTTAGATAGGGAGATTGATGTATACATTTCAGGATTATTCTTCGCGTTTTCTATGTTCATTTTTCTGAATGATTTATCGACCAAGATCAAGTATCTGTACGAAAAGTTTCTCAAAACAGAATTTGTTCGAGTTTTTCCTGAAAATTGGTCAATTATGAAAATGCTATTTGGCTCGCATAAAACGGAAAATAAGAATTCCAGCGAGTGAATACACCAATGGACTGCAAACATTCAATTGTTGTAGACGAAGGTGAGCAAGTATGTCAAAAGTGCGGGGTTATTCTAAGTAAAATTATCGACGAAAGCGCCGAGTGGCGAAACTATGAAAACAAAGGAGATGATCAGTGCCGAACTGGTTTTACAATTTCTGATCTTCTTCCCGAATCATCTTACGGTTCAGTTATGTCGTTCAAGGGCATGCATCCAAATATGAGAGCTGTTCAGCGCCTAAGTTGCTGGTCACTGTCTTCAAATTCTCAGCGATCATGGATGGGTATCTTTGACGCGATTCAATTATCATGTTCGCACGCAGGTCTTCCAAAAGCTATTGTTCAAGAAGCTTGTGCGCTTTACAAAGCACTCGAAGATGCCCAAAAGGTCAGGGGCGAAACGAGGCGATCAATGATGGGCGCCGCAGTCTTCGTTTCCTGTCGCAATCATGATGTTCCGCGATCACATGAAGAAATCGCCAAACTGTTTCAGGTAAATATTCGTGCGCTGTGTAAAGCCATAACCCATTTCTCAAATACCGAAAACACAGTTCTGCAAACACAGAATGGGATTGCTGAGCGTCTGTGCGCTTCACTCAACTTGAATGATGATCAGCGTCAAAAAATATTGGATTTGCTGTTGGATATTTCCACCAAATCAGAAGACGAGTTTGAGCATACACCCAAGACCATTGTGGCCGGAGTGGTTGCTCATATTATGGGTTTGAAAACTAAAGCTCAGATGAAATCAGTATCTGAAGCTTCGGGCGTTTCATCGTTAAGTATTCATAAAATTGTTGGGAAACTAGCTTAGTTTACCTGTAGAAGTTTCACATTTAAAGTAATACTATAATTGCGGGTGATAGTCGGTGCGCCAAATTGAGTTGCCGTTACCATAAATGGATACTGACCATTCCCTGCCCCTATTGGAACGAACCTATTTACTGTTTTAAATAATGGTTGAGATGCTTTTGTTAAACAACCCACAAATATACTCTCCTCAAAGATTCTTAGAAGTTCATCTCCAAATTGGAAGTAATCACTATTTCCTGGACTATCGGAAAAAATATAAATCTCTAGACTGCATGATGCGAGGTATATTCCACCAGGACAAGAAAATGTACTTGATGTGAAAATAAGATTTCCTCCTGAGGGAGTAAGTGTACCTGGCGATGGTGTTGCAGTTAATGATATAATTGACGGCATAGATCCTGTAGGTCCCGTAGATCCACTACGTCCTGTAGGACCCGTAGATCCACTACGTCCTGTAGGACCTGTAGATCCAGTAGGTCCACTACGTCCCGTAGGTCCTGTAGATCCACCGCCTCCACCGATAGGACCTCTAGGACCATAAACATTTCCAGTAACATAAATGTTATCGACATTGATCATATCCAGCCGAACATCGTAGCTTCCAAGACTTGACCCTGTAACACCATTCACAATTTTTGGACTAAATACATGTTGAAGAAGGTTTTGGGTATTGTTCCCGGAAAATGGATCATTTCCAGGACTCGCCATATTATTAGTAAGATGGACAAAGAGTTTAATTCCTTTTCACTCCATAGTATTATGGAGCCTCTGTTCGACCCCTCCTCTAAGACTTTGGGTGAGCGTTACACTTTGTTCCCTATTTCGCCGTCGGAGGAGGATTTGTACAAACTTTACAAAAAGGCGGTAGCGTCCTTTTGGACGGCCGAGGAGATTGATTTCAGTAAAGATAAGGAAGATTGGGAGAAGCTCGGGGAGTCGGAGCAGTATTTCATCAAGCAAGTTTTGGCGTTCTTTGCGGGGTCTGATGGAATTGTGCAGGAGAATTTGGCAACGCGTTTCCAAAAAGATATTCAGTCACCAGTAGCCCGTCTGTTTTATGGATTTCAAAATGCCGCCGAAGGAATTCATTCGGAAACTTACTCGCTTCTGATTGATCAGTATGTCAAGGATAAGGAGGAGCAGGCCAAGTATTTCCGCGCGATCGATACAATTCCGTGCATTGCTCGTAAAGCCGATTGGGCTCGTAAGTGGATTGAGTCAACCGAATCATATGCGACTCGTTTGGTAGCGTTTGCGTGCGTTGAGGGAATCTTCTTCAGTGGCTCGTTCTGTGCAATTTACTGGATCAAAAAGCGCGGACTTCTTCCCGGACTCACATTCTCGAATGAACTCATTTCACGAGATGAGGGGCTGCATACTGAGTTTGCGGTAACACTCTACCAAAAGCTCCAAAACAAGCTAACCAAGGATGAGCTCGTCCAAATTATTCGCGAAGCCGTTGGAATCGAGAAGGAATTCATTACGGAAGCTCTACCTTGCTCCCTTGTAGGAATGAATGCTCGCGATATGTCTCAGTACATTGAATTTGTAGCCGACCGACTGGCTCTACAGTTCGGTCTGCCAAAAATATACAAGTCCACAAATCCGTTTGATTTCATGGAGTTGATTTCGTTGGAAGGTAAAACTAATTTCTTTGAGAAGAAGGTTTCTGAATACTCGAAACCTGGCGTTGGAATGAAGAAGGAGGATATGGTGATTCGGCTAGACGAAGAGTTTTAGCAACAGATAATTTATACGGGTATATCTGCCTTAATAGAAGCACTTGCACTGCCCGATGAATTTGTCACGGTAACCGTGACAGCGTATGGTCCCGGCGTGGCTAGTATGTTCGTGATCTTGCATGAACCATACACAACATTTGAGATAGCGCTGGGTACAGGAGTATATGGAGATGCAACAAGTGTGCATGTGACGCTACGAGTGGTCGCACCGGTTTCTGTCCAAGTTATCACTGTAGATTGACCTCCAAATTCTACGGTTGATATCATATTACTAATTGTTGGAGGTACGGACGCCGTCTTCTTACCATTTGCGTTACCAAGAGGCGAATTGATGGGAACAAAGTTGCATGGTGCTACAACTTTATTGGAAAATGATGCTAAAAAATCACGTGGGCGTAACACGCTTGGGACAAACGGCGATAAATGCGTTATCTGTTTAACTCCCGCCGTATTTGTGCGCGAATCAATCGCTGCATACTTTTTGAACTGTGTGAACTGCGAAGCGTCCGGAGTTGGCATTGTTTTAAACACACAATTTATCGGTGCCAGGTTTGGACTTTTCCATTACCCACATAATGCTTAGTCGTATTCGCCTGAGTAGGCAAGAATCTTCCTAAATTTATTGGATCGCGCAATGTAGTTATGAGTGGAAGTGCTAGATGTGGATTGGGCTTAACAGAATATACTGCACTCGACAATTGTGTAGTCAGTTTCTTGTAGCTAGTGAAATCGGACGCAGAGGTCTGTTGCGGCATTACGTTTAAAGACAGAAGCTTTATTCGGCATAAAAGGAAAATGCAACTAACATATGTCGCCGTCGTGCTTCTTGCATCTATGGTTTTTGTTCTATCAGGAATGGTAGGTTACCTATACTGGCAGCAGACGCGCATGCTCCAGCACCTCCAGTCACTTGCCGCCGTTTTGTCCACCCAGCTTGTTCGCCGTCCCGAACCCGAACCCGAACCCGAACCCGAACCCGAACCCGAACCCGAACCCGAACCCGAGACCGATGATGTAGTAGAAGCAACTCTACCAACAGTTGCCGAAGCCGCGCTAGAGGTCGAGGATGATCGTCTATCTGTAGACAAAGTTGATGGGCCACCAGCCACCGAGGTGAAGGAGGATCTAGAGGGAAAGACGGCTGCCCAGCTTCGTGAACTTCTCACGCAGAAGAGCATCCCATTTGGAAAGCGCGACTCTAAGTCAGTGCTTCTCCAGCTACTAAAAGCTACGGCTTAAAACAATGAAGCTGTATAACCAGCACCTAGATAAATTGGGGGAAGGATATGATCAAATACTTGCATTTGATTGTGAGTTTTGGAGAGTGAGTGGAGCTTCAGGATTTAGTGCAATCCCCAAGTCTACCGACTTCTTTACTCCTCGCGAACTAGCTGGGTTTTTCATTAAAAAAGATGAAAAAGGTAGATGGGAATATTCCGGTCACTTTTTCGTGACATTCAGTCCACCTAAAAATAAAGATGTGTCATTTGTATCGTCAGAATTTGCTTCAGTGTCTGCAAAAACTGCAGAAGAAATGAACAAGTACCAATCAGTATTTCAGTCGTCGTCCGATGTGTCGCAGGATTTGATTAAAGAAAGCCTGAAAGTCTATCTCCAAGACAAGCATATTAAAAACAATCACAAACCAAATTCGTGGATCAAGACTTTTTTGAAAGAATACTCGAAATCTCTTGTGATCGTTAAAGGAACATACGATTTGGATGCACTAAAAAACATGTGTGTTTCAAATGGGTATGAATACCTTGAACCTGCTGGAATATTTGATATTGCTCAGTGGAATGAGAAGAGTCATACATTGTGTGGAACTGCAAAACTAGAGGGGACGTATGATTGCATATCTCGCAACATCGATGATTCGGGAACGAAGACGCGACGGTTACGAGATATCCTGCCTCTAGGACGCGCTCATGATCCTGCATCGGATGCAGCCATGACGTTCTTAATATCGATTTATATAGTGGCCGCTCTTGAATAATAATGAGGCTCGTATCGTTCGATGTTGGCCTACGGAACTTAGCGTTCTGTGTTATGGAAGGAACGAATAGATCCAATGTCAAAATTGTACACTGGGATCTGATCGATGTGATGGCAGAAGGGGCGGGACATGATGCCCCAAAATGTTTTAAGTGTCAAAAACCCGCAAACTGGTTGAATGGAGCGAAAGTGTATGCGTGCACTCTCCATAAAACCAAATCTGCAAAACCTCCCACCAAAGTGTCTTTGAACAAGAAGACGATTGAAGAGTTGAAGAAGGAAGGTGAACCGTTTGGAATTATATCCACAACGAAAAAGGGGTATGTTGATATTCTTTATACTCATTATAACCTGAATGTTTGGAAGCGTTGTATTAAATCATCAAAACAGTGCTCGGTTGTGGATTTGAGTGTTCCGATTGCCGCATCCCTGGAATCTAGGCGTAAATTATGGGAAGGAGCAGATCTTGTGGTCTGTGAACAACAGCCGGATAAGAGGATGTTGTGTGTACAAGCCATGATCCATATGTGGTTTGTGTGTCAAGGATACAAATGTACCGGTGTTTCTGCGATTCATAAACTTACAAATATCATGACCCTTCAAGACCATACGAAAACTTACAAGGGTCGAAAGAGTACGGGTATTATTCATGCGACTGAACTTGTTCCAGCTCCTTGGAAAACACACATGCTCAAACATCCCAAGAAGGATGATTTAGCAGATACATTTCTTCAAGGTCTGTGGGTGATGGAACATACTCGTGCGTTGTAGTTTTCATATCAAACTCCTTAGTTCACACAAATGGGAGATATCTTCGGAGCGGATTTTTTAACGAATCCTAAAATCTCGGAGGCACCCGATATGACGATGGCTGATTTAGGTTCCATTGATCTTCCTTCATTTAGCGATATCAAGGATGAGCCTAAGCTAATGCCGAAGCTCAGCGAGACCGGCCCAGTTCAAACGAGCGAGGGGTTGAATAATTTTAATGCCGAGCCATTTTTTCAGCCTGCACCCAAGACGGTTCGCATGAACGACGAGCACATCCTCAAGGAGAAGTACGAGATTCTTCGTAAGTTTGATCGCCTTTCCAAGCTAGGCGTTCCAATGCGCAAGCGCTTTACGCTTGATTCCCCCATCGATGAGATGAAAATGGAACTTGAGTTTATTCGTCGCGAGAAGGCGATGGATCAGACCATCAAGCAGTTTTGTGATTGGTACATTACCGGTATGTCTGCGCTAGAGTGGAGTTCCAAGAATGTAGCTGTAATGCAGGCATTTGGATTGAACCTTTCCGGTCTTTCCGAGTCGGCACAGATGAATGTAGCGGATATGGAGGAGGATTTCGAGGAGCTGTATGACCTTTACGGTGACAAGCTCAAGATGCACCCGCTTGTTCGCATTCCTATCCGCACTTGTATGATGGTCTACATGGTTCACCTAACGAATCAGATGGCGCAGAAATCGCCGATTCCCAACATTGATCAGATCCTCAAGACGAACCCTGATATTGCTCGTCAGCTCGCTACCGCCGCAATGCAGCAGCAGTCACAGGCGGTTCGCGGCACTGGTCAGGTACCAGTAGCAACTGCTCCTCCACCACCATCAAACCCTCTAGCTGGTCTATCAAGCTTTATGAGCTCAATGATGCCTCCACCTCCGCCCCAGCAGACGAATGTCCGCCCTCCAGTCGCAATCAAGTCGGCAATCAAGATGCCCAAGCCTCAAGCACCTGCTGTAAATCGCACCGACACGCGCCCATTTCCAGGACCAGCTGTAACTGAGGCGGCACCAGCGCCAGCGCCAGCTCGTGAAATGAAGATGCCTCAGGTCAATATTGACGACTTGCTCAAGTCGGTCAATGCTGGCATTAATACGGAAACCAGGAAGGTGAACACTACCCCAAAGAAGGGCGGATCGACGGGTAAGAATTCAGTAACAATTAAGCTTTAAAACATAGGTGGCTGTTTAGCATCATATGCTGGCTGATCACATTCTTTCAGGCCAGCTTTCGATCGTAAATTACGATCGGGGCTGTTGTGCATTCCTTCGCGCGAATACACTGAACTTCCGCGGAATAATCCACCTGCTAAAATTACGAATCCGGCTGTAAGAAGAACCGATACAACTAAGTTACGAGTACCTACAAAACAAACGGCAAAAATTGCCAATCGACGAAGAAGTATGTTCTGCCCATACTCTTCTTCGTTTGTGCTGAACTCGTGGACAATATAGCGGCTAGCTACATTCGTGAGGAGAATCATTATACCAATCGTAAACGGCGAACTAGCCACGGCATTAATATGGTCCATTACTTAGTAAGAAGCAAACTTTTCAATACTGCTGGATGTTGATGCGGGTTTAGGCGTTTGGGTTGCTGGAGGAGGAGCAGTGACCGACTTGCCAGCCTTTGCATGGTGAGCAGGCTTGTCACCCTTCTTCATGATGTCCTTAATTAAGTCGGCAACGACAGGTTCAGGGACTCCAGTTGTCTTAGGCTGAGCCTTGGCTGCCGGCTTCTGCTCCGTGGGGTCCAGGTACTCAGTTACTGACTTGGCGGTCATAATGTACGCAATGCCCATAAATACACCTATTACCAAACTATGGCATGTGGTAACCCATAGAATGGCGAGTAGGAAGAGAGCGTGTCCTACTGGAGATCCTAGGAAATCCTTAATGTGGGCAGGCGGTGGGTGGGTGAAAAAGGCGATGTACACAATCAGGAGTCCTAGAATAACTAACTCAGTTAGAGAAAGCTTCATTTGTTATTTCTATATCTTTTCTTTTGACTTAAAGATAAGTGGGAAGGATGGCAAGCCTTGAAGAAGTTTGGGGATCCTCATTCCCGAAAAAACATCATAACATGGCATCCAAGCATTATAAAAAGGAAGAGCCTCGTGATGCCGAGAAGGAAGGACGAGTATTCCCTACCCCTGTGCACCGAACGAATGCGGCTCTCCAGCGCCATCGTAAAACAATAGATGACTTGTCTGCAAGTCTACCTATTGTCCAAAATGATGAAGAGGCGGAGTCAAATTACGGTCCAGCCCGAGTTGAGCGCACTGAGCATTTTACTTCTACGAAGGCGGGGTATACGAAACCATTTGTAGATTACGATCCGGGTGTAAATTTTGCGTATGCGCCTCAAAATTTTCAGAACGCTGCTCATGAAATTAAACTTGATCGTATTATGCGAATGATTGAGCAGAACCGTACAGGATACGAGACGCCATCATCGCAAGATATGATGCTCTATATTTTTACTGGAGTATTCTTCCTTTTTACACTAGATACCTTTGTAACTTTAGGTAAGCGTATGGGATAATCTAAGCACGATCGGAAATACGAGTTTCGAATGACGAAAACTCGTCGAATACATTATCGAGCATTTCAATTTCAAACAGAAGTGTATAATTGACACCCGTATTAGAATTAGCTACCTCTCCATCCGTAGTCCAATACATGAATCCTGTATTGCCCTGCTGAGCGTGTGTGCGCGTTCGAATATGCATACGATCAAGTTTCCCAAGAGCCGGCGAAAAATGTGTTATGCTCTCAGCTCCGGAATGATCATTGTACTCAATAAAGTTGGCGGGCGCAGTTCCGTATAAAACAGCTGGAATCTTCGCCATGAAACTGTCACGGTATGTCGAGCGGTTTGCGGCAACAACTGTCTCATCCGAATAGTTTAAACCTTCAACATCTACGAAAAAATAGTAAGTCGTGGCAGTTACTTTTGTGTCGCCACTGAATGTTGACCCAACGACATTATTGCCGCTCGCATACGAATGGGTTAAGGCTCCGGCTGAAGTACTGTCGTAGATAGGTGGGAACTCGGCACTCATTAAGCGAATAGATACCACATTCTCGTATGTGCGAGGTAGGTAAACTACAAAATCTCCATTTGTGTAGTACTTCGAAGTATCGCGATCCGCCGAATCGATGGACACTACCTTCTTCACAGTCTTGAGTTTACGAACTGGGTGTGACGGAGCCACGATTGTGCCGTTGTAATCGAATGACCTATTCATTTGTTATATTTCACACGGGAAGTTTTACAAGTCTTATTAAACCAACGACGAACTTTGAGAGTTTGTTTGGCTTGTTTGACAAGATCAGCATCGGTCGTGTAATGTGTCTTGCCACATGTTAGCATACTTGCAGCACGAGCATATCCCCACTGCTGAGCGGTTGCGCCGGGACGATGTCCAGTCCGCCAGGCCGCCATTCCTCGGTTGTACGATTCCTTTACAAGTGGAAGAGGAACACCAGTCGCTTGAGAATAGGCTTGAAGAGATGTAGCTTTGGGAAAAAGGCGTTTCCATTCTTTGATATATTTCGATGTGCGAGTCTTAACCCCCTTATCAGTTAAAAATGGTTTGTATGCTTTTGGATTTTTCCACGACATTGTTCGACGGCGTGTTGCTGTAGACTTTCGTTGTTTGTTTTGTTTGGCGGTGAGGCCCCGATGATACCTTGCGGGCCAGTACATTATTTAAAACGACATAAAACCTAATTGCTCGGAAATTTCGTCTAGTTCATCTTTCGGAATATACTGTCGCACAAGAGGTTCAACATTCTCTGCGAAGAGGCGATAGACTTGGATATCGAATGTCCCATTCACACGAATAGAGTTTTCCAAGTTGCGCATAAGTATTTCTGCGCGTCTCTTATTCTCCTCCAGCGCCGTCCTCTGTTCATCATCTTGAGCAATCACTAACACACAATTAAAGTCTTCGAAGTGCTTTCGTATATTCATGATAAACTCACGGTGTTCATCCTTCCACCATTGGTCGATGTGTGTTCGGTCGCCAACATCGATAAGTACACGCATAAGCTTGAGATAGTTTGCGTGTTTTTGAACATCTGTTAGCTCCATTGTACCATTACTCTGTCTTGATCTTGAGCTTCAAAAGTCCATTTTCAAAGGCAAGCTCCTTCTTGCAGTTTGGGCACTCCATCTTCGGCTCGGGAGAAGGATCAGGAGTCACCTCAGTCGAGAAGAAAGTATAACCTTCAACCTTAGTTGGTCCGTAAACAAAGTTCTTGACCGACTTGATCAACGGTTTACCGTGAGACTTCAAGCCCGTAAATGAGCAGGCGGGGAACCATGACCAATACGAGATCATGGGATAAAGCGCACTGCCTTTCTCCCTCGCGTAAACCTCACCATATGACGATCCTTCCGGGACATCGCGCATAGTTTCCAGCTTCCCCTCAGGAAACAGAAAGCGCGTCTTCAGGTGCTCGCGAATAAACTTAACATCTTTCTTGTTATGTGTAATGAGTCGCGCGGTTGGGACAATGTAATAAGTCTTGCCAACGACGAGATCTTGGGGTTCAATGCGCTTGTACATTTTTGTTACTATCTTAAAATTTGGACCAAACTAATCCATTTTTAACGGGGAAACATACTTATCTCTCGCTCGCCACGATGAATTCCACGACCACCCCAACCAGCTCCGTCTCGAATGACTGTTGGGATACGATCATATACTCGCGGCATTATTTGGTACCATACTGGAGGTTCATTTCGGGGTCGAGTGAGAACAAACAGTGCTAAAAATCCGAATATTATCAAAACAATTAGCCACACTTCCATTATACTTTAATCATAGATCCTGTTATCCAAATAGTTAGAGCAGCAGCGACCTGGGCAACAACATAAGATAGAGCCTTTGCCTTCCCAATCTTTCCGTTCGCCAGCGCCCAAGCGGTAATTGCAGGATTAAAATGTCCTCCTGAAATCTTACCGCCTAGACCAATTGCGGTAGCGAGAGCCGCAACAACAAATAGAGGAGATGAAGTGAACGCTACTGCGCCAATAAGTAAACAAGTTCCAAGATACTCGACAAAAGCAGGAGTATACATTTGTATTACTTTAATAAACAGAAATGAAGTATTTAAATATTACATTTTCATTATAAATAGATGATTTATGGTGTAATATATAGAATTGTGAATACTATCAATAGTAAAGAATATTATGGACAATCGACACAGCCACTGAAGCGATGGTCTCGACATAAAGCAAACGCAAAACACAATATTACTGGCCCATTATATAGTGCAATACGTATGTATGGTATAGACAACTTTAAGTTTGAAATTGTATGTCAATGTCAAACTCTGCAGGAATTAAACTCTAAAGAAGAAGAATTGATTAAATTACACAATTCTTGTTGTCCAAATGGTTATAATATAATGAAAGGCGGCGACAATCGCGAACATTCAGAAGAAACTCGTGACAAAATTCGTAAAACTCTTAGTGGACGAAAATGTGGTCCGCCGAGTTTAGAACGTAAAAAGAATATTAGCGCATCTTTAATTGGTCATAAAGTTTCAGACGAAACAAAAAATAAACTTAGACAAGCTAGCTTGAATATGTCAGATGAAACTAAGGATAAAATGAGGCAAGCTAAGCTTGGCAAAAAACAATCGCATGAACAAATAGAGAAAAAACGCAAAAAGATGCTTGAAATATGGGCGTTACGAAAGTCTGAAAAAAAAATTGACAATAAACAAGAATGAAGTATATAGTCGTGAAAGGGTGGCTTAGGCTTCGGAGACAGGCTTGAATCGTTGCAAATGTGTGTGGCGTTCGCCCAACATTTCAAAATTCCAATTTATGTAGATTGGTCTGATTCAACTTGGTCTCATGGTTCCGAAACATTTTATACGTACTTTAATCTTCTAATGCCGACCTTTTCACTTGATGATATTCCGGCAGATGCTACTTACTTTCCCGAATACTGGAAAGGCAGAATTAAAGAACCGTTCACTTCAGAACTGTTTGCTAAACAAACTGAACTCAAATTGAATTTGGGTGTGCTTACAAAGAAAGAATATCCGGCAGATGTACTTGTTTCGTCATCTATTGGAGGACGAAGTTTATTTCACGATATATCGTTCTTCGCAAATGTGTTTCGAGTTGTTGATCCTAGAATATTGAAAGCAATAACGGAAAGACAGACTAAATATCCTTTATATAAATCTTTAGGGTTTCATATTCGCGGAACAGATCGTATGAGAGGACAAGCTCATCGTGAACGAACTATCCAATACATTGCGATAAATGCCGTAATGCACGGAGGATTTAACGATATACCTATGATCACCGTATCTGATGATAAGGAAAGTTTAATACTTTGGAAACGATTCTTTCCGAATACTACAATTTTTAGTAGTTTGTCGATTGAAAATTCTTCAAATAAAGGAAACCATCATATCAAGAAAGAAGATCTCCTCGTTTCAAAAGATGAAATGAATGCCGATATGTTAGTTGATTTCTTTACCTTAGCAAGTTGTGAGCGCGTTCTTTCAACTTTTCGCGATAGCCGTTTTGCGCGTGAAGCAGACCGTTTACGGCCTTATCTCAAGCAGATTTTAAGAAACGAATAAATTAATAGACAACATCATAAGGGTATGCTTACGCTACAAGGGTATAAACTCGATAAGAATAATGTACCCAACCTTGTTCAACTCAAAACTGCACTTACCGTGCGACCATACATTCCTTCAGTCTTTGTGAAACCACAGTATGTTCAGAAGTATCCGGTATTTGTGGAAACAAAAGACCACATATTCGTCCCAAAACATTACGGAATCGCCGAGTTCGGAGTTCCCTCTAAATCGGAACGAGATATTCCCAAAACAGACGCAGGATTTTGGACATTCGAAGGTAAGATTCGCGATAATCAGGTAGAGGTCGTAAACTCATACCTCTGTCCGGAACCACGAGACGGTATTATCTCGCTCCAAACTGGCGGAGGTAAGACGGTTTGCGCACTGTACATTGCATCGAAAATCCAAGTTCCTACGATTGTTCTCGTCCACAATACTTTCCTTCGCGACCAATGGATTGAGCGAATTAAAGCTTTTCTTCCGAAAGCGAGAATTGGAACTCTTCAAGCAGATGTAGTCGATATTACCAATAAAGATATTACGGTCGCCATGCTTCAAAGTGTAGCTCTGAAAGAGTATCCTCCCGGAACTTTTGAGAGGTTTGGGTTTGTGATTGTCGATGAGTGTCATCATATTGCATCCGAAGCATTCTCTCGTGCTGTTCCCAAACTCACTTGCAAACATATGCTGGGTCTCTCGGCAACTCCGGAGCGAAAGGATAGATTGATGAATGTCATTAACTGGTTTCTCGGCCCGATGCTGTACAAATCTGATGCTGGGGATAAGGTTGACGAGAAAGTGAAAGTGGAAGTTTACGAATTTGTGGGAGACGAAAAGTACAATGAAATTATTTACAACAATTCTGGAGTTATGTTTACGACTCTGATGATCAATAAGGTTGTAGAATACGAACCGCGAAACACCATGGTTGCTGGTTTAATTGAAGATTTAGCCGATGAAGATGGACGACAAATACTTATCATGACAGATCGTGTAGGACATACAAAAACCTTATTTGACCTTCTTCCCGACCACAAGAAAGATATGGCATGTATTCTCGGTCGCGATGTCCCTGCGAAAACTCGAGCTGAATGGTGTTCTACCAAGAAGATCCTGATTGCGACTTACCAGATGACGAAGGAAGGCTTCGATGTGGCAACCCTGAATACACTTGTAATGGCAACACCTCGTCCGGATGTCGACCAAATTGTTGGACGAATCCTGAGAGTTGAAAAGAAAGGACGAAAGGTAGACCCTTTAATTATAGACATTGTGGATGAATCGTTCAGGCGTCAATTTCAGGAACGATTAAGTCTGTATAAAAAGAGGAATTATACGGTTGAGAAAATGAAACTCTTATAGAAGTAATGGGAAAGACGCGTCGAAAGCGCGGAGATAAGAAAACACGCCGCGGCGGAAAGATTTTAGGCGAAGGAAAGTTTTCCATAGTTGTAGACCCAGCTATTCCGTGTAAAGATGGTCGTGATATGTCCAAGTATGTATCTCGTGTATCGAAGCGCATGAAATGGGACGATATTGCGTCAAAAGATCATCCGAAACTCATGAAGAAACTCGCTGAACTTGATCCCGAGCAGAAATATTTTTATTACCCACAGTACTGTGAACCTGGCGCAATGTTAAAAGAAAACAAGCTGGATGGAGTGACTTACGAGAAGAAGAAGTATTCTGAAATTATCCTTCGTGGTAACGATGTTTGGAACTCGCTAGGTCGCAAAAATCGGTCTTGGCAAGGATTTTTAAAGGGTAAGAAATTAGGTAAAAAGACAGAGTTCGCCGGTCGTTCTCAGGAACAACTTGATCACCTAAAAAAGGCGATTGATTTGTTACATGATAACGATATTGTTCATCATGATCTGCATGGACAGAATGTAATTATTGCAGATGATGGAATGCCTCGTATAATAGATTTTGGATTTGCGACTGTCGATTCGCCCCAGTCTGCTATCGAGTTAGAAAAGGCATATATTGATTTTTCCTGGCCCAGTTTAGATGTGAACTGGTTCAAGAGCCGTTAACGGAATCCCAAATATGCGTAAATAGTTTCAAGCATGGTAGGCTTTGGAGTTACAAATGGAGTCCTGATATCCCAAAAAAGATCGTTGGTGGATGTCTTCACATATTTGGCATTATATTTTACTTGAAGCCAGCTCTTCTCGCTCAACCGATGAAGAATCAGAATATCATTGGTGTAGGGGTTGTAACTCACAACTCGTCCACTGGATCCGTACTCAACATATACAGAATCGTTTGGCTTGAACATTTAATTAAATACCATCGCTTTCGTCAAAATCAAAGCGGCCGCCTGCATTTGAGTAATCGTCTAACGGTCGATCAGCTTTATCACCATAATCGCCATGATCTACTTCTACTGGTAATCCATTATCTCCCAAGCCATCATCATCTTGACCATCGCGACGAGTAAATCCACCTTCGGGTGCCTCTTCATCGAATTCTTCCGTATTACCCTTTTCAATTGCCGGCTCTTCGTAGTTGTATTCGCGCGCAAATATCTCACGGTCTTCGTTGGTAATAATAAATGGAGCAATACCAATATCGAGCAATCGTTTGGTAATTTCACGCTGCTCATCGTTCATTTCTCGCATGCGCATCTTGAACGTTTCGCGCTCTTTTGTTCGGGTCACATTCACCTCTTTTGCCGCATCATCTTTCTTAATAAGAATCATACGCATTGCAAGATCGCGATTCATCGCCGAACGTATCCCCTCCACGAGTTTATTATCAGTTTTTATACTGTCAAATAAGTCGTAAAGTATACCGCGGGCAGCATCACGAACTAGGGGAGCAGATTCATGAGTATTCAGGGAAGTGCAAAACTGACGATAGGGAATGACATACCGAACTGGATACCCGAGCTCAGAAACAATATCCAAAATACGATTGAACAAAGAAAGAAGAGCAATTCCATCATTTTCAGTCTTAATAAAGTTTTCAATTGCATCTAGCTTTATTCTAGGGAATCCTAGCTTGACCATTTTGGCAATTTCTTTCGTATCGGGGAACATATAGGAATACTTAAACTTGGGAGCAATAATGAATTCTGCAGTGGAAGACGGTTTCAAATTCTTCCAAAGTTCCAACTTATCCTGAACAAGACTTGGCATTGATTTTCCGGACAAGACAGTAAACGGCTTTTGGGTCACACATTCTCCCATCTTTTCAGTTCCTTGACGAGCACCTGGATCAAATTCAAACTTTGAAGGAAGAATAATTGGCAGTAAAATATCATTCTTCTCGACTTCCTTATCGATAATGGCGTACCGGGCTTTCGCCGTTTCAAAATCTGTTTTGAACTTGGTGTATGCCTGTGTAATATACCGCACCGTTTCATCACGAATCTTACGCGGATTGGTCTTAATAGCCCGAAGAACCGTAGCAATAGGTTCCTTGAATGTGTTTGGAAATGCTTCGAATGTTGATTTAATAGAAAACAGAACAGCATCTAAAACTGGCGAATCTTTGGGATCGGTTGAATCGCGAGGAAACCCCGATAGTTTCAAAATTTTAGAACCGAATGACCGGCGGGGGATCAAGAACGGGTTGTGGGTTTGTAAGAGTGTAACCGCTGCAGCAATTCCCAAAATACCCTCTACTCGGCGTTTATCGGGTATACTCAATTTAGCACTCTTTCGAGCGGCAGTCGCCACTTCTCTCAGATTTTGAATAATTGGAAGAAGTTGAGTTTCGCTTGGCAAAACTTGTAAAATTGAAAGAATCGTATACAAAATAGCTTCTCCGGCATTATTCGCATCAAAGTTAGCTTTTAGTGCAACTAATGAGTTTGTGAATGATGGAGGATGCGACTCTCCATGGTAAGTTTCTTTTTCATCAAGAACGCCATGTGATACGATAGGGTTACCGTTATCGTCAAAATCGTCTTGAGCTACAAATACATCGTCATTCACTCGCTCTCCACAAAATTTACATACTTGAAAGCCATCTTCGGGCGTCGTCCATTTCGTGTAAAAAGCTAGGCGGTCATGTTCCAAATCTCCACCTAATTGGGATAAAGTGTGCATGCAAATCACATACAAATTGGCGGCGTCATAATACTTATTGTTTGTTACGCTCAGCTCGCGAACTAATAAGTTAATATTATGAAGTTTGTCGGCAGGTTCTAACGATGGATCGGCCAGGACAATCTTCACATTCTTTCGCATATCGGAATATTCGGGAACTTCAAACTTCTCATACACTGGCGCAACAGGTTTTGGAACCAATGGCTGGAATGCTTTGAGCAATTTTTGATGTTCGCGAATCAGATCGGCAGGAGTCGTTTCGGACCAAGCTTTCTTGCCTTTAGATAGGACTTCTTGCTTTTCTTGCGCAATGTATGTCGCCGGAGCACAAATGCCTGGCTTACGGTATACGCCTGAAGACAAAAATTCTTCAAATGTTCCAGTCTGTAAGCATTCATCTGCAGTAGATTCAGGAAGCTGAACTTCAGGTCTTGGTCCAGGAGGTTCAGGAGGAACTAATCCAAAATCACCGGCTTTTGTCATCAACATCTTCACGATCATCGAGCCGGAATCTTCCTGCCCCGATAACCAAAATCGAGGAAATAGTCCGGAACTCCATTTCAGAGTGTACGATTTTTGAAGATCTGTACTTGGCTCTACCGTTTCGCGAGCAGGAAACACGACTGACATTACAGGTTGGGGGATAATCGAATCAACTGGAGGGAAACGCTCTTTCCATGACGCCCAGGGAATCCGGCTTAGTTTAACATCATAAAGCTTTAGGTATTTCTGTCCTTCAACATATGGATCCGTCGTTGTAGGAACCGCATGAGACAGAATAGCTTCGGTCGATGGGAAAATCGTATTTAATGGTTCAGTTGTTACATATTTTGATGGATTGTTTGATGCTAAAAAGGGATGTTCCGCCAATGGTCGGGCAATCTCCAAAGGTCGCTGACCAATATAGAAGCCTATCGACTTCATACTGTCAGATGTATTAGGAATCGGAACGGTTACAACATCAAACGATCCGTCATCATGCAAAGCACCTTTCGTTCGAATATAAGTTGGTAGGGAAATTATAGGCTCGTTTCCATCCTCGTTCACTAACATCCCGGACGCCGGAACACCGTCTTCTGAAGTATACGGACGAGGAAGCGCGGCAATCATAGGTGCATAATAGTTCGGTGTCGCCCGGCGGCTTTTATCCATTAAAGGGTTCCATGTCTCGGCAAATGAATACGTCTCGTACTTGAATGGTGCATAAATAGGTTGTACCCATGACACATTGACTGCTTTACGAGTCTGATCTACTCGGTAATCTGTTGCAGTCACTACGATATTTTCATCGTACACTTTCTGCAGGCGATCAAGTTCTATTTCTATTTTTTTGTATTCGGATTTTGAAATATGTTTCTTTTTTGGAAGAACTTTATCATAGTAATCGTTCAGCTGTTCCTGTAATGTGAAAAATCGAACTTCTTCAGGACGCTGAAGCTCTTCTTCAAATTCCTGCGTTTCTATTATTTCAAATTCAGAGGGCTCAAATATGAGATCCTTCTCCATCGTTATTCTATTAGCAAACAATAATCCTCAATTGTTTTCCTTGCTGCAGTAAGAATACTCTCGGGACTCTTCTTCGTAGTAAATTGTAGCACCATCATGTTTTTGAGTGGGTGAGGAATATCGTATGATGTGAATTCTACGAGGTCCTTATTGTCGTAAATAACCTGCTGAAGTAGATTTCCTAGGGTATGTCCACCCTGTTCAATTGCTACACTGTACGGCGGTATCATATCCGGATCATCCTTGTCGTACTGTTCGTGCTTGATACTTTTCAGAGCTTCGGTCATATAAGTATCCAGCCGCTTACGAAGGATCTGAACTGCCATTGTAAGCAACTCGCGTGACTTTAAGACTCCCACACTTTCAATGGATAGCTCAAACCAATTTGGGCGGCCATTCTCATCGCGAGAGTACGATCGCTGGTAAAGGAAGTTATCAAACAAACGAGGATCGCCTCCTCCATCAACATGAACCTTACGGTCTTTTGCAACGCGCTCGGGATCAGGATGCCATTTCGTTGATGCCGTACAAACATGCGACGCGTTCTCCGAATCGAGAGCTAGACGACCTGTAATATGAACAACTTCGCCGGCCCGAAGTTTTAGGAACAAACTTGGAGTATTGAAGTCTCGGTCTCGCATCATTAATCCTTCACGACCAGCCTCAACAGTGAAGTCATCGGTAGTTACAGTTCGAGCTTCCTTGTTCGTGACAATTCGTAGCTCAATTTTTGCATCCTTAATTGTAGCAGAGTCTGATGGTTTGACATTCACCGGAAGTCGCTCAGTACGGTGCTTGAGCATTTCGTGTGGGAGTTGAGACGTATTTTGAATAATTTGAACATCGCGAACCACAACACGAGGAATGCCCGTAATTAGAATACGGCGAAGAGCATTCACGAACCCTACTGGAAAGTTTCGGAGTTCGCAGTAAAACTCAAACCCGTTATTGGTGGTTTTGACATTTTCAACCTTTGCCATCTTGTTCTCTTCCATTTCGTTATGTTTCATTCCGTTTTTTTCCTGAAAACTCATAACTAAGATGTCTCAGCCATACTTATTTTACAGCGATCGCGATCCGAACTCGAAGCAGATTATCGAAACTCTTAAAGCGCTGAACAAGGCGGGTCTTTATAAGTTCATTGACGCCCTTACGCTTCAGCCAAATCAGCGCCCAGCTTGGCTCACAAAAGTGCCTACTCTCTACATCCCCGACACCAAAGAGGTTATTGTGGGTAAGGATATTTTTGGGTATATTGCCAAGCCCACCAATTCTCGCAAAGAGGTACCAACCAAACCGACAGAGGGTGGGACAAATCCACAGAATCAAATGGGAGAACTTTCTCCATGGGGATTCGAAGGGCAGGGAAAAATAGGTGAGTCATATTCTCTATGGGATACACCGGGTCAATTTGCAAATACCGAAGGAAGTAGCTTATACACTTTCCTTGGGAATGCTGTAGCTGCAGTTTCAGGAGGTGAACCTACTTCAACAAACACACACGATGATAAATCTAAAACATCGTCAAATTCAGATGTAGGTAAGCGAATGGAACAAATGATGAATCAGCGTAAGACCGAGTTTGGAAGTATTGAACGCAAGTAATTACCGGCGGCGCCTTCCTCCTGATGAAATATCCCCAATAAGGTTGACTCCAGATATTCCTTGTTTCCAAACAGGAGTAAACACAACTCCCATTAATAGAATCGCCATAGAGCTTCCAATGATCATCCAATGTGTCACATTTGCCTGTGCTCCTGCAGAAACATACTTCGGAATCCACCAATATACACCCGAGGTTTGGAGAGCAATGATCAAAATAAAAAGAATAACCATCGAAATACTCATAGCATCGAACTCAGTTTTCAGAGAAGTCATCAGAAACAACAATGCCGAATAAGCTACCATTGACCAGTGAGTTGCATCTTCTTGTTGGTCAGCTGGTACATATTTGGGTATCACGAAAAATACAATAATAAACAGAGTAAGTAAAGTTACTGCCGTTATTCCGTATGTTACGCGAGCCTCCATTATTATATGGGGTTTTAATAGATTTAGTATACAATAAATAATGGCTTCCAAGCAAGTTCTTACACAGGCATTTTTCGACCAGTTTGTGTCATTTTCAACTGAATTATGCGAAATGTATCCCGATGATTCGGATTTTTCAATGTTTTTGTCCACTATAAAGCTGATGAAGATGACCAATCCCGCCCTAGTGATTAAGTATGTTCGAGAGAATGTCCTTCAGTTTGAGGATAAGATCATGCGAAGCGATGAATCATTTTTTCTCGATTATGACTTTGCAGAATATGCCGAAACAGTCGATATGAATATTTTTCAGAAGCTTCGTCAATATATTTCGTCTATGAGCCCTGCATCAAAGGCTAGTGTTTGGATTTATATTCAAAACATTGTTCGACTAGCTAAAGCTATGAAGTAAATTTTCTGTGTTGTCAAATCCATATAACTCTTGCGGATTCAAACTTTGGAGTTCCTTAATAGCATCGTCAGGATTATCAAAATTACGAAACATAATTTGATTTACTTCAGCAGGAGACCACCTGTAATCGAGTTCAGGTGTAGTCCAATCTTCAAAATCCCGATCATAAAAACTATTCGCCATTTCACGAAGGATCTCGCGATTACACTTCTTGAACTGGACAATCATATCTATACGACCAGGGCGAATGAGCGCCTTATCAATTCGCTCGGGGTAATTGGACGAAATGGCGATAATACGACCCGAACTTTCTAGAGTCCCGTCAAGTAGGTTTAACAGGAATGAAAGATCAATCTGTTCGGGTTCATCGTCATCTTTATGTGCTGCGGCCCATGCGTCTTCGGGAGTCTTTTCTTTCTTAGGCTCCGGTTTCTTGAAATCGCGACTCATGATAGCATCTCCCATAGCATCAATGTCTTCGATAACATACAGGCGCTCATGAATTGGAATCGTGTACTTTTCTACCGTATTCCCATTATGAACATGAATATCATCGTTGTAGAACAAATGGGTAAGCTGAGCCTTCGTTTTAATCTGAGATAGATGGATATTAATAATGTGACGATGAGCGGTGTTAGCAATAGCTTTTATAGACGACGTCTTACCACACCCAGGACCTCCATGAAACATGAAGCCTAAAGTATATGGAATACCCTTCTTCTCGTACCAATCTTTCCGCGTCAGGAAAAACTTTACATGATTACGAACTTTTTGGCGCTGTTCGAAAAAGACATTTTCAAATGTACGAGTTGTATGAAACTTGTGCTTCGTGTAGATAAGATGTGTGGTGGGTAAAGAATTCTGAGTTGACTTTTTAGTTTTTGTGTTTGTCATCATATCGAAGTAGTACAGTGAAGTTCCGAGCTTATTTGCTTGCTTCCGCTCATAATCTGCGTTGCATCGTTCAATGAAATCGCGAAGGAATTGGGATTCATGATCATAACAAAAAATACGGAACTTTACACTTTCAACTTCCCCTTCAGTATGTTTTAGATTCGTGAGCTGGAAATAGATATCCGGGTCGACCATTATGGGTTCAAACTCGTTTGGCAAATAGTCGTGATGGTTCATGAAAAGCAGATTGCGAATTGCAGGAATCATACTCACATAATGAACAACCGAATCCATCTTAGATTGGCTTGCAGATAGAGTATGATTAGGCTGCTTTCCACCTTTGATAACTCGTTCACATTCAACCGTGGCTCGGATATGTTTGTTTGAGGGAGGGGGAGGAGTGGATGGTTCTAGACGCTTTCGACGGCAACACACTTCTTGAATCCAAGGAAACCATTGAGGATAAGATGTAACAATCTTATCGTACAAGCTCATTCCAATAAAGCTGTAAAGTGGGTTACGACCCATTCCCATGGACATCCCCATAGCGATCATCATTTGATTCCTCATCAAATCTGCCGTGTTCTGCATTATTGGTTAAATATGGTATTATGAAAACGGAATTGTATCGCACAGAGAGATCGAAAGTAACAATGGGTGAAGTACTGTCTATTCAAATGCCAAATGATATCATTAAGCGTCTTCGCCCGGCCGAATGGATCGTTATGCTTCCTCCGGCAAAGCGTATGAAGACATTTCATGAGGATGGAGCCAAGGCCCCGAAGCTAGATAAAATCGCCGAAGTAAGTTAAATGGCCACAGCGACTCCTCGCACCGATGTAGATGAAAAGGAAGATTACACTGCTATTGAGATGGAGCCAGTGTCTGCAGCCGGTCGTAAGCGCCGTCGATCTCGCCGCGGTGGATTTCGTGAGCAGGGTGTCAACTCCGCGTCACCAGTACCGCCAACGGCTCCTCAGGGTCCTCTAGGAGGCCGTCGCCGAACTCGTAAATCAAAGGGAAAGAAGCGCCACACTCGCCGCCGGTAGTTAAACACGACGAATACACATATCCAGGGTTGGAACATTCACATTCACTGGCTTCGACCTTTTTAGCCGTAGTTGCTCCGAAGCCTTTTCTACCACATCATGTGATAATGAAACATACTTTTTGATATCGCGCAGCGGTCCCTGCACATTCATGGACGGAAATAGAAGACGGATAGGATGAATCTCTGAAAGAACAATATTATTATCGCCACTCACATAGTCACGATACTGTTGAATATCTAATGGTCCACCAAAGAGTCGAAGCAGACTTCGTGGTGGGGCGGGAGAAAGTTCGGAGTTTGAATAAAGATCCGCGTACAGATGACCTAGAAGAGCATGGCGATTCCACTTCGTAGAATCAGAAATCTTGTTGTCCGAATAATTAAACGCCAAAGCACATTCAGGAGAACAGAAGTTTCCTTCACATGAGTAGATGTTATTGTACACATCATATGAGATTGGGAGGACAGAATGAACCCCTTCAAAATTGTGGCAGCACCAAAAACATGCAGTTTGCGGAGAATACCGTTCAACTTGGACTTTAGAAAGGATAGTCTTAAGCAAATCAGTATTGAACTTCTCAGTTTTTCTTGAAAACTCGGCATTCAAAATATCAGAATAAGATGTGGTATCTCCTGCTGGAATGATTCTTGACTCATCGTCTTCCGTGATTTTAAGGAAGAAAACGACTGGAGACTCGTCAACTACCTGTACCTTCGATACTCGGGGCTTTCGTACGGGCATTTATATTTATTATTCTCCAACCGTCAAAACCAAATGAGAATAGTTTGTATGACAAATGAAGGACAACTTCCTATGATGAAAAATATGCTGAATTCAGCTATGAAAGTAGGTATAGACATGACACTGTTTCATTGCTATATCATGTCAGCAAATAAAGAAGCAGCTAACTATAACACTCTTGAATTCAAGAAATTAACAACAAGAAAGTTTGAAGTTATTTTAGCGAATATGCAAGATACTGTTCTGTGGGTGGATAACGATATTGTATTTTTCGAAAATTGTTTGAAAGATGTTCAATCTTACCCCGGCACATTTGTCATGCAAGATGATCTGTGGGGATACTGTACTGGGTTTTTTCTAGTAAGACCATCGCTATTCGCCAGTTCATTAATGCAACAATGTATTCAGCGATTAAACTCACGCCCCCAAAGTTCTGAAAATGACCAGCATGTGTTTAATAGTTTATACAGCAGTACACCACTTGTTAGATTAACAAAGTTGCCAATTGATACGTATCCAAATGGAGACGTGTATTTCAATCAACGCAAGAGGTCTACTGCAAAAATACTACATAATAATTATGTATCATCAACTGCTGAAAAGGTTCAAAAATTCAAAGATAATAATTTATGGGACGAAAGCGATACGGGGTTTAATGTCGTGAAAAAATACTACATCTAAAACGAATTTACACGGTCAAGAAACTACAGGTCTTAAGAAGATGGACCTTTCCAAGCAATACCGTAAACATACGCATCGCGAGCACATTCTTTCTCTGCCTGATACTTATATCGGTAGCATCGAAAACACGTCCGAGGACCACTATGTTCTATATGGTGAATCTTTCAAGAATGAGACGATTAATCCATTCAATCCAGGCTTCTACAAGCTCTTCGATGAGCTGCTAGTCAACGCACACGATCATGTCGTGCGTCTGCGCCAGCGTAACTCGCCGAATCCGGTGAAGAATATCGCCATTACAGTGGAAGACAACGTGATAACCATTCGAAATGATGGCGAATCTATTGATGTGGAAAAGCATCCCGAGTACGGTTGCTACATTCCCCAAATGATCTTTGGCGAGCTACTGACTTCCACGAACTACGACAAGAACGAGAAGAAGCTGGTTGGCGGTAAGAACGGCTACGGCGTAAAGCTCGTAAACATCTTTGCTAAAAAGCTAGTTGTCACCGTGATTGACGGTACGCGCAACTTGAAGTATGTTCAAACATTTGAGGATAATATGTCCAAGATTGGTGAGCCGGTCATTAAGGCGTCTAAAGTCAAGCCTTATGTCGAAATCTCATGGACGCCCGACTTCGCTCGGTTCGGATGGAGGACAGCTACAATCCCGGCAGGGATTCTTCAGGTCATCCAGCGACGCGTTTCTGATCTCGCAATGACAGTTGGGAAGGAAGTTAAAGTTACATGGTGCGGCACAGCAGTTAAGTTCCGCGATTTTGCAAGCTACATCTCCTGGTATCTTCCGAAAGATACACCCATTGTGACAGATGTGCCGCAGTTCGGATGGCAGGTTGCAGCCAGCGACTCGTCCGACAAGTTCTTTAGCGTCAGCTTTGTGAACGGTATTTGGACGCGATCGGGAAAGCATGTGGATGAAATTACTAATCAGATAGTTTCGTATTTTGTAAACCATCTTGAATTGAAGAAGAAGTTGAAGGTTAAGCCTTCGCTCGTAAAAGATTCGTTGTCAATCTTCATTAACTGTTTGGTTGAAAATCCAAGCTTTAACAGCCAAACGAAAGAGGTTCTTACATCAAAGGTTTCGTGCAAGTTATCCGAAGACTATCTCAAGAAGTTGGTCTCCAAGCTGGGGGTCGTAGAGCGCGTCATGGCGCAACAGGCAGTAAAAGATACGAAGGAAGCATCCAAGACGGATGGTAAGAAGCAATCAAAGATTACGGGCATTCCTAAGCTGGATGATGCAGTGCACGCCGGTACCGCTCGGAGTCACGAGTGTGTGCTGATTCTTACTGAGGGAGATTCAGCGAAAGCGATGGCGCTCAGTGGTCTCTCGCAAGACCAGCGCAAGTTTTATGGCGTGTTCCCGCTAAAGGGTAAGCTCCTCAATGTAAAAGATACATCTGCGAAGAAGGTCGAGATGACTGAAGAAATCGCGAATCTGAAGAAGATTATTGGACTAGAATCCAACCGTAAGTATGCCGATATCAAATCGCTGCGGTATGGCCGAATCATGATCATGACCGATCAGGATTATGATGGTTCGCATATTCGCGGCCTGCTCATCAATGTATTCCATGAACTGTGGCACGAACTCATCAAGATGCCCGGGTTCATTACTTACATGGCTACCCCAATCGTAAAAGCTACAAAGGGAAAGGATGTTCGATCGTTCTATACACAATACGATTATGAAGAGTGGCGAAAGACGGCTGCAGCAAGGAGCTGGAGCGTCAAGTATTACAAGGGATTGGGTACGTCTACGAGCACAGAGGCCAAGGAATATTTCAAGTCGCTGAATGTGATTCCGTATGCGTTCGGCGAGAAGAGCGATGAGAAGATCGATTTGGCGTTCAATAAGGCTAAGGCGGATAACCGTAAGGATTGGCTGAAGACTTACCGCCGCGAAGATATCATCAATTCTGCGCCCGGAACGACGCTAAAGTACGAAGATTTCGTCGACAAGGATCTGATTCACTTCTCAAACTACAATTTGGAGCGATCTATTCCGAACATTATGGACGGTCTGAAAACTTCGCAGCGTAAGATTCTCTATTCTGCGTTCAAGCGGAACCTAAAGCACGAGATTCGCGTAGCCCAGTTTGCTGGATATGTCTCCGAGCATTCAGGATACCATCACGGCGAGGCGTCGCTGAATGATACCATCGTAGGTATGGCGCAGGACTTTGTGGGTTCCAACAATCTGCCATGGTTCGTGCCGCAGGGACAGTTTGGAACTCGCCTGCAGGGCGGTAAGGATTCTGCATCGCCTCGTTATATTCACACTTATCTCCAGCCGCATGTTGCGCAACTCGTTCCATCCGACGACTTTCCATGTCTGAATTATCGTGACGACGATGGTCTACCGGTCGAGCCAGATTGGTATGCTCCGGTTCTTCCCATGCTTCTCGTAAACGGTTCGCGCGGTATTGGTACCGGTTACTCCACTTTCATTCCGCAGTTCAATCCTCGCGAGCTGAAGGATGCAATTGTGGAATGGTTGGAGAAGGGCACTGGTCTGAATCGCGAGTTTGCGCCGTACTATTCGAAGTTTAAAGGTAAAATCACTAAACTGAATAAGACGGATTATGAGGTCTCTGCTAACTTCAACATTTCTGGGGACACGACCACGATTACCGAACTACCAATCGAGACATGGACGATGGACTTCCGCGAGAAGCTCGACAAGCTACTTGCGGAGGGGACCATCAAGGACTATTCGGATACTTCTACTGACACAGAGGTCTTTGTTACCGTCAAGGGAGGACTCACCGAGGTCCAGAAGCTACTTGTTGATAAGATCAAGATGACGAATATGCACGCATTTAATTCCAAGTGCGTCATTCAAAAGTACGAATCTCCAAATGCGATTCTGTATGAGTATGTGGGTGTCCGGCTAGAATTGTATCAGAAGCGACTGGAGTTCATGCTCAAGACACTGCGCGATAAGCTGCCCTATCATGAGAATGTTGTTCGATTTATTCGGCAGCAGTGTGAAGAGAAGCCTCGTCCTGAACTCCGTAAGAAGAGTTCCGAGGAATGTGAGAAGTTACTTACTGCCGAAAAGTTTGAGAAGATTCGTGATGGGTTCGATTACCTTCTGAATCTACCAATTGCATCGCTGACGCTGAAACATGCCCAAAAGCACGAGAAGGATCTAGCAGATCTCAAAACCCAAATTGTGGATCTTGAGGGTAAGACCGCCAAGTCGCTGTGGCTATCCGATCTTGAACACCTAAAGTTCTAACTTAACAAAAATATCCCAGTCTACTAACCAGTCTTTTTAAGTTTTCATTATGTATGTAATATATTGGCGACCAACATCATTCGTACCATTTTGTGCCGCAGCGTAATACTGACCAGTTTGCCAAGTATCGGCTCCTACAGTTGTTCCAGTTCCACTAGCCATTACAGTTGCAATACCACTCATATTCGGAGTTCCATTATTTCCGTCGCATATTACCCATCCAGCAGGAACTGTTGCTGCAAGTCCATACCACATAACAACCGTTCCAGCTGGGATTATAGTTCCTGGAGTTCCTGGAGTTCCTGGAGTTCCTTGTGGTCCCTGTGGCCCCAATGGTCCTATAGGTCCTTGAGAACCAGTTGGTCCCAAAAAACCCGTAGGTCCTTGTGATCCAGTTACACCAGTAGGTCCTTGAGAACCAGTTGGCCCCTTTGGACCGGTTGGTCCTTGTCCTGGCGAAAGAGTTGTCACAACCTGACTGACTGAATTCCCGTCCGTCCAAAACTCAATTTGAGATCCACCTGTAAAACCCGTCCAACCCTGTCCAAACGCAGGCTGAACGAAGAAATCAACTACAAAGTAATCTGTTGACGGAGTATTTAAAGTTACAGCACTTGGAACTTGGATCTTGAAATCATATGGAGTATTGTCGCCAGCCAAAGGGTTATTTACCTGAATAACTGGACTGCCCGCTACTCCAGTGAGTCCTCCAAGCGTGTACAGTGAAAGATTGGCATACAATCCGACCGGGATAGTTGGCGACGAAGTCGTGTAAGGCCTAATAAATGAATAAACTTCAACCGAAAAGTTCCATGACCCCGCAGGAATGACCGACACTCCCGGATCGCCAGGAGACGTTCGGAATCCTCCTAAATAAAATGGACCGGTAGATCCAGCAACTGGACGGATGTATGAATAGTAACCTAGGTATCCTGCTCCTGGGTAATTTGGATTTGATGGCGCCGAATTGATTACAGTACTTGTTGAAAATGGTCCAGTATATCCTAAAGCAGGTTGAGTACTCGTAGGGTTCTGAGCATGAAAGTAATATATAAGTCCAGATGAAAACCCGTTTGTTCCTGGAGTTCCTGGTGAACCGGTAGGGCCTTGAGCTCCCGTTGCACCACCTTGGCCTGGCGCTCCGGTTACCCCGCATGCTAAGTTAACTGTAGATGTATTTTGTGAAGTCCACTGACTCGCCGAAAGAAACGGCATTATGTTTAAACTTAGATTTTCATAATTTCATCCTAACACAAGTAATGGCGCAACCTCCAACATATCAAGAATTAATGGCAGAAGTTTTTGAAGAAAATGCCAAGAATGTTTTAGTATATCAGCAGGAATACGAAAACGAAGATGCCGAGCCTTACGAGGAAGAAGACTATTCTGAAAATGAACTGGAAGATCGCGAAGAATTCAACAAGTTTCCGGGCGCACGCGGTAAGCCCGAACATGTTATAAAACCGAAAGCTAAGACTGACCCATCCGGTAAAACTAGTTACAATATTGATAAACATATCCGAACGTACGCCGTAAATATCGATGGGCGGTTTCGTGGAAGTATTTTGCTGCAAAGCGAGCCATCGTGTTCTGGCCAAACTACATTCATGGGAACAAACTCTGCAAATTTTTTATTCAATCCGTCTCGTCAATACAAAAACATTCATTCTATTCGCGTAACATCGTTTGAGTTTTATAATAGCTTTTATACTTACTCATCTATTGATGCCACAACCGGTCTTGGTCGCGGAAATACTACATTTACTTTATTAGATTATGGCCCAACTACGGATCCAATGCCAGCATCGCCCGTTGCAACATATCCTATTAAAGTACAAGATGGAAATTGGGTAATTGTTGATCCGATCTTAAATCCTGCTGCAAATAATTATAATTTAATATACTTTATTAGCCAGTATATTGCAACTCAAATCCCAAATTTTACGACATTTACATCGGGTATTAATCCGGTAACAAATTCAGTATATTTTTCGGATGTTAACCGCCGTTTTGGATTTCAGTTTCCCACAACAACCGATAATCCAAACGGAAATGGTATTGGTTATAATTTGGGATTTTATGGAACTTCTTACATGTCAGGACCTCCAACTCCTGTTCCGCCATACTATAATGGGTTTGGAAATGAAATAAGTGCCGAAACTATTTACGATTCAGTCGAAGATACTTATATTTACTTAAAAATCAACGACTATGAAATTATTAAGCACCTCAATTCTGATCAGACGGAATTTGGAGCTTTTATGAAGATTCCCCTAACATCACCAAAAAATGCCATCCAGTTCATGAATTCTACTACAAATACTGCAGCGCGCGAATACTTTTTCCCTCAGCCCAGCAACATTTCTAGTTTCTTATTTGAAATGACCGATGCATATGGCAAAACTCTTCAGATGAACGGTTCTACATTTTCAGTGACATTGGAAATCCAGGAGATCTTGCAGTCAGATATCTACGAAAAAATGTTAGAACTCTAAGTATAATGGAAAAGTCAGTTCTAGAACAGATCCAGGATCCTTGGGTCGAGAACCGTTACAACTTAACTTCTACGTCTGCCCAGTACCCTGCTCCGAAGCACGGAGGTCGTGTTCCCAATATCAATGATCCCGAGTCCCGAGATTTTCCGGCTCGGCCAGCTTCAATGTATACTGGAGGCACCCCTATTCCCGGTTATACGGCACGCACCGATCTTATTGGGCACATCCACAAGTCCACTCCCCTTAACGAGGTCTTCTTTAGTGATGCAAACATTGAGAAACTTCAGAAGGATATACAGCAGCAGGTCTACCTGATGAGTGGTAACAAGTACATGATCGATCGACAGAATGACGACGACCTAAAAATCATCATGCGCAGCTACTACCTTTCATTCGCCAAGAACAATCCGGCCACAGTTGCCGAGGAGCTAGCTGACCTAAATGGTCGTGTTGTGGGATTTGCTTCTGGTCGTATTTACTCAGAGGTCGATTTCCACAAGTTTTACCTCCAGGATATTGAGGAGTTTGCTTCACCCATTGCGAACCCTCTAAATACTGCTTCATATGGAACTCGTACAGGCGAACTTAAGTCGTTTTTTTAGAGTTAAAATCATTTAAGATGTAATCAATGGAGGTCATCCAATTTAATGGAAAAACATACGGCAAGGAAAATGCCCAACTGTATGTTTTTGAAGAGCTATGGGATACATTTCGCCCAATAACGCGACTATACTGGAATGGTAACAAATTTGTCTTGGACGATTCTGCATACAAGACCAATTTATTCGACCCAGTGTACGGGTTTGGAAGCCAAGAAATGAAGAGTCACTGTAAATTTCTTACAGAAACGACTGATCTAGAATGCAGCAACATCTCTTCACCCCAAAATTTTTGGGCTTGGTGTGGAACGCAGACGGAATGGTTTCATGATCGTCCATGTGCCCTTGGAGGGTGTGAACCAAAAGATTGGAAACGATATATCCGGAACACCAGTTCGCGCCCTAGGACTTTGAGACATGCGCCTTCAAGTCGTATTACAAGGCGTTTAGTCGGTAAAGGACTTAAATTATAAATGCGGATCAATATTGTTTCAAATTACCGTCCAAAAACGGGACTTATGCAAGATGTAGGTATTCTTCGCGGGATTCTTGTAGCTGCATATGGCGAAGACATAAAAATGAATCGCGTTCACCACATGATGCCAGAATGTCCTGAGGCAGAAGTGAATATTTTTCTAGAAGTTGTGAATCCAGCCCTATTTTCATTTGCCGCTCGTAATATTTGGATCCCGAATGCCGAATGGACTTACCGGGCGTGGACTGACTATATTCCGATGTTTGACGAGATTTGGTGTAAGACGACAGAATGCCTAGACATTTTTACAAAGTATACGCCCAATACTCGCTATATTGGCTGGACGTCTATTGACAAAGTTTGGGATCCAATCAAGCACAAAAAGAATTATTACAAGGCAATTGTTCCAGTAGGGAAGAACATCTTTCGCAATCCCAAACCTATTCTTCAAGCCTACTTCCGTATTTTGAACTCCGATCCAAAAATATATACCAAGCTACCTGTTTTAAATATTGTTTACGACTCTTCCGTCATTCAGTTTCATGTTCCCGACGAAATTAAGTCAAAAGTTCACCTTCACGACAAGCTTCTTACAGATACCGAGTATGATGATCTTCTTCGCGAGTGTGGGCTATGCATTTGTATTTCGGCATGTGAAGGGTTTGGCCATGCCGTAAATGAAGCGCTGACTGTAGGCTGCAATGTTCTTCTGTCTCCGATTCGACCATTTATTGAAAATATTGTAGGGTCGGGTGTCAATCCAGGATCATTTTATGGTGAAGTATCCGAAAAGATCGACCAAGTAGACTGTATTGCTACTATGATCGATACAAGTGTTCACTCAATTATGGATGCACTAGAGGCCTATGTAGATACTGATCTGAAAACGAAACGGTTAGGTTCCGAGTTCATGCGGACAGTGTATGAGGTCAATCATAAGAAATGGGTTGGTGATATGAAAAGTTATCTTTCCGGACTTAAGTTTGAACCTTATTCCCTGAATAGCACTCTCCCGAAGGAAGATATACTTCCCGATGTTTCAATTGTAACCATAACAAAAGATCGTCGTAAGTTCATGCCACTTGCCAAGTATTCTTATATGATTCAGTCCTATCCTGAAAGTAAGCTTGAGTGGGTTATTGTAGATGACGGCGATGACCCAATTGAAGATACGCTGTTTGGCGTTCCTAATGTGAAGTATGTGAAGTGCGACAAGATGAATATTGCCGACAAGCGTAATTTGGGAGTTAAGGAGGCAATGTATGATTTTGTGTGTATGATGGACGATGATGATGTGTATCCCAATAATAGTATTCTACAGCGTGTAGCTATGCTACTCAAAGAACCGTCTAAGGAGTGTGTGTTCTGCACGACGATTCCATCATACGATATTTGTAAATATTCTTCATTCATGAATGTTCCACCAATAACATTACCTATGTCTCAGCGCGTGTCTGAAGCGACGCTGGGATTTACTCGGAAGTTTTGGGATGAGCGCAAGTTTCAGAGTGGAGTTCAAATCGCAGAGGCTGACGCATTTATTCGCGGTCGCGAGCAGATGTGCCGGGAGATTTCCCCGCAGGAAGTTATTGTGAGTTTAGTTCATCCTCTGAATACCAGCTCGCGTCGTATGCCTGAGATGAAAGAGCCTAATGGATGCCATTACGGTTTTAATGAAAAACTGTTTGCTCTAGTTTCTGAAATCGGTGAAGATTTAAAGGTTAAAGAGCTTGCGTAGACCGGACTTGCGGTGGCTCTTGCGGTGGCGGCGGCCACCCTTGGGGGCCTCGGCAGCGGGCGCCGCGGCGGCGGGCACGGCGGGTACATCACCGCCCTTTAGGACAACGCGGCCCTTGGGCTTTAGGCCTAGGTGGCGTAGCGTCTTCTTGATCGTTGACGCAGCGACCTTGCGTACCTTGCGAGAGCGGCGCTTGCCACCGACTGGGGCTGAGTTTCCGGCAGTTCCATTTAGCGTGGTGGGGTTAGCGTACGCCTCCATTTTGTTTTATATTAACCTTCAGAGAAATTGTTTAGGCCGAGCAGGATTGGCAGGGCTCGACTGTGAATTTTTGCGCACTCGAGGCTGCCTTTGTACGCAAGTAATAACATCCGGTTTTCAGTCCCTGCTTCCAAGCGTAGATATGCATAGACGAAATCTTGGCATATGTGGGCTCAGTCAGGAATAAGTTGAGCGACTGCGACTGACAAATAAACGGAGCGCGATCGCGAGACATATTGATCAGCGTCTTTTGGGGAATCTCCCATGCAGTCTTATATAGTTCCTTCAGATCATCGGGGATCTCTTCAATGTTCTGAATAGAACCATTATGTGCCATAATCTGTTCACGAGTCCATGAGTTCCACAGGCGAAGCTTAATGAGATCTTCTACAAGATACTTGTTCACCACCATGAAATCGCCGGCGAGGACGCGACGAGTATACAGATTCGAAGTGAACGGTTCAAAACACTCATTGTTTCCGAGAATTTGGGAGGTTGAAGCAGTAGGCATTGGAGCTACAAGTAGCGAGTTACGAATTCCGAATCGCTGCATCTCTTGGCGCAAACGATTCCAATCTAGAATTGAACTTGGCTGAACATTCCACAGATCGAACTGGAAGTTGCCATGAGATGTTGGTGATCCATGATATGATGGGTAATATCCGGCCTTTTCAATGACTGGCATTCCGCGCCAGTATCCTTCAACTGTATTTTGAGCTGCAGTCTCAATACTGGCTTGGCAAGCCGCATAGTAGATGTGTTCGAAGATTGTAGCATTTAGCTGTTGAGCTGCCTCGGAAGACCATGGTAGGCGCATGAGGGCAAACACATCCGCCAGTCCCTGAACTCCAATTCCGATAGGACGATTTCGGGCGTTTGAAGCGCGAGTTTCGGGGGTTGGGTAAAAGTTCTTATCAATCACAATATCCAAATTGCGCGCAAGGATTTGAGTATATGCTCGAAGCTTACCAAAATTGAAGACCCCGTCCTCCACGAACTTCGGTAGCGCTAATGATCCAAGATTACATACTGCCGTCTCTTCCGGTGAAGTAAACTCCATGATTTCGGTGCAGTTGCCGGTTAGAATGCCATTGAATACTCCGGCGTGATTCAGTGGCTCATTAAAACAATACGTATCATCGTAACGTCCATCAAATTCAACTGAAACTACCTTCTGCGATACCCAGGACTTATTTATGCTATAATATCCTTGAAGAATCATTCCTTGCTTCAGTTCCCGTGCTTCAATACGTTCGCAATTTGCGATTGTAGGAGACGTCGGTAGAATGAACTTATGATATTCCGTACAGTATAGGATGTTTCCTCCTACATTAACACGAAGTAGCTTTTGGTTTGTACCTGTCTTAATAACCTTGACTTCGCTCAATTCATTACCATTCCATACCTTGATAGTCTTGTTCTCAAGTTTACTAATCATTTGGTACACCCCTTGATCAGTTAGGACTAGTGTTTCAGGAGCTACACACAGATTAGATGATTTAATCGTTCCCAAATTTTGTTGATTGGACTTGGCGTTGGCTGCATCCTTGTAGCACAAGTAAGGATTACCCGTCTGAATCTGACAATCTAGAATCATCTGCCAAATCTTTTGGGCAGGAATAGTCTTACGACCACGACCTTCAGACTCATACTTACGATACAGTTCATCGAACTTCTCACCCCAAACATTATCCAAGCCAGGGCATTCGTTGGGACACATCAGCGTCCACTCAGTATTTGCCTCAACTCGGCGCATAAACTCATCGGGAATCCAAAGACCGTAAAACAAATCACGAGCCCGATCTTCTTCTGCACCTTGATTCAGCTTGAGGCGAAGAAAGTCCTCGATATCCGCATGCCATGGCTCCAAATAAATAGCGAACGAACCATTACGCTTACCGCCCTGATTCACATACTTCGCGGTATCATTGAATACTTTTAGCATTGGGACAATACCAGTAGACTCGCCATTCGTGCCGCGAATACGAGAGCTGCGTGCCCGGATATTGTGAATTGAAAGACCAATTCCACCGGCCCACTTGGAAATCTGGGCACAGTCGCCCAAAGTCTTGTAAATACCCTTAATTGAATCATCTGACATCTGAAGCAGGAAGCATGATGATAGTTGGGGAGTTACAGTTCCCGAATTATACAAAGTGGGAGTCGCATGAATGAAGTATCCTTCAGATAGAGCATCATACGTCTCCTTTACACGGACAAAGTTGGCACCATGAAGCTGGATAGCTACTCGCATCCACATATGCTGAGGACGCTCTACAACATGACCATCTACTCGCAGAAGGTACCCACGCTCTAGCGTCTTGAACCCGAAGTAATCGAACATGTAATCGCGGGAATAATCAATCATTGACTCATATTGATTCTTGTGCTTACAAGCTAAATCGTGATACTCGTCAGTCACAAGTTGGATAGATCCATGATACAGCTTCTCTACACAATCAATTAAAGTTTGGGGAGTAATCTTCTGATGGTTATCAATAACAATTCGCGACGCTAGCTTCCCGTAGTTTGGGTGGTAACGAGCTTGCATCATCGCACAAGTCTCGCCAGCGAACTCGTCTAGCTTAGAGGTTTGCATACCATCTACAAGCTGATTACATACCTTTTGAGCCACAAGGTCAGGATTCACATGTTCGAGACCCTCTGACAGCTTCCTGATGCGCTGTAATACCTCATCGAATGAGACTGGTACTTGGTCACCATTACGCTTAATTACGAACATCTTACTCATTTAAAAACAGTATCCAATAAAATCCGTTCCCAATTAACAATGGGAAATACTCCATCAATTGGTTCTACTTCCGCCGCTCGCAAAGCTACAAAAGCTAAGCTATTTGAACACAAACTCGGTCGTTCAAGAAGTATATCGGATCTCGGAAATGTGGATGTTGATATTTTTGGTAAGAAGTGGACCGACTACCATGGAGGATTACGGCGCCGCAAGTTTAACGGAAATGTGCATCGACTCAAGCTCGCGAATAATAAGACCAAGCGAGTACGGGGCCTCAAGAACCGTACCCTGAAGATCCGACGATGAATCCAGGTAACCAGTTTCAGGCTGGAACAGAACTTCGGTCTTATCTGACCGATCCATCAAACTTTCATTCAAGAACTTTGAAATACCATGTGAAATGAGCACATCGCGCTCCATCTCTCCGATTCGCAGACCGCCTTCATTTGAACGACCTTCAACTGGCTGATGTGTCAGTAGTTTCTTGGGTCCGGTCGTGCGGTAATTGATCTTGTCTTCCACCATCTGCTTAATGCGAAGGTAGTAAGTAGGTCCCATAAAAATCTCAGATTCCATCATTTCACCAGTCTGACCGTTATATAGGATTTCGTGTCCATACGGATGCAATCCTATCTTATCCAGCAGATCACGAACTTCCATCACACGGTTCTTCGCAGCAAATGCGGTAGAATCTACCAAGCATCCAACTTCAAGACCAAGTTTCACGGACATCGATTCAATTAACTGACCAACCGTCATACGAGATGGGAACGCATGAGGATTGACAATAATATCGGGGCGTAATCCGGACGCGGTAAAAGGCATGTCTTCTTCCGGAACACGAAGACCACACGTTCCCTTCTGACCGTGACGAGCAGCAAACTTATCTCCCAAAACCGGAACACGAGATTCGGCTACACGAATCTTTACGGCTCGAATACCTTCGGGGGTAACATACCGATAAACTGAATCAATAATTCCGTGCTGTCCGCGCTTTGGAACATACGATTTATCGCGATACCCTGTAACTTGACCCCCATCCTTCTTAACCGGAGTAACAATCCCAACTAGAACCGTCTTATCATCAATCTCTTTACCCTGCATGATAATACCATCTCCATCCAAGAGATCATAATTGTATCCCTCTTTGCGTACAACCGTCTCACGAAACCTTGGATCGGCACCGACATTCGCAAACAGAGTAGATTCAAACACAGAAAATTTACCCTTATCGAATCCGGATGATAGCGCTTCCTCAGCGATATCGTAGGAGTGATAGTAAGTCGTTTGAAACATTCCGCGCTTCAGTGAACCTTCATTCATAAGAATTGAATCTTCCTGGTTGTATCCGGAATAGACAGAAAGAGCTACAATTACATTCTCGCCATACCCAATGCATCCATTCTTACCCAAAACCGCTGAAGTCGTCCAAGTTTGAGAAATTGGGCGCTGAGCATAATTGAGCCAAGTTGCGATTGTATCGAACCGTTTATTGAATGCTGTATTGAACCACGATGACGCCTGTTTAGCCTGCTGGCAGCTAAAAGCGTTACGAGTCCCTGGATCATGATCACTGTGTGGTAGAACACTCCCGGTTGCCGAAAACATCACTGTAGGATGAATTTCTGAAGGACGAGACGGAGAAAATGCTTCCATGTTGATGCGTAAACTTTCGGATTCCTGGGCATCGATGTAATCAATTAACTTCAAGTCCATATCTGACCACTTTTTAATACGCTGAACCGTATCTGGCTTAACTCCTTCCCGGTAAACTGGTCGAGAAGGCCGACCTGCATCCGTAAATACAATATACTCATTGTCAATACGGTTCCAGCACAACGATACAAATTTGCTCATTTTACGAGCGCGACGCAGTTCAAGAAGCTCGGAATGGTAAGTTTCCGCATCACCCGTGAACACTCCTGCTAAATCTGAATTAACGAATACGCGAGTCCAAATAGGATTCCAAGTTGATGGGTGAATCGAAACGATTGGAATAAACTTGGAAAATTTCGAAATTATTCCAAAAATTTCGGATGGCGGTGAAGCAGTCGATATGGCGCAAAGTAGAGTGAGCGATTTGGTCATACCAACTCCACCACCGTCCGGATTGTCTACCGGGCACAGCATACCCCAAGAACTTCCATGAATACGACGAGGTTCTACGACTTTGAGTCCCTTATCCATCTGAAGATTTACTCGGCGCAACTGAGCAGCAGTGCCTAAATAACCATACCGAGTCAGTTCCTGTGAAATCCCATCCATACCTCCCCATTTCCCCTTGAATGACTTTTCTAAAGCATTGATGAAAGCATAATGCTGCCAGTAAAATGCATCTATATTTTCAACATTAACGAGCTCGCGAATCTTCATTCCGGAATACTCTTTCTGTTGGAAGTGAATGCGCACATCAAGTTCCTTAACCATACGCTTGGCCACCTCTTTGTAAATACGACGAAACTCGTAAAATACTAAATCCCCTGAAGCATCCAGCCGCTTGTAACGGTAATGATCGCGATCGCTTTTGCCTTTGTTTCCCAGCGCTACATCCATAGCCATGCGAGTCATCATACCAAGTAAGTAGGCTTTACGACGGTACAGTGCAGGGACAGATTCATCCTGTCTATGACTGCAGTGTGGAAACATTTCTAAATACAAATTTATGTACACTCCGCCATTCGTACGGGTACGATGCTGGCGACGGAGAACTAAAAGATTGGGATCCTGGTTCTGATCTGTTTCCTTACGCATTTCAGATGAAATAAATGTATCGTGGGACAGAATTAACTCCATAAATATTTCATCGTATACGGATCGCGATTGTTCTGGTATTCCGGCAAGAATCGTATCGTAAATATCCTGGTCGTTTGTTAGTCCAAGCGCGTGAAATACACTAATTAAAGGAACTGGCTGGGTAAATCCGGGAAGTGTGATAAGCGCCAAACGCTTCTTGGAGAATACAGATAAATCATCCGTCTTAGAAATCGTATCTAAATCATTGGGCTTATCATTCTTTGGAGGAATCACAATGAAGTGTGAATAAGGGCCACGGGTACCATCATCTGATACTGATCGCATAGCTCCAATATATTCAAACTTTTCAGCCTTGGTAGCGCCTTCGATCTTGATCGCCGATTCCTTCTCGACTAAACCACGGGCTCCTTCATCGGCAGACTGAGACACACGCCTAGAAGCATAAAACATATTGTCTCCAAGACGCTCCTGCGTAAGAAGAACTTTTTCGGCTCCACCAATCACAAAGTAACCTCCTAGTTCAAATTTACATTCGCCAGCCTCATAAAGTTCAGATGCATTCATCGTAGAAAGATAACACAGCGAACTCTTTAACATGAGCGGGAGCTTGGCAATTTTAACATTTTCAAATGTGCGAGTTTCAGTATCCTTGCCTACAGAGTATTCAATATCGATTGTTCCCTGAATATCTAGAGCATATGTCGTATTATCCAATCGGCATGCGTGTGGAAGTACTGCCTTGTTATCGTCGTCTACGGGGGGTAGGTATTGAATCTTATCGCCAGTCTTTCCGCCAACATAAATCTTGATAGTACGGTCATCGGCCAAAACAAGCTGTAGAGGATTGGAGCCCTTAATAAAATTGGGGATCTTTGTGTTCAGCATATCTGCATATGAATCCAAATGATGCCTGACTAGAGGGTTTGGAGTATCTTCGAAATATGTGTCAAAAACATGCCTTGCGACCTCCATTACTTTCCTTGCAGAAAAACAAGAATGAGTTATTCCGACTTAGCTGTAGCTATTATTGCAACAGCTATTTTCACTGTTGCCTTTTTAGCACTGTACAAGTATGTTATTAACCCACAGAAGGTCTTAAATATTGCAAAGTCGCAGTGTCCGGATCGTTGGTCGTATAATTCTCTAACAAAGCAGTGTGAACCACAGTACACGACACACTGCACTGCCTTTGATCCTAATGCAACAACACTACAAACTGCAGCTGCAAAGTGTAATGTAGCACATTCTTGTGGTACTTCATGGCCGGGCAATTGCCCTTAAATGCGCATACCGAGAATCGAACTCGGGCACAGGCCTTATAAGAGCCTGGGACTAACCACTATCTTATATGCGCGTTGTTACTAGTGTGAATGCGTTTAGATTGTTTTAGAATAGAATGGTAATGTATTCTGAGGTTTTTAGACCTAATACTTTAGATGATGTCATCGGATACATCGATGAAAAGAAACAATTAAAGGAATACCTGACTTCTACAAACTACACGAAATCAGTTATTCTTTCAGGACCACCAGGAATTGGAAAGACCACTTTGGCTCTTTGTGCTGCAAGAACATTTGGACTAGATCCACTTGAAATTAATGCATCTCGATCGATCCGCAGTTTCGAAGATGTCGAAAAAATCAAAGATGCGTGTAAGTCAGCAGTAAACATTCATTCATTCATACTTGGAGAAACACAGCGAAGAACTTGTGTTATATTTGATGAAGTGGATGGTTCTGACCCTCACGCCCAAAATAAGATCGTTGAATGGGTTCGTGATCCAACGAGGAAAGTTCATATAATTTGCACTGGAAATGAACTTCCAACTATTTTTAAACGAAATACTGATTGCATTGACAATATTCGTTGTTTTCCACCAAGACCTGCAGATCTACAATCATTCTTTCCAAATGAAGACATTCCAACACTAATGAAAGAATGTTATCACGATGTCAGACGAATGATTCACCGAATTCAGTATGGTGTTTCAGATGTGATCCCTAAATTTGTCTCTCCACCTACTGGTCTTCAGCTGGAGCAGAGTTTTCTGATGAAGCAGCGGATGTTTGGCCTGACTGACCCACTTCACGAATATCGTAACGACAGACAGGACATCGCACACTCATCGAAAACCAGTTTGAAATACAAGATCGGTGGTAAGAATGTCGACACTGTCTGATCCGAACACCGTTGCTTGTAATAGGTTCCTGGCAAATTGCACAGGGAGAATCGGACGTATCTTGAAGTTCTAGGGCCGCATTAATTTGAAGTTGGCTTGGAGCCACAACGACTGCATCATTAAAGCGAGCAGGAAGTGCCAGTGTAAAAATAGCATTGGCGGCAGACGTATACAAATGATTTGAATAAATGCGATTCACCAGCTCTAGAATGAAGGACTCGGAGTTCATGTATCGAGTTAGAAGACCAGTGCGAGCAGGATAATTCAGTAGACGAATATTCGCATTACTGAAAAATTCATTACGACCCTGAGCAAGGGCAAGCACAATTTCGAGGATATCTTGTTCCATTATATTTAGTTTTGCGGTTGTTTGAAAATCCCTTAGCGTTTCAGAAACATATCCATAGGACCCTTAACTAACGAATGTCCGCGCTTTTTTATAATTTTTGATAGTTCTGGAGAACTAAGAAATATAATTGAATCCAAATCCTTTTCCTTTAAGCTTAAGACTTTAAGCGTAGCTTTTTCTTCATCCATAGTTTCCAAATACTGTTCGTAGAACTTATTATAATCCTTCTTCTTATACCCATCCAACTGATCAATGGCCAAAGCAAATAGCTGAGCAACTGGGTTTTGAATTTGGTTTGTGATATAAAACGGAGTATCTACATGTAATTTGTTGGCTTTAACATACTCAACTGTTTCAATTCTTTCTCCTTGCTTACCTTTAGCTGCATTTTCGGCAACATAAATATAGGATAATCTATCTCCAACTTGAGGCTTATTTCCTGCATCCCGCTCTTCCATTCGGTCAGCCAGAACTCGATGAGCAATTTGACCTGGGTTCTTGTAATCATCGCGCAGCTGTTTTGAAATAATATACTTCTCAACTGGAAATTTATCTTCAATTACCTGAAGTAGCATTTCCTTAACCATCTTTTCAGCTACCTTGATATTACGGTGTTCCATGAGCGAATCCAGTGCTCCACCAAAGATATCTTTTACAATAGGGGCATTATCGCGTCGCTTGAGTGCAACTCCCATGGTCTTGCGCTTACACTTTGTCACATCGTCCTCATACATCATACCTACATACCGCTTACGGCAGAATAGAATGAATGGATAGAATGTCTTTTCGTATTCGATACGGTACGAACGACCGCAGAAGGCCGTAATTCGATCAGCTGCTTTCTTACCAAGTTCAATACTTTCAGCGAGATCTTTCGTTGCAAACTTTACAAAGATCGAATCCGTATCGCCATAAATCACTTCACCCCCAAACTCTTCCTCTACGATCTTCTTAGCATCACGAATCCTCTGCCGACCAGCAGCAGTCGTGCACGCAGCTACCTCCAGTTTACGAATAGGAGAAGTACTGGAACCACACTGACCATAGACTGAATTCGCTACAACCTTGTACGCTAGCTGCAAACCATTCAGAACTGACTTTTGAGACTCATCTTCAATCGTTTCCATCAATTTACGAGTTTCCTTACGCTTCTTAAGTAGGATATCCAGCGTCAGTGGAAGAATGCCTACGGTGCGTGGATCAGTATTGGGCTGAACGAATCCGCAAGTAATACGACCTGAAGGAGTCTTATCGTCTCCAAAAGTATCGTAAGAAATCTCGTCGATCTTATAACCTTTGGCCAAAAGTTCAGTTCCATCAGGTCCTTCCTGCCTAATCTTCTTTCCAGTTGCTGTAAAAGTCTTCACATAGACTAGCGTATCGGGTGATAGATTGAACGCAATCATATTCGAAGGATATAGGGAATTAAAATCCAAAACGGGAATCGGTTGATCTAGATACATTCCAATTTTGGGAGGCAGAACAATCGCTCCCTCATAACTTGAATCTCCCTCGTATCCGTCCTGGGTCATAATGATCTGATTACGCTTAGAAGCCTGGTAAACTACGGCTGAGAAGATCTTGATTCCTTGTCCGCGTAGAAAGATATATTGAATTGGAACTCGGCATACATCCGCCATACCACGAGCATTTACGAGAGTATCGAGTTTCGCCATTAGTGTAAGAACTAGATCACAATCCTGAATACAATACTTAGCAATCACGGCTCGATCATCTGCTGAACCACGATGAGACGCAAACATCTCTTGAGCAGTGGTATCGTCCTTACCGAAACACCACTCAAGCTTAGAAATCTCATCGGATGATAAATCATGCAGAATTTGAGTGTCCGATCGAACCACAAACCATTTTGTGTCCTTTTCAACAACTTGAAACTTCTCGCCTTCACGGTAAGGGTTTGTGGTATTTGTCATCACATCAAAGCGAACTAGATTTCCTGTAAACAGTCCACGAGTCGTTTTCGTATGAACCTTAATGTTTAGCTCATCCAACCGTTCGATTTTTGTAACTTTATCACGCAAGAACACCGAAGCCACATTATCGAGCTTGTATGAATCGAGGTTCTGTTCGCGTCGAACTGATAGAAGCAGATCAATAGCAAGTCGGCCAGGAACTTTTAGGTAACGAACAGCGAATGTCCCCGAGGCTAGCTCAAATTTCTTGGCTTCGGTGTGCGCATACGTTACGGAACCGCGATTTTTCCAGTCATCAATTTCGACTCGGCCAATATTGAAGATCAATTTGTTGTAAGCACACCGATCCGCGATATACGAGTCGTCAAACCCGAAGGTATTATACCCAGCAATAATATCCGGATTCTCAAACCGAATGTATTTCATGAACTCTTCGAGCAGATGCTTTTCGTTACGGCAACTCACGAATACCACACTATCGTCTTTTGAAGAAGAACATGTTCCTGAAACAAATACGAAGCGCTTGTAAGAATTCAGCATATCATCCGTGTACCGGAAACTCACACCAATTTGAATGATTTCGTCGGAAGGATTCGATGCGACTGGAAAGTTTCCGGACTCTGAATATGTTTCAATATCATAGCCAGCAATGTATAACGGTACATTGGCAGCTGTAGGAGTAATTTCGGTGTATTCCACCGTAAAACATACATCTACATTCTCATCATCTCCCGGATCTTCCTCGTCTGCCTCGAATGAAATTGCCGATGCCGGAGCAATATCCATTTCGTGAAACAGACGAATATAAGGCGGTAGATTCGCTTCGTAAATATCTTCAAGCATGATCTCGCGCTTTCCAAATTTAGCAGTTTTTAGAGTCTTCAAAACCATCTTCATCATAATGGTTCCATTGAATGAAAGTTTCCAAACGCGAATTGGGGTCAGGCCACTAAATCCGCGCATAGCATCCAGCTTAGCTTCTTGCGTGATCTTCATACCCACAAGAAACTTACCATCTTTTGACATTGCAGACCCAATATACGAATAAACATTTGAAGTGGTTTCTCCTTCTTCGGCTCGGAGATAGAAATACGGCTTAAATCCCGTGAGTCGAACTTTGGCTACTCGGTCATCTTCCAAACGCCCAAAGACATCTACGGTGTACTTACGGTCAATATCTTGTTCAAGCCAATCACAAGGCTGGAGAATCATCGTTGGGAGATACTTTAGTTTGATACTTAAATTCGTTTTGTAAAAGTAAGAGAATGTCAAACTATGGACTGCCATTTATGTATGCCAACTCCCGTCAGGGCGAGGCGGCGCGGGATGTAGCTGTCAATGAGGCGAATACTGCTGGACTCAAGGCGGCTCAGCCGTCGGGATGTGGAAACAATTGGGCGGTGGCGGCTTCTATTCCCGGCATGATTCCTATGGGTAACTTTGGAAATTCTCCCGAGGGAGGATGTGCAATTGATCTCCAAAGCGAGCTTCTATTTGGAGATCCGGCCACAGCTCGTTTCAAGGGACCTAAGCAGACCTTTGCTCGCCCATTTGCTACGACACCTAATCTAGGTCTTGGCTCCATTGATCATATCGACGAGCAGAGCCATGTGATGTTTGGCCACTCTACGGCGAACCGCAAGAGCATTCAGACCGTTACGGATAAGCAGTTCCCTGTATTTGAGCCTCTGATTGCAGAGAAGGCAGCTGACATTCCTGATAACAATTACTTTGTGGAACCATTTCTTCGTGGGGGGTACTCTGCTCGACTTGTGCCGCGGACGCGGGTTGATTTGACGAAATAGACCGTTTAGCCTGCTCTTCATCCATCTTTTTTAATGAATCCCGAAAAGTTCGTATCTGATTCTCTTCTTCCGTATAATTGCGAATAGGTTTAATAGCATCATAATACTTTCGCGCCGCGTTCTTTAAGGGGGGTAGAAGTTTCTCAACAGCATCTTCTACATCGTTTGTTTCAGCATATACACGTTGGGCGTCATCTTCCGAGCAACCAGCAAGTTCCATAATAGTTTCAATTGCTCGGCTCATATTTTATTAGTTAAATGTAATAACACGAAAATGCGTTTCATCGATTCACTCTGCCCACCCGCCCTCCTCTATCTCCTCTACATTACGATCCATGTAGGAATGGATCTGTCTCTCGGTCTATTTGTCACCGCTGCTTCTAAGGTCATTATGGGCGTTGCCGGAGTCGTAATTTTGGATGCACTCTGCTCTGTAGATTTGGGTGTTGTCTCATGGGCTATTGTCGCCGTACCATTCATCATGGTTGCGCTCGCGTCTTCGATTGCTCTAGGACTCGGAATGGATCGTGTAGCGTCTAAGTACCTAAAAGAGAAGTTTACTCCTCTCACCGGAGACAATTTAAAGAATCGCGATGTCATAGTTAGCCAGCTGAAGTACGGCACTGAACTCCCACTTTCAAGCAACTCGATGTATTAAAATAAAATGCTATTTGTTGCTTGGATTTATCGCCAAATATTCAATTGCTGCCGGCGTGTAGACCGATTTCTATTTAAGGAGCCTGAGCCCGATCTAGATGAAAGTAATGTTCCGGTGTCAAAGCTTCCTTGGATGTGGATTGGAGCGGTATTTCCTAACTCGGACATTTCCGTAGATTGCACTCACATGGTTGATCCAACGATTAGTTACGGAATGACGGTCACAACAGATTGGCTAGAAAATGTCACCGGTTATACTCCACAGAGTTGGAAGTATCTCGATTCCAAATCGTTAGAAGAGAAGGAATTTCCTTCATCTGGAATTGTAATAGATGATACCGAGTCAGAGCAACTTGAAAATGCGAGTACCGGCTCCAGCACTGACGCAAATCATACTGAATGATTCATCGTATTTTGAGATTGCAGAACAGTATACCGAACTTCATAAAAAATTCAGTCCAAGCGGATACTACAGTGTCATATCTCTTTGGGTTGAAATGATTATAAGTCCAATTGTGATGTTTGCGATGATGATTGTGAATCAGGAACCTCCTGGTATTTTTAACATGCTTTCAATTCACAAAACTATAACTTTATGGCAAGATTGGTTTGAGTATCAAACTCTCAAGAACCATGTACACAGATGGATGAATATTGTTCGTTCCATCGGTGGACCATTTATTTCAACAAATGACCCTAGTTACCAAGCTTATGTTTATGCCGATGCTATGCAGCGTATTTATTACTCATTCTTTCCAAAGAACTGACTAAAAGTTTTGAGTAATTCGGCACCCTGCTCAATTGCAGGCTTCATCTCAGATAGAGAACCCATCAACTCTTTCTGAAGACCCATCAGTTCTTTCGTGTCGCGGCGCATACCGCCAATCTGCTCGGGAGATAGGTTACGATATGCATGTAGGATAGTTGTACCAACGTCTACATGTGGATCATCCGTCTTCGGTGGAGCAGGCTCCGGGGATTCCTTCTTCTTAGGCTTGTCCTCCTCCTCCTCCTCGAATCCCTCGTAGGTGTTCTTAGTGATCTGACAGATTACATAGATTCCTACTAAGCCAGCAATCACGGATGTGGTATGGGATAACTTGCCTAGATAGTGTGCTAGGATATAGGCTAGTATTACCCATACGATCATATGTCCAACGCGCCGCTGAACTAAGTAGATGGCTACAATTAAAAAAAGTAGTCCGGCAATTAAGGTGTCCATTATCATATTGAATGAAATTTAATGGGCGCGTACAAAGCTACCAAACCCCGAACCCGGCTGGGCACCATTGTTATTAAAAGCGCCCTCTGCAGCCGCACCTGAACCGTCGCGAGTTATTACACCGCTAAAATTCGCAAGTCCACGCTCACCAGTTCCCTCGTAAGAGGCAGACACACCACCAAACTTACCACCACCGCGACGAGTCTTGCGCCGGCGAGATGCGCGGCGCTTACGGCCAGCGCCTAGCTGGAATGAATTTCCACCACGGTCATTTAAGCCAGCAGCATACGCTCCAGCCTCCGAGCCACGACCCCACTCCATAGCACCAGGGGCAATCGCACCAGTAGCACCATAAAACCCACCACGGTGCTTACGGTGACGACGAGTATGTTTCTTAGATACGCGGCTCTTGCTCTTGCGAGGCATTTACTTCTACTACGGAATGTTTTCTAGAACTGTCCATGATCCATCCTCATTCTTTGAACATTGACATTTGAACGTTTGGCCCTTTGAACGAAGATATTCGGACGTTTTCAAATCGGGCACACGAAGATATCCTCCTGAGCTCACTTCATAACAATCGGGAATAGACAGTTTCACAACATCGACTCCACCGGACGTAGTATCCAAATCCACAAAATATCCCGGCTTTCCTACATCATCAATATGGACTTCATAACCCTTAAGTTTCTGTTTTGGGCTCAGATCAGATTTATGAATAAACTTAGCAGTCCCTGGAACATGCTGTATAAACTTCAATAGATCTTTGAGCCACTCATATCGTTGCTCGAACGTCGAGCAGGCATAAACGCAATTTGAATTGTAAATAAAGATATCCGCCACAACATATTCAAACTGTCCAAGCTTTTCTGCTCGGATAAATGTATCTCCGAATAATCGTTCGTCTGCGATACATTGAATTTTACGGCACTCATGTGTAGTCATCCACAAACACACAGGAATGTCGTTATCATACGTGAAGACTAGCCAACCGGAAGTACCGGTAGTTTGGGGAACGCGGAATTGTTTAAGGGAGGTCTCGGGGATTGACCGCCTGAAGACCTGGCGGGAGTTTAGTATCCCCTCGTACAGTTTCTGAATCCGATTTTCGGGGGTCATATTCGGGTAATTTTACTTCCTGGGGCTGCTGAGTGAAAGCTGGTTCGTTTTTTGGGAATAAATGATCGGGAGGCGGTGCACTCAAAAAAGATAGGTCTGTCGCCTGCTGTGGCAGCTGTTGGACGGGAGCCTGAACAGGAACTGGAACATCGCGGTAAATAATTTGGGGTGCTGGAGGATACATGACTCGAGTCGCTACAAATGTTAGGACTTGAAGAATAATCATAACAAAAATAGTAGCAAGCGCCACATATAATACATCTAGAGCTATCATTATTGTTCTTTAAGGTTTCATATTACCCATTCTCTACGAACAGTTCCGAGTATTGCAGTGCGTCTTCTTTCCAAATTCGGGGTTTTGTTGAATATAATGTCCACTTTATATGCTCTTCGTACTCGACTCGAGCCGGTATTGCACCGCTCCAAGGAACTTCTTCGTAATTTTCATTGACATAACTGTATCGGAATCGAACATATCGTGCAGGGACATAACTCCATCCGTCATCACACCACAGAACCGTTAGCTCCTTTATCTCCAGCGGAACCAAGAGCTTCAGCTTCTTGTATGACTGGGGTGACATTCTCGCGACCTTCATTTACTTGCTTATCGTAGCTTTTGATTAAATCAATCCGTATTTCAGGAGATGAAGACATTGCTTCGCACAGAAAGAGAGTATCGTGCAGCGAATTGTGCAAAGATGATGCATTAGGCTTCTTTCCAGTGCAGTGTTCATAAAGCTCGCTCAGCTTCGGCGATTTGTTTTTAGGAAGTTTGCAAATAGTACGCCCAATCTGCATGGTGCATAACTTGGGCTTACCAAGCCCTCCAAAATACTCGTATCCTAAATCCCAAATCATCGCGTTATAAATAACATTGCGATCAAAGTGCATATTGTGAGCAACATACGCGTCGCATGTTTCAGAAAAGAACTTATCCATCACCTCAGCGAGATCATGTCCATACTCGGTAGCCTCAGAAGTTGTAATTCCGTGAATCAGACTAGATTCAAACGGAATCTCCCAGCCCCGCGGCTTGATAATATAACTTTGGCTACTCAGAACCTTCTTACATTTTTCGTCCATGATAGCCCAAGAAATGGACACAATATGTGGCCAGTTGTTAGGTCCTTTAAATGCCGATGATCCAAAATCCCGAGGAAGACCAGTTGTCTCCGTGTCGAAAATTAAGAACTTCATTATGTGGTTATGATCAGTGTATTTAGACTTCACAAGTCCGTTTTTACGCGGAGTGCATTAGGTAGAATGAGATCGCAGCGAAGACGACGGCGTGGACGGCTAGGCCGTAGGTCGTGGGGCAGCCAGCCTGGGCGATCTTGAACCAGTGGGCGAGCTGGGGGACGACGGCCGTGGCGACGCCACCGACTAGCTGGTCAACTAGGCGGTACGTCATGGGTGAGCTAACGACAAAAAAGAGTAGACCGAGGGCGGCGGCATGCTGGAACTTCTTGCTGAACATTTGGTATATTACGAGGAAAAAGTCTTTTGAGTCTGAATAATTGAATGTACCCACTGAGGAATGTTTTCAATAAGACTCTTGACGACCATGATATTTTGAGGAACCGGGTAATGAATGTCTAGAGTATTACTCTCGCAAATAAACATGATTGCGGTGGTTAAGAAGCATACTCTGTTTTTAAGTACGGTTGGACTCCACCTCAAACAATGAAGTTTGTATACCGCATCAATATATGGCATAAGCACTCCTACCTGTGGCGAGGTCCGTACTGAGTCCAAAACAACATTCCAAATGAACCATATTGCATGACGCCCATGAGTCTGTTCAATAAATGAATTTACGCGAAAAGAACAGTCTAGATTTACTTTATTTGTCTTCTTGTAGACCGATGAAAATTTGAGTATCCAGGCGACCCAGTAAAGAGCCCGAGTCATATCGCGCGTTTCGGGGCGAAGACAATATGCGAGTTCATTGATCGGAACATATAAATCCAACGGATCATCATCCTTTACAAGATGGCGGGCGTAATTAGACGACGGGGCTTTCAAGTTTTCATTAATCGTTATTGTATTGAAATCATGTTCGGGTTTAATCGTTGGAAGTGGCGGCAACTTATTTTTACGAAGCATGGCTATTGACGCCGCAACTTCACACACTAGGTTACGAACTTCCATATTATTACGCATATCGGTCATCGACATCACTGAATATTGTCCTTCGATTGGCGAGAACTTTTCATACATTCGAACCAAATACAGGAATACATTGGGAGCAGCGCGATTTATATGGTGAGCGGACGCTTCAAATAAAGTTTGCCACAAAGAATGAACTAATCCCGAACACAGAAGCTCAAGCGTCCAATAACATGCGTAATCTGCGTGACCTAACTTCACATTCTCGTCCAAGACTTTATACACATGATTGCGTAAATGACCCGAGAATGTAAATTTTTGAAAATCCACGACTGTCCTAGTATCTAAGACATTCATTATTTAGTGAAATAGACCAAAACTGTATAATATAAACGCCGATCATTCGTTCTACTTTCTAAAGTATATCATAGTAATAAATAATATTTGTTACCTAATTTGTTATCATTTTGAAAAATATACGATATATTGATACTCTTTTCCGCAGCGAACGAGGTCCACAGTTTCCTTGTGCTGGAACCCACTCGTCTGAATAATATTAATTAAGCGTTCTTTTGAAGGCATGGTTAACTGCAGCTTGTTTTCGCGGTACTTTACTCCTCCATTCGATTCTTTATCGTAATAAGTGAAAGTTTCGTCATATGTCGCGTTATCCTCGTCCTTTTTCTTGTTGAAACGGCCTAGATACTTGAATTTATCGAAGTAAACATTGGAATCAACTACGCGATCCAATGAATACTTTTGGAGTGAAAATGCGGCAAATGGAGATGCAATTTCATGTAAGGGATCGAACTTATCGGGATCAACCATATGAACCACAAACCATCCTCCTGGCTGTAGCCACTGGTAAGCATTGTCCGAAAGAATCTTGGCGTTCTCAAACATATAGACTGAAAATCCCAAAAGAACTGCATGACTCACTGATTTCTGTGGGAATAGATGCCCATTTGTCACATCTCCCTTCTGAAACTTGGCAGATGGGCATCCATCGCGGGCCTTCTTAATCATAGCGTCAGACACATCAACACCCACATATTCCACGCCTAAATTCTTGAACCAGCATGCATGAGGCGCTGTACCACAGCACATATCTAGGATACGGACTGCAGATGTAGGCCAATCAGCTAATGCTATGTCCTGTAAAGACACTTCTTCATACTTCAACTTTTCATTCGAGTTCCACAGGACATCATAAATTGAAGCATACGTGTCGTCGTAAATATCAGCATCGTGCAGCGCCACACTCTTACCATCTTCAAATCCTTCAATGGAAGAATACCATGTAGTTACTCCATACATGAGTAATATGAGAAGTGCCAAAAATATGTATGCAACGTCCATGTTAGTTATTTACCGAGACTTAATTCGTCCACCTAGAACCTGCCCAACCTGCTCTACAACAGTAGGCGGAACATATGTGAATCGCCGGTAAAGTAAGTATACAATGACAAGTCCAAGAAGTGCAATGAGTCCATCAAGAATCCACGGAAGATACGACCCAACATTGGTCGTAGACGCTAATTCGGTCGTTCGCTTTAGCACATCAACCTTATCGTGAACTTTATTGACTTGTTTGGATAGAAGGGTATTGTCCTCCTCGTGTGATTTTACAGCTGCAGCTAAGTGTGCAAATTGGCTTTGAGATTTATCTTTATGTTCAAGAGTTTTGTATGCTTGCGCATACCTGCCTAAAACTGGCTCTACTTCGCTTTGAGCAATGCTCTGCTTTTCGGCAACTAACCAGCCCTGTCCCTTCAACAGAGTATAGTAATTCGTTCGAGCCTCAGAATAAGCTACCGGGTTCTGATCTTTATTTTTTTCAGCCATGTCCATAGCTAGTTTTAGACCATCGAGTTTACGCTGCCTTAAACAATCCGGTCCACAAGGTGGAGCTACTGAAGCCATTATTTATAGTCAAGTAGATTCCTCCAAGCAGAACCAAAAATGCAATCCAATGAATGAATGATCCTAATATAGAACCGACTAAATATATTACGACAACCGCAATCAGAGTATAAACAAATCCCGAAATAATAGGCTGTACTGAATTGATTTGATCTAAGGTGACTTGCTGGTCGGAAATGAGTTGCTGTAAATGTCCCGAGGCATTTTTAGTGTTTGTAGTTGATTTATGCTGGTCTCCAAATATCTTCTTAAAGAAAGATTCAATATCTGAAACTTGTTTATTTACAGTCATGACTCCAGTCTGTTGGTTATAATCCTTTACTACATCCGTAACCACGGCATCTCGCTGTTTATCGAGTGGAGTTATGGTATTCATAATCGTTGAATAATCCGGCTTATCCGGACGACTAAATATATTACCCAAATCTCCCTTTGTTTGAGCCGTCAACCACAATAGTTTAGAACCGGGATCAGCGGTTAAGTTTAGGGGCGTGTACCCCTGAGTATCAACTGGAGATACTGCGTTTGTAGAGCAATCGCCTTCACATTTCAAAACCTTCGATGTTGGATCGACCGCATACACTGAAGTTTTATCGAGTTGTCCAAGAACCGAACTTACCTTTGTTCCAAGTAGTCCCACAATTGGCGACCATCCCGATTGGAGAACTTCATCCGTCTTCAGTCCAACTCCACTTGAATCTTTGCCGTACAACGAAGTTGAAGATGATGATGTGATCTTCACTTTATTTTCTGACTCGGCAATCCAATTTGTGGTCGTGCACGGTTTGGGACACTTCTGTTTATTATTTTGAGAATCCTGGGCCCAAATGTATGAATGAGTTGAAAATATTTGCGAAGCAGGAAATGGAACCGGAACTACATTCCATACGCCACGCCCATCTGCAGTATTTGTGAGAATAACAATGTTCGATGAAGAGTTCACAAGAATGTATACATTTGTATCATCGGTAGCTATATCTAAAACTACGCCAATGTCAAACTTTGATAAGTCAACGGGTTGCCAATTGCCTGAACAAGGAAGTTGGCAGGTGTATACAGACGATCCACTAAATCCCCATGCAAATCCATACGCTGAGGAAGAAACTTTTTGCAGTTCTCCTGGAATATTAGCCCATGTCAGCACAGACGATAACTGTGTTGACAGAGTGTTGTTTATATCTTGAGTCGTTTGGTCGTATGCAGCCTGAAAATCTGCCATGTTATTATAAAGTCTTCAAAAAGTTCTTACTTAATCCACGTCCTACTGCAGAAATGTATGGCGAATCAGCAAATCCTCGAGTATTTGGCTGGTCAGTAAGAACTTTTTTGTTGTTTGCAGGTACCGTATTTCCGGATGTAGCGGCATACTGAAACTGAACATTCACCGCAGCACGACGCATAGACGTTATAAGGGATGCATCGGAAGGAGATCCTTTGACGGATCCCGTTTGTTTATTTGCCAGTAATCCAACACTTAATGAGTTAATTGACATTTATTTATTATGCGACAAAAGTAATGGATATTAAAGAGTTTGTAGACTCTCGAAATAAAGCGCTTGCCGAGTTTCAAACGCAATACACGTATCTAAAATCCGAATATTCTACTGCCGCATCCGCTGCAATCCAGGAAACTGATCCGGAAAAGCAACAGGCGCTTATTCAGCGTGCACTGGCTGTTAACCAGGAACTTTCGTCCCAGTTAAAAGACATTTTAGCAGTTTTGAATAAAGGAGCAGATTCTTTTGATTCAAAAACACTGGCTGACCTAACGGCTGATCTTATTTCCTACCAAAAAGAATTTCAAGAAATGCAAGCTTCGTCTGACAAACTCAGTACCCTAAAACGCATTCATGCCACAAATAGTCAAAATCTAGGAAGTGCCCAAACTATGTATACGGTATATTTAGGAGTTCTGATCTTCTTGTGTGTCATCGTAGTATTCCTGGTTATTCGAGCATCGTGGACAACGAGTGTCATTGCTGCTACGGGAGGAGCTATACAACGCTTAATGCCACAATCGTGGCGACCATAATACCGATAGCTACATACTGAAAAATAGGAGTTGATGGAGTTTGAACCGGAGTCGATAAGCGCATTTCCGAAGCAACTTCGGCATCATGTTCATCAACTAAACCTTGCCCCAAATGAACGGATTGGGACTTTACATCTTTCATCTTATTTTCGGCATCGGCTCCAATCGTATTTTGAATATTTTGGGTATCCGATTCTACCTGTTTATTTTTAGACAAAATGATAGAATCTAACCCCTTTTCGGCAGCTTCATACGCTATTTGGTATTTCGGGTTTCCGGTTAATTTGTATTGAAGATAGTTATCATGGTAACTTCGCATCAGGGTATTGAACTGATTATCCATTTATACCTTCTGCGATACAATAACGATACCGCAAATTATCCGCCGAAGTCTCGCACAACCCCAACACTTCTACAACATCTCCGGGACGAGCCCCAATAAATTTGGCCATTGCATCCTGGCTCAGAATCTTGGGGATCTGTTCGATAGATTTCAAATTGTAGTTCTTGATAATGTCCGGCTTCTCGTTCTCTCGAACGATACGGTGCTGGGGAACCTTGCGATGCTTGCTGATATTAAACCCGAGACTGCGGATATCGAAGATTTGGACATATACATTCTCGCGCACGGCATTGTGTCCAATAAGCACCTTCATAACAGATTCTGAAGGCCGAGATGGGCTCACAATAATAATGCCTGACGCAAAGTTGTTGTCACCAGCGAAACTTAGAAAGTTATTGAGTTCCTTCTCAGACACACGAGTCTTCGTGCTGAAAATGAGAAGAATGCCTGCGAAAGAGTACATCTTCGTACCCTCCATCGTGCTCGGAACGAGTTCAAATTTATCTGAAACCAAACCACGAGACGTCAGCATCTCCTGAATAGTTGATAGCGCAATTTCTTCAGCTGACAAAGGACGAGTCTTCTTTAGCTCTTGTAGAGCGGCAATTGATAGTTCATCCATTCCTTTACTACTTAATAACTATGAAAACATCATTCCATTTTTTACACGCTTAAATCAAATGAAGAACTGGGCATTTGTAGCAGTTATAGTCGCCCTTGCCGTTATTTGGTATGTTATGAAACCTCGCGAGGGATTTGCCGCAGAGTTTGTTGACCGGTCTTCTGAGCAGAAGACGGATAAGACGCGCACATCGTCCTTTGCTCAAGAGACCAATCATTTTAAGATGATGACCCAAGATGTTCCGCCAGTTGACGGGATTGAAACGCCGTTTCGCGTAAACGCATTTAACTCGTTTGTTCCTGTATAAACACACCAAGATTACTAACTAAAATGCATTTGGGTAAGTCCATATGTTTAAACATGATCGTAAAAAATGAGTCCCATGTAATAGAAAAAACTCTTGATAACCTAGCTAAGTATATTACCTTTGATTACTGGGTAATATGCGATACAGGATCTACAGATGGGACTCAAGATATAATTCGTAACTATTTTGCCAAAAAGGGCATACCCGGAGAGCTTGTTCAGCACGAGTGGCGAGATTTTGGTCATAATCGAACCATATCTCTTCGCGCAGGTTACAACAAATCAGACTATCTCCTAATTTTTGATGCCGACGATACTATGTATGGAAACTTTAATCTACCGGTCGAATGGACGCACGATTGTTACCTACTAAAATTTGGAAGCGGAATGACTTACTATCGCCCTCAGCTCATAAATAACCGCAAGAAGTGGATGTATGTTGGTGTACTTCACGAGTACCTAAAAGCTGAAGAGCCAGTGAACGGAGAGCTTTATCTCGATGGCGATTACTATGTTGACTCGGGAAAGACCGGCGACCGTAGTAAAGACCCGCAAAAGTATCACAAGGATGCCCAAATTCTGAAGGCCGCTTATTATAAGGAAAAGGAGGCTGGGAATGATCTAGCAAATCGGTACGCTTTTTACTGCGCCCAAAGTTTCAAAGATTCCAATCAAGTAGATGATGCCATTGAATGGTATACGCTGATAGCAGATACCCTACCAAACTGGGTACAGGAGCGGTATTATTCATGCGTGATGTTGGGTCAACTATACGAACGAAAGGATAATTTCGAAAAGTCTATTTACTACTTTCTAAAATCATCTGAATTTGATCCCGAACGTATTGAAGGAGTCGTCTTTGCATGTGATAGACTTCGGCGTGCGAATATGCACCAGCTTGTGATGATGCTTTATCACAAGCACAAGAAGTACAACCCGGATCCCAAAAATAAACTGTTTCTTTTTCGTGAACCATACGAAGGACTTTTGGAATACTATGCATCTATGTCGGCGCTAAATACGAAAGAAAAACAAGTAGGATTTTCTTGTGCCAAACATGTTATTCTAGACAGTGCGAATAATAATATTAAAAATGCGGTATTTGATGTTTTGCGGTTTTATGTACATGAACTGCTAGACGATATCGATAGTTTAGATATGTTTTACATACTAACAAGCATTATTCATACCTCCTCAAATCCAGCCCTCGTCACCATTTGGAATCTCCTTTTCAAGAAACATAAAAATGATCTTATTAAACCATCGAAACCAATTAAGGTGAAGACAAAGACTATAGACGTATTCCTATCATTTACTTCATGCAAACGGTTCGATTTATTTGAGCAAACTGTCAACTCCATTATGAACCATTTTTTGGACAAAGAAAAGATTGGGTACTGGTTTTGTGTAGATGACAATTCTAGCGCATCCGACCGATCAAAAATGAAGACAAAGTATCCTTGGATTGTGTTTTACGATAAGACAGAAGCCGAAAAGGGTCATCGTCCAAGTATGAATATTATTTGGAACAAGATGAAAGAGCTAAATCCTAAATACTGGGTTCATATTGAAGATGATTTCCTATTCCATTCGAAGAAGAACTACATTACCGAATCTATTAAGTTTTTGGAACAGTCGGGAAATATACGGCAGGTGTTGTTTAATCGAAATTATGCCGAAACCATCGAAGATATTCAACTAGGAGGACATTTACCGCTCCTTCCGGGATTTGTTCTACATGACCATAAGAACACTAGCGCGAATTACCCAAACTGTCATTACTGGCCACATTACAGTTTCCGTCCAGGCGTCATGGATGCATCGGTCATTCTGAAACTGGGTAATTTTGATAGTCCGAACACTTTCTTCGAGATGGATTATGCGAACCGCTGGGTCGCTGCGGGATACAAGACTGCGTTTTTTGACGGTATTCATTGCCGGCATATTGGTCGTCTGACGAAGGACAAGAATTCGGATACGATTAAGAACGCCTATGATCTGAATAATGAGTCGCAATTTTCAAAGTCATGTAATATTAAGATTATTAACCTCAAACGCCGTCCCGACCGTAAACGGCAGGTAACAAAAATATTTAATGATGCTGGAATGAGTGATATTCAGTTTGTGGACGCAGTAGATGGGGCTGAACTCAAACCGAACCTTTTCCTAAAGAAACTGTTTAACGGTAATGATTTTGGTAGCCGGATTGGAGTTGTTGGATGTGCGCTTACGCATTACAATCTATGGAAATCGCTCTTAACGGATACTGCCAATCAGTATTATACAATTTTTGAAGACGATATAACTCTTGTACCAAACTTCAAGAAAATGTACGATCGACTAAAGCCAGGATTTCACAAGTTTGATTGTCTATTTTTAGGATATCATATGTTCTCAAAGAATCGCGAAGCAACGACCGATACATATGTGACTCAAACCGACACTGCAGAAATAGTCCCTAATGATAAAAACTTAAATATTGGCGGGACATTCGGGTATACTATTAATAAGACTGGTGCAAAAGTGTTACTAGATTACATCGAAAAGAACGGTATTCGTCATGGAATTGATTATGTCATGAAAATATGTACTGAACTCAAAACATACGAGATTCGTCCACAGATCGTGTTTTCAGAGTGGTATGAAACTCCGGGCCAAGATGTGGATTCCGATATTCAGAAAGAATTTAAGGGATTGAACTTTGATAGTATTGTAGACCCGTCAGAACATTTTGAATTCAAAGCCGGCGTTGATCAGATGGGTAACGACTGTTACCATCATGGCGGTAAAAATGTATATGAACTGATGGAAATCGCTATGGCCGATCCAAAGTGTGTAGCGTTTAATACGTTAGGGTTCTTTAAGAATAAAATCGGTCGTCTTACAAAATCTCAGTACTTTGGTGAACGGGATGGTGTGTTTATTAAGAAATCAGCTGTAATTGGCGATGTGGTTCGCGTAAAGATGCTGTGCGATTGGCAGTCATCTAAAAAACTGATAGACGAGTGGTCTTTAATGCCAGTACCTTCAACGATTGAATTAACAACGTCCGATGATGCAGACTTTGATGTGATTATCAATAAGCCGGGAACTGGGTCATTTGATCCGACAAAAGCAATTATTTATCAGATGGAACCTACTGTATATGATCCGGCAAAAAATTGGGGTGCAAAGCTTTGGCCGAAACATGATCCGGCAACGTGTTACCGCATTCAAGATCACCAGTACCTGAATGGAGTCCAGTGGAATTTCCCAATTCCTAGCAGCTTTCCCGTAAAGACTGACGATGTTGTATCTATCTTGAGTGGTAACGGCTGGGATACCGGACACAAACTTCGTATTGCGTTTGTAAAAGCAAATCAGGATTTGATTAAAGTATATGGACGACAAAATTACAACAATCTTGATTGTTATCGGGGCAAAGTTCCCGACGAATTGCGATCAAATATTTACTCAAAAGTTAAATATTGCATTGCCGCCGAAAACAATGCTGAGACGAATTATGCGACTGAAAAGATTTGGGAACCTATTTTGAATGAAGTTTTAGCGTTCTACTGGGGATGCCCGAATTTGGAGGATTACATTGATTCTCAGGCATTTGTGCGTCTTCCGTTAGAAGATTTTGATGCCGCTCGTAAGATTATTGATCAGGCTATTGCAGACGATTGGTGGTCTCAGCGCATTGATGCGATTCGTTCAGAGAAGGCTAAAATCTTGAATATTTATGGGTTCTTTCCAAATTTGAAGCGAGTCATAACTCGTACCAAGGCAGTGATTATTACTTTGAAGGAAGTTGATCGTTCTGTTATGATTAGCAAACTTACAAATGTTCTCTATAAGCTTGGAATAGATACCGAAGTGTTTTATGGCGTAAATGGAAAGAATGTTAAACGAGTTGATAATACATTGACATACGAAGGTGTATCCTATACTCATGATCCAAACGTTCGTCTGAATGGCCAGCCAATGTCAACGGGCGAATTTGGATGTGCTATGAGTCATATGACAGTGTACAAAAAACTTCGAGATGATCCAAAGTTTAACAACTATCTAGTGTTTGAAGATGATGCTCAGCTATGTGGAGATCTGTATGCTCTGAATGATGCTATTTCAAATCTTCCCAAACACTATGACATGGCACACATCGCTATGACTGATTGGTATCCTTTCGTCCACACAACACCAGTCAATGACACTTATTTTAATGTTAAAAAGCAATTCTTTAACCGACTGACTGCATACTTTGTATCAAAGACTGGAGTCAATAAGCTTATTAGTAATGCGATTAATCTTCCCGCAGATGACTTGTTATCGAGCATGTTTAACGCTGGATCATTTGATGTGATTGCTCCGAAGAACTATGTGTTTCAACAGACGCCTGATGTCCCCTCGACAATCAAGGCTATTTCAGAGAACTAGTATGTTTTTCTCTTTCGGGTGATCGGGTAAAGTTCCATTCTTACGATGTTCCTGAATAATATTCCAAATTTCAGTAAAGCTTTCCAAGTTAGACGAAAGCCAGTTAGGATCGCGAGGAACAGTTGAATTGCGAATCGTATCGAAGTACCAGTAAGTGGTACTGAAATCTCGGTCATCTTTTTCATCAAGAACTTCACGACGCCAGGTTGGGACATCGCGAGTATCGTTCAGGTCACGGTAGACAACTTCGCCATCCTCGAAGACGACATAGAACGATTTGATCTTATCTTTGACATCAACCCAAGTCGAATAATTCACTTCACGAAACTTCATTTCAATGTACTCGCACTCCTGCATTCCAGTACATTCCAACTGTAACTGCATTTGATGATAATACACGTCCGGAATCGGAGTACTATCGGAAAACTCTCGAGAAATAGGACACTTAAATTCCACTAGCTTACCGTACCTGAAATCTTCCTTATCCTTTGTGATAATGATTCCGTCGGGAGATGCACCAAGAAATGAGTGAACAGGGTGCGGTACACATGTCGTATCAACGATTTCAATACCTCCCTGAAAATGAGTTGTATAAATTAGCTTAGCAATTGGTTCGAACCTTGTCCCCCATAGCAAAGCTTTAGGACCAGTTCCGGGAGGGGTTCGTTCTCGCGGTACAAGCTTGGACATGATAATCTCGTGCTTTAGAGCGGGAGATGCGTCTTTACACGCTTTGTGGATTTCTGAAGCGGTAAGCATTTCCCCTCGTTTAGTATGCCAAGCATCCGTACGCTGATCATCCTGACCATATTTTTCAAGAAGTAGTTCGACATGATTCATTGAGTTTGTATTACTTAAGTATGCTAAAACCGTTTTACATGTAGGAATCCGTATTGTAACAAATGCAGGAGATCCAAACGCAGGAACAGTGGGTCCTTCATCGGTTAGAACGATTTTATGCGAACGGGGAGCACATCGCTCGAGTAAAAGGTATTCTTGACGGTTCGTCAAACCTATCTCTTCGACTGATTGATTGGTTTGTGACCAATTATGCCAAAAAGTTCAATGTTTCATATATGACGAAATCTCAAAAACATATTATCGTGTACCTCTCCTACAAATCTCATCTCAAGGCGTATAGTAAGCGCATGTTTGATCCATTCTGCCGATGGAAGCGTATTAAGTTTCGCGATATTGAAACGACTGTAGGTCAACTTAACTTCTTCGAGTGGGCTATTACCGATGGTATTCTAGATTATCTTGATACGCATCATGAGAAGGTTCATGCAGATATGGAAACTCGGCTTCACGAAAGCAAGACGCTCGAGACGAAGAAAAAGCGCCATGAACTGTCTCATTCGGCCACCAAGTCTATTTCACGCCACGATGTGCGTCTAACTGTAAAGTTTGATTAACCGCGATCATAACAATGTTCTCGGTACTGAAACCAGGATATGTATATCGGAATTTTTCCGAAGATATTGCCGATCAGGATGATGATTATGACGCCGAAGAGTGGAATTATAATGGCCGTGAAGTATTTCGCGGTTGCTTAGATCCGGGATATCCTGATTGGAATGTTTACTGGTTGTATGATGATAATCTTGTTCGTGTAGGACTAGCCGAGCATGATCCCGATGCACCCGAAATATTCCATTCGCTGTGGTTTCACGACAACCCGTTTGGAACTTTATTCCAAGAAACTGGATGGAAAAAACAAAACACGACGTTATGGTCTTTATTATCTGCAGAAGCCTATCAGGACTGTTTAGACGATGATTTTAAGACGGTATTCGATCGAGCTCTTGGAAGTAATATACGGCTTATGACTCCCGAGTTTATTCTGAACCGCCCAACTATACATCACTGCCAAACATGCAATAAAAAATCGTTATCGCCTCTGTGTTCAGACGCGACCGTTTATGATTATTTAGTTTCGGATTTTTCTATTTTGTTTTTAGATGATTCGTTTGTTGTGTATACAGCGCCATCAGATTCTAAAGTTTGGTCTTACCTCAGCTTGACGCCGCCACCCGGCGCTTGCGAACCGGAGCAGCCGGAGTCGCTGACTGAATTGGCTGATCAGTTGGCGTTGGAGGAACCTCAGACTCCTCCTGAGCCTGTGCAGAGTCCGCGGGAGCCTGAGACTCCTGAACTTCACCATCAGCCGTAGGAGCATCATCGTCCTCGTCGGCGAAGATCGCAGCTGCACCCATACGACGCTGAGGGAATACCTGAGCATCCGTTAGACGCCAAGTCACACCGAAACCCTGACCAGCAATGACATAGATGCTGCCGCTGACTACCAGCTTAGCCTCTACGCCCTTGGGGAATGGCGTGTCCTTCGTCTCGAGCGTCTCGGGCGTGACATACACCGGGTTGCGGTTTGAGTCTACGATCTCTGACGAGACCTTGTTGTCGTAGACTGGAACCTTCACGCGGAAGCTGGGAGGGTACTTGCCATTGGGCACATACTCGCCATCGACCTTGTCGGTCGAGAAGCTCAGGATACGCTTGAAGCTGTCACGGATGGCCTCCTCGGAACGCTTCTTGCCGAACCACGCAACCGAATTATCTACGGCAGCCTTGATGATGCGCTCCTCTAGATCGGAGAGCAGATTGTAGAGCTTGCCAACCTCATCGGCACCCTGGTAGCGATCCTTGCCGTAAGGATCGCAACCCTTGAGAGAACCGATCAGCGTATAGGTCTTCATGCCCGTCTCACCCTCGCGGACAAGGCAGCCGCCAGGGTAGCCAATGCGAGGCAGGCGAATCTGTAGATTACCACCGTTGTACTTCATGTTGATAGGAGGATTACGACCTGCACGCTTCTGACCAAGGACAAAGTTGATCTGGTTGACATCGATTGCAGTGGAGTGAATTGGGCCGTTCATTTTGATTGGTGTTGATATTTCCAACTCTAAAGACTTGGAATCCGTTTTCAACGAAAGGTTTCAGTTTATAGAAATAATGGTCTTGTGCGCATCTTGCAAGAATAAAACCAGTTTGGATCAGTGCACATCATTAGCACTGAAAGGTCTTCTTTTCTGCGGTAAACATATTAAGTCTCGAGAGAAACGCATTTGGTCTATTTTGAATGGCAATAACGGTAAAGCGTCTATAATCCAAAAATATTGGAGAGGATACTTTGTTCGAAATAAAATACGATTAGCTGGACCAGGTGTTTTGAACCGCCGAGATTGCCACAATACCGAAGAGTTGGTTACAATGGACTCTAAGACTGAAGTTTCTCCTCTCGATTATTTTGCATTTACCGAGTCAGGAAAAGTTTACTGGTTTGATATTCGAAGTTTATACCAATATGTCCGAAATACCCCCAAACCATTGAATCCGTATACTCGTCAGCCACTAACTCTTGATGATAGGAAGAGGTTACGAAAGCTATGCCAAATACGAAAGCGCCAAGGAATATTTAATTTGCACGCAGAACCTGTTTACGCGGATTTATCAGAACGAGTTGACCGAAAATGGTTAGAAATGTGTCAAATTATTGAAGAAAATGGGTTTGAAGATATGAATCACTTGTTGTTTGCTTCGCTGAATAAGACTCAACTGTATATTTTACTGAATCTTGTATATATCGACTTAATTGCTTATGCTGCCGAACATAAAACTCCCATTTGTCGAAAGAAATATGTCGTGTGGATGAAGACTGTGATAAGTAAATTTTCAAAGTTTAAATATGGTTCACTTCAAGCATCATATAACGCTGCCAGGGCTATTTTGTCCATATTGAACGATTCTGCTGAACCATATACTTTATGTTTTATAATTATTAGTGCAGTTGTGAGACTATGATTTAAACAGGTAAGGATTATTATATTCATAACCCGCGTTAGAAATGGATTCCGTCAAGTCAGTTACTAAGACAAACAAGATGCCAGCCAACAAGAAGGAGACCAAGACTGCCCCAGTTGCCGCCGAGACGCCCGCAGCCGCGAAGGCCGCCCGCAAGGCCGCTGCTGCCAAGGCGGAGGTTGTTGTACCCGTAGTTGAGGCCGCCGCTGCCCCAGCCGTTGCCGTCGCCGTTGAGGCCGGTGCCGAGCGCTCTGCCGCCACGATCCTAGCGACGCTCCAGGAGAGCCTCCGTGCCCTAGGTGCGGAGACGACGGTACGCGTTCGCGCCCTAGTTGCCGAGGCGGTTGAGGCCACGAAGGCCCTAAAGCGTGATGCGCGCAACTCCAAGCGCCGCCACAAGAAGGACCCCGCGACGATGACGCCCGAGGAGCGCTCTGCGTGGGAGGCCCGCCGCGCCAACAACGCGTTCCTAAAGCTCCGCCCGATCTCCGACGAGCTCGCGAGCTTCATGGGTCTATCGCCCAAGAGCCAGCGCTCTCAGACGGATGTCACGAAGTTCATTGCGACCTATGTCAAGACGCACTCGTGCTTCGACCCTACCTTCAAGCGCCGCATCATCCCCGATGCCAAGCTCGGCAAGCTCCTCCGCGCGAAGGACGGCCAGGAGGTCACCTACCTAAACCTCCAGAGCTTCCTCAAGGTCCACTTCCTCAAGCCCACGGCGTAAATACCTAAAGGTTTCCAGTTTCGTAAAACTGGTGGTGGGCATCTCCCCAAACTAAACATCAAAAACAACTACAACAGAGCAAAATCCAAAAACCTATTACATGGTGATATCTATCGCCAAATAATAGTTTTTAATTATAAATGATTGGTTGGCTTCTAATTGTTGTCGGAGCTGTATTAGCCGCTTGGACGCTCTACTCAATGTTTGTGAAGCGTACAACCAGCTGGGTATGGGGTGCTCTTTGGATTGCTGGTGGCGTTGCTCTAGTATGGTATGGCTACAATCAGGAATTCCCCCCTCAGCCCTCTCTTTTTACTGGTGGCCGCTCGCGATGGTACTAAAACGGATTGATTATGTTCAAGCTTAGAACCAGTAATCGCAATATAAAGCAAATCCAAACAAAATGCATCCGCACGGCAAGAAGACTTTTACAAACAAGAGCGATCCCATTGTTCGCGATTACATCGATGACTTACGAAAAAAGGATACGAAGTATATTCATATTGCCCGCTGTCTTAAGCGCCTCGGGGACGGGCGCGTGGAGGTCGTCTACTGTATTGGCGAAAAAGGCATCATCGCACAAGCAATTATTCCCGGTCGGTTTCGCGGGCGTGCTAAGCATTCGTCATTTGTGGATGTTGGATCCTTTCTACTCATTGCCGAGACCGGAGTGCTGGGACCTGCTTCATTGGAAATGATTGCGCTCATATCCGATGCACAGATCGCTCTAATCAATGATGTCTCTCCAGTCGATAAGAGGGTTCTCGCAAAGGAAACTGATAAGGATGCAATTGAGACGGGTAAGACCGAGAATGGGTTTGAGTTTGATTATAGTGTTCAGCCAGTCAAGATCGATGATATTTGAGTATCAGTTACAATGAGTTCATGTGGTAAAGAAATATACAAAATTGTACTAAAAAACGGCGTGGTTCTTCCGTCTAGAACCATAGAACGAATTTTTGAATTATTGAACAATGTGACAAATAACCGATTAAACAGTTTATCTTGTTTGACTGTTTTTTTGATATTGATTTTACAGATATTGTCTTTGGGATCCCATGCGCACAGATTACCTTTGTTACACAGATCGGGCGTCTTCTTGAATTGTCCGCATGGTGTTCGAATCTTAGAAATAAACTCGTGTGGGGTTTCAATATTTGTAAATGCTACAAACTTTTCAAACCATCTCTTAAGCCGTGGCTCAACTGCTTTACGCCTTAATGGACTTTCGTTTAATGAATCGCGAAGACCATCGAAGTTTGTGACTTGCAGATCTTTCGTTAATTGAAAAATGAGGAATTCATACACTTCCGATTCGTATGATATGTCAGAATGTACAGTCTTCAAGTCTTCGGAGGGATTGCCAAACACGAGAGATTCTTCACCTAGTTGCCGAATACTTTCCAAGACCTGTAGTGCTTCACCATTCTTGCCATCGTCCGGCTTTATGGGAATACGAAGCCCGCTCTTTGTCAGAATTTCCACAATTTGGTTACGAGAATTAAATAACTCTTCCTGAAATTCATATCCTTTTGATGATTCTGACGCTTTTATGAGATTTGTTTTCATGAGTTCCAGTGACGGAAGGCGATCGATATTTTTGTAACCCGAAATGTGTGGATAGTCTGACTCGGGTAATGGCGTGCTTTTGAATGGCAAGACTATCTTGTCGGGAATATACATCGCTTGTCCTCGTCCAAATGGATCCAAAATTATCGAGAATTTATCTCCCGCATAAATCTTACCAATAATACCCAGCGCTGTATTGTACGATGGGATATCGGAAGAACATGATGAATTGCGCAGTGTTTCCAATGTTGTAACGGTATCTTTCTTGAACGGATCATCATATACATTTGAAATGAACCCAAATCCGCTATGGGCTCGTTTTACATAACTCAAGATATCGATATCTCCGTTTGATTGAAGAATTGTGATCGCTCGAGTTTTTTGACGAACGAGAGGAGTATAAAATAAGCATCCAACTTTCATTGTATCAATGGACACGCGGAATACATCACAGTTCAACGATATGGCTGAGTATTCCAGCTCTTCGATTGGCGATAACTCTTTGTTCGTAAAAGCATCCTCGATACCCGAAATCAGACGGACTATATTGCGGTCCAAATCTGCATGTTTTTCTTCAATATCACGGACATGAGTATCGGAAGTTTTGGACCAAGTAAAAAAGAACGAACATTTCATCACGGTGTCTACGGCATCTTTCGGAGACGGGATAGCAACTTTCAGTCCCAAAAAGTTAGGCAGAGTTTCTGATATACGCCCCATACCTACGCGGAAAAACCCACTGGCAGATTCCGGAATACGCTGGTTATCGAGTAGGGTATACTTCTCACCAAGATGTAATGACCGAATTAAGTTGTCATCAAGTTTAGCCAATCGACCGGGTTTTAGGTCGCGATGATTGGTTTTAAAGACATAGTATTTATCCTTTACTTCTACTTCCTTATCTGTTTTGGTGTATGCAGTCTTATAGCAACAAGGCATCGCTTTTCCGTTTGTAGGAGAATTGTACTTCATGTACCCCGGAAAATTGAAACCGGTATCGCGTTTGATGAGAGGATACTGCCGAACATCCGCATTCTTATTTGTTTGGAGTTTACCCATACATACAGGACAATGGGCACCCTCTTCATCAAAGACCAAATCTTCTTCGCGTAAAGGAATCTCGTTTTTCATGCACCAATACTCGGGGCAAATAAGAGTTCCGTCGGGATTTTCTACATCCAAACGCTTGTCGTCTGACCCAGTTTTATATGGATTATATTTTCCTTCACCCTTATTTTTATTCGTGGGATCTGCTAGACCTTTCTTATCTTTATCGGTTAAGACGACCGGCTGATGTTTTAAATTGCACTTTTTAGGATACAGTGATTTTTCGGGAAAAGTTTGTGGATCGAATTCTTGTAGCTTTGAATGAAAGTATCCGTAATTTGTTGTCTGTCTAGATATCGGAGCTACAATTTGAGATTCTGCAACACTTTCCGTTGTAGTCGTTTCGGTTTCGGCCTTTTCAGTTGGATCAAAACTCTCATCAAATAAATCATCATATTCGTTTATGACCGCAGCATCCAACGAAACATCAGTTTTTATAACGGCGCTTTCTACATCTACTTTTTGGAGTCGTGGAGGACATATTTTATTTAGGTCTTCGGAGTCTTCGGAACTCAGAATGTATCGCAGTATATCTACATATTTTGATGATCGATCCTGTTCGGTGACCGTAGATACAAGCGCAAAATTTGGACCAAATGAGACTGTGGGATACCCGCGAAAAACGCGAGCACCTAACCTTGAATTTTCTTCTAGTTTTCCTGTAACGGACGAAATGAGTTTCTTGGCATTTTCTCGGGTCATTGATAGCTCTTCCGCTACCGTATCGGGATCAATAGGTCCTTCGCGCATCATCTGAATAATCTTGAGTTCAAGTGCGCCAATTCCATGATTCTCGTGGTCATTTCGAAGAAGCGTGAATACAGATTTGCTTTTATCCGGAATTCCATAAATTGACGAGATGCAATTGAATCGAAGAAGACTCAGATCAGCATTCGACTCGTATTTTAATACATACGATAAATCTTGTAACTCCCATCGATTTGTTTTTATATCATTTTCATTTGTGTAAGGAAGAACTGAATCTAATTCTCCTAGCCATTTATTACATGATTTTTGAATTTCAGACAGCGTTTCCTTACTATTTTCGGGACGGTACGAAGAAATAATCATATCATTGGCAGTGATCGCAATTCGATCAAAATGGTGCTTTGAACTGCCGCGATAAAGTAACAGTGTGGGAATATTGCGCTGGGGTTTACTTATATTGGTCCAGCTTGTCCACCATGACATATTCAGATAAGGGGTTTTGTTCTTCACATCTTCTACAAAAAACTTGTGACGGTTTGTATCGTCATTCGAAGTAAATAAGCAAATGTATGGCACATCTTTCGATACAGTCAATCCGTAAAAAATTTGTTCAAAGCGAGTACGTACCGCAGATCCAAAATCCGTCTCGATCCATGGAATGTAAAACTTTGTTTTGATAATGCTTGGAACACCTTCCTCATCTACTTTTAACGATAATAAATCGGTAAGAAGCTTAGAGTTCTTTTCGAGTAGCCGAATAGATTCTAACGACATAACGTTCGGTGTTTCAGACGTTAGAAGTGGATAATGATAGACTGTCTCTTTCTCTTCCGTATAGAAATCATACACGAATCGCTCAATATTTGCGGGGTACAAAGAAGACACTAAAACATTATTTTGCGGAATGGGAATATTCGCTGATGAAATTTTATTAATAAGAGTATTATCTGAATCCAACGGCAGAATAAACGATTTCTTCTCTTCGACTCCTAAAATTCGATACTCTATAAAATCTGATACGGGAGAATGAATAGAGTCTAGTTCGGGAGGATAATCCATCCATTCGGCACGGTCATACGACTTGTAAGAAATCGAAGTGTTTGGAAATCGGTATTCTAACTGGTAATCTGTGAATGGTTTCTTTTCAATAGGTTTGCCATTATACGATAATCGAGCAAATAGACCTTCCCAATGTAAAGGATTCTTGTAGTAATCGGCAGGCAGTTTGAGAGCCACAAGAATAAACATTCGATCAGGATGACTGTCTGCGGACTTGGCAATCTGTTCTCTGAGGACTTGGATAGTATCATCTTCAAAAAAGGAAACAGTATGTTTCTCTTTTGAATGTATTTGTTCAAGTTCTCGCCTCAACATCTTATTTATGTAATCACATTGTTTCGGCGGTCGTTTATATTGGACTATCCGTAATACGCATCCCGCAGTACGAAACGGGCGAGTGTGCATAGTTTGTAGCTTGGTATATTCCACATGCTACGGCATCTTGAAGAATCTTCTTAAAATTAGTCCAAAATTCAGGAGTATGACCTATCGTCGTTGTCATTAAATGAGCCATCTCATGGAGTACTACAAACATTACGGTATTTGTGTCTACAAGCTTATATGGCGGTGCCTTATCGCGCAGACATACCACAATTTTCTCACCCTTGTTTTCCGAATATGATGTAGAATCTGCATCTAAATCGTTCTCGCACATATTATTTGGATTGAACCGCTGTATCAGAACCTTTACTCGGGGATCTGCGGATGTCGCCGGATCTTCACGGTATTTTCGGATAAGAGTTTCTAGATTTTTTTGTATAATGATCATACGGTCACACGCATCCTGTTTATCCGGTAAATCCTGAACACGACATACTTTTCCATCCGTGTTCGTGATTTGGGTTAGATTCTTTATGCCACGAGTTGAAGCGATTGCCAATGCAACTCCAGCGCCCAAAACTGCAGCAGGCCACATTATTACTTAAGTAGGTTGAATTTAGGCATCGAGTCCACGCTTGAAGGGGTTCGCCTCAATCGTCGTGTTGAGGAAAGGACCAACCTTCGTCTGAGGGTTAGGCTGCTCGGAGCGGACATCCCAAGAGGCATTGCGGTTCGTCTGCGTGACACCCGCAACCGCCGTGTTGGTGTGGTAGCCTGCATCGAGGAAGTTCTGACCCTTTAGATCACCCATAGAGGCTGGGTTGACCGCCGCCCATGAGGCACCGAGCTCGCCCTTAGGTAGTAGTTCCGCGGCGCTTAGAGTCGTGTCGGAGTAAGTTGACTGGGACGCCGGGTGACGGCCCTGGAGCTCCTCGGTGGGCTGAGCATTTCCACCCTTGTCGTGAATAGGCTGACCATGGGGGCCTGAGTCGGATAGAGGGCCCTGAACACCGAGCGAGCCGGCGAGCTGCTCCATACCCTCACCGAGAGTCGCCTTGGCTGAGGAATAATTGCTAATTAGCCAGGCAACGGCGACGAAGCCTCCGAGTGCTAGAAGTAGGCGCGTCGTTTCAGTCTTCATCTTTCTTTGATATGAAGATACTAAAAAATAAATCATAAACGATAGTTTTAAGGACATAGTGGTGGCGGTGATCCATACTTTTTACAAATAAGCCCCATCTCGATATTTCTTCGTTGAGTTGTATTCACTCGGTGGGTTAATTGGTTGGGGTGTAGTGTATTTATAAAGGTAGGTTCAGTATGAATAAGTGGCCTTCCTGCCACTAGATAGAGTCGGTAATAAAGATCAATATCCATAAGCCAGTTGAACTGTGGGTCAAATGTTACATCCTTGAACTCACTTCGAAAAATAGCGGCCGCCGGACCTCCAATACTATTGGCGCCATATAGAAGCCTTTCATTCCAACTAGGAATAAATGGCCCACCGGGTTCGGTTATTTGAGCACATACCATCCACTTAGCATTGTTCGCGTTCATGTGATGTATTGCATTCTTAATAGCATCAGGATGGGCTGGACGCTCATCCATACACATATACTGCAGAGTATCGCCTGATGCATATCGGAGAGCATTTCTCCAATTATGGCAGGGATTTCCGTAGTTTTCATTGTAATGAACATAAATGAAGTCAATATCCTTATGATCAAGTGTTTTGACCATATCTTGAATTACATTGTCTTTACTGTGATCAGACACAATGCATTGTAGCGGACGGTAGGTTTGAGAAAATACGGCATCAAGATTCTTTTTCAGCATCGAAGAGCCTTCGCCATAACATTCATATGAGGTAATCATTATAGTGTGCATTCTTGTAGTATATTCGTCGGTTAAATCTAAACTAGAAAACCGCTTGGTGAAATAAGTGAGAATGAAGCATCCTTTGTCCGATCCTTTGTCGTTTTTATCTTCACCGGAATTCCAATCGTATTTCGAAAAAAACATTCTTCAACCAATTTTGTCAAAGGTGTTTCACTATTTGTACCCATACATTATCGCGTTTACCCTGATTTGGGCTATCATGTTCCTTTCAATAATCATAATCCTCATCATTCTCCTGCGAGCTCGGTTCTGAAGCTTCGGTAAATTCAATATAGTAGTCTTCCGCGTTATGTTGGAATTTTATATTAGGTAACCACTGAACTCTCTCCGGTAGGAAGAATGTTATGTAAATACCATGTTTTGACGATACATTCACATCCCACTCGTATGTCCCAGTTTCGGTATAATCAGTAGTCAAATGTGAGCTAAAGTGTCTCGAAATCTTATAGAAGATATACATTCCAATCGTTAGATCAGCTTCCATAAAATTAATCAAATCATCTGCAGGCTGTTCGAGAAACTCACCATCAGTCACTTCTACCCCAGTTGTCTCTTGATAAATCGAACCTCGGATCACTCCGGAATAACCAACTGGGATAACCTTCGATGGATGGTATTCGCCAGTGTGTACAGATGTATACGCTTGAGTAATTTCCTCCTTAGTCTTGTTGCCGTACATCCTTCTTGAGAACACCCGTATGTTGATCATTTAAATCCATTTTGGTTGGATAGAGCAATTCCATAAGCTCTGATCGCTTCAAATTCCAAATATTCGGAAGTTGTTTCGCCTGAGCCTCCTTTCGAAGCTCGTGGATGGTCTTCTTTTCAATAATGAATGAATCGGGCAACTTATCCATTAATAGCAGCTCAATAAGTTTTGCGCGAGGAATGATGTAATACTTCTTGATCTTGGGTGTTCGGTCACGAGCAACCTGCTTGAGTTCGGCGAGAGACATATTATGGTAATCCATTATTGCGTCTAACAAATCTGAATTAGTTAAATCCGTTTTGGTAATATAATGGAGACTGCAGTGATTGCTGTGGCTACAGTCGTTGCAGTATGTGCAAGCTTGTATTTGTTCGCACTTTCACAGGTCAGTTTCCTGAAAAAGAACTGGCCTAAGTATCGATGCCATCCATTGTATATGCCTATGGCGGGAATGGTTGGGCAAGATGTGAGTGCCAACTTTACGAAGTGTACCATGAAAGGGTTTCAGGATTATGCTGGGTTTGTAATGGACCCCATAATGTCTCAATTCTCGATATTCAATTCAGTGATTGGCGATATCTCGGGAGCTATGAACGATATGCGTGGAATGATGGCCGATACTCGTAGTGGATTCTTAGGTATTGTTGGAACGGTATTTGGTAAGATTGAAAATTTGATGTCTCAGTTTCAACATATCATTATTCGTATGCGCACACTTATGGCCCGTATAGTTGGTATCATGATGTCATTTATGTACATCTTTTACGGAGGGATGCAGACTGGCGAGTCAGTCGTTGCGGGACCTATTGGAAAAACTATGTCTGTTCTCTGCTTTGACCAAGATACGCTAATCGAAATTAATTCAGGAACAACCGTGTATATGAAAAATCTCAAACTAGGAGATCTACTCAATAACAATAATTCCGTAACATCAGTCTACCGTATTAGTGGTAAGGATGTCCCGATGTATGTACTAGGTAAGACTCGTGTTTCGGGAGGACACGCTGTTTGGTATGGTGGTAAATATATTCGAGTGTCTGAACATCCTGATGCGATACGCACGATAGACAGTGCAAATCTTGTATGTATTAACACTGAAAGGAAATCATTCAAGATTGGAGAGCATCGATTTATGGATTTTACAGAAACTGGGCGTGTTACAGGTGTTCCAGGAACAACTATTATTTCACTTAAGACGGTCGATGTTCCTATTTCTGACATTGTTGTAGGCGATGTTCTTTCGGGCAATGAAATCGTTGTCGCTGTTGTAAAACACCAAATAGATCGCATACTGTACAATCTAATTACGGATACATCGGTTATGTCGAACAAGATAGAAATAATGAATTAAAACGGTGCTAATAAATAGGGATGATTATAGTCATTATAGCAACACTATCTGCTATTTTACTTATGGGAATAGTACATGCATCAAGTTCGATAGAAAAAATTAGACTTCATTGGAATGAGTATCGATGCAATCCGTTGTATATGCCATTTGCTGGGATGATACGGCCTGATGTAGACGCCGCTGAAAACTTTTCATACTGTACGAATGCTATGGCGGGAAGTATATTTGGATTCATACTTGACGGAATTCATCAATTGTTTTCCACGACAGTTGGATCGTTGGGGTCTTTAGCTGACCCTCTAACTGCGTTCAGAGAAATCTTCACAAAACTGCGCATGTTTATGCTCAGTTTTGCATCTTCAACTTTTTCAAAAGCTGCGAGTTCCACAAGCGTGTTTGTCCACTACTTGATTAAGATTCGCGATGTCCTGAAACGGTTTGTAGGTGAGGGATATATTGGTGCGTTTTTAGTGAATGCTATTGTAGACTTTATTTGGTCGTTCGTTACTTTATTCATAAGTATTCTGAAAACATTTGTGTTTGCGATGTTAGCTATCGCAATTATTCTTGCCTTATTTCAGCCCGAACTTCTTGTAGTTGCTGTAGTCTTGGCATCGATGATTGCAGCCTCGGGTTTTTAACTCTTTATTCATAATAAAGATGAATAAGACGAACCTTGTTCTTGCGTTTCTAGTCGCTGCCGTCCTAGCTGGATTGTTTGTCCGTTTTAATCTCTTTGGCGCTGCTCAGGAGAACTTCATGCAGCAGCCAGTAGGCATGCCCCTAAATGCGGGTGGCATTGGTCCGTATGATCAGGTCAATGTGGGAGGTGGTGTTTCCGGCTGGGCGGCGAATGAGCCAGCGACGAATCTGAAGGGGACTTCACCTCTACCTGCGGCGGCGGCGAAGGATAATGAACTCATGTTCCTCGTTGATAACAAAGTCGATTCAGACTGCTGCCCGTCAGCTTTTACGACGGATACGGGTTGCGTATGCTTATCTGACGAGCAGAAGAACCTAATGGCGTCACGCGGCGGAAATCGTGCGTAAAGGCTTTAAAGAATTAGAAAGGTATAATTGTAAATGGAAGCATTTGAAGCGTTCAAGAAAGATTTAGAAACTGTCGGGTTTTCACCCGTCATCAATATTGAAGACGATGTAAAGTACATTGAGACAAATTTCTATCCGGAAATTCTCAAGGTTCTTCAAAAAGACGAGACTTTGTTTGAGTCAGATCATATTGTACTAGGCTTGAATCTGTCTGAGGTTTGGAAAACTGAAAAGATGCCTAAAGAGACATTTTGGAAGCACATGCAACTCATAAGCATTGCGTCGTTTATGCACGGAGATATAAAGGAAAAGGTTACACCACTTATTGCAGCTGCAAAGAAATTTTTAGGTATGGCTGGAAATGAAAATGCCGAAATTTCAAAAATTCTAGATGGCGCAGATTCCGAAGATCATCTTAAACATCTAGTGGAGTTTGTCATGGAAACACGGTTAGCTAAGATGTTTATGAGTATTGTAGAACATATTGATATTACAGAGCTAGATCTGAATTTTGATAAGCCGGAAGAGCTACTCGAAATTATGAAGAATCCCGAACATCCTAAAATTAAGAAGATTGTTGGAAAAATTCAGAATCTTATTAAGACCAAAATGCAGCGCGGAGAGATCACCAAATCAATACTGAGCGAAGAAATCGAAGCTATTAAAGCGAAAGTTACGTCTATTTTTGGAAATATGTTCAATACTGCACTTGGCGGACGCGGGGATATTTCAAGCGCAGATATGATGGGAAACTCGCCGGAAGCTCGGCGTCAGCGAATGCTGGCTCGACTACAGAAGAAACAGCGGGAGAAAAACTCACAGTAAAAATAAGATGTCAGAACAAATTTGGTTCAAGGACCCAGCAGTTCTTTTTTCACCAGCGACTTGGAGTCAGTTCGTTCCTACTAAAACTATGACGACTGCTCAGGCTCTGAACTCAGTTGTGCGGTTCTCTACCTATTTTTCCATTATACTGTTTTTAGCTACAGGAGTATCTGCCTATCTTCTAGCCGTGCCTGTTGTTATGGCTACTTCTGTAGGTTTATTCACACTTTTCCCCGACGGAAAAGTCCTCGAGAGTTTCATATCAAAGGCTATACGCAAAACCAAGGAGGAGACCATGCCCTCAGCGGAAAATCCGTTCATGAATCCTCTGCTGACAGAGATTGGGGATAATCCAAACCGCTCAGATGCCGCTCCTATTACGCGGTCGGATGTAAAAGTCGCAGTAGCGTCTGCGTTCCAAAAGACATCTGATATGTATATGGATACGACGGATGTATTTGACCAGGCCCAGGCAATGCGAACTTTCTACACTCTACAGGGAGCCACAATTCCCAATGATCAGGACGGGTTCTTACAGTGGCTAGCAAAGGGTTTGGACGAGCCCGATTATTCGAGTGCTCCACTTGCCCGCCATGCTAAGTTACTCAGCGAGGGGTATGTTGAGGCTAAGGGCTCAATGAAGAACTTAAAGACGACGACGAGTGTTCCTGCGGGCACGGAGCCGACGAGTTTTACGCCGGCGAAGTCCACCAAGCTTGCCTCCAAATAAAGCCTTCTTCAAATCATCTTTAGACATCTGACCATCAGCTTTCTTTGTAACACCACCATTCAACGATTCGAAATGGGGAAATCCACTTATTCCCATTTCGGAAGGAATGTCAGCACTCTCAATCTTAACAAATTTGGTCTCGGGTTTCTCGCGAGATAGTTCGTCCCATGGAGTATGCATTGGGATACAATGGGGACAGGTCTCCATGTAATAGAATACCGCAACTGGCGTTTGGGATTTGAGTAGCTTCTTGAGTTCTTCGGCCTTCACTGTCTTCATTATCTAAAACGGATTTATTTTGTTAAGAGAACACCGAGAGTAATGCGACCATTTGTAAAGATCGTTGACCCTAGCACAATTCAGAATGAGGTTGAGTTACAGAAGGTTGCAGTCCTGTACGGATACTCTCCCCCGATCTTCAATGTCACGACAGATGAGATCTATATGGAGGATTTGGAGGCACCTTGCTTAGCGGATATTTATGGCGAGGACGCTTCTGCGATTCCCGAATGGATTTGGGAATCTATTCGGTCCATGCTTGGTTCGTTGTATCGTTATGAAGATATTGAGTATATTGATATCACGCCATACAACTTTGTGGAAAAGGATGGGACAATTTACCTCATTGACTTTGGACATGCGCGGTACAAGTCAAAAACTCGCCCAATGAACTGGTTTCTTTCCGAGTTTCTAGATGGCGAAAACTCGTGGAATCCGGACTTTAAGTAATCGCTTAATAATTAAAATGCAAGCACACTGGCAGGGATACTTAAATGCACTCGGTAAAACTCCTATTCCCCAAACTTCAACACCTGCTCTCTACGATACATCGAGTTCAGAAGTAGGAGTTGCGGGGTTTTTAGATTTAAAACCCAAATCTCCTGAAATACAGGCTAAGTATGATGCAATGTCCGGATCATGGGCCGGAGTCAACGCGTCCAACTCGGCTATTTCCAAAGGTGTGTTTTCGACCGATGCAATGCCTATCCAACAAAATCATCCTTATATGAATAAGAATGTCGGGGGAAATCGTCAATCTAATGTTAACGCTCCGAAATCAAGTTAAGATATATCATTGGGAAACCAAGAACTTTGCCCGTCACAAGGCTACTGATGATTTAGTCGACAAACTCGACGGTAATATCGACAAGTTTGTTGAGGTGTATATTGGAAAGTACGGTCGCCCTAACTTAACTGCTCGCACTGGATCCATTCGGATTCGCAATTTCCGTGATCGCGAAGCACCTATTCTATTACAGCAGGCGATTGACTGGTTATCAACAAAACTACCAAAACTACTTAAGTCTACCGATACTGATCTCCTGAATATTCGCGACGAAATTTTGGCTGATCTGAATCAGACTCTGTATCTATTTACCCTTGCTTGAATCCGCATACCAAGGATCAGCCGAGTTCTCAGGTGAGCCAACGAAACGACCAAATGAAGAGCTTGGCATTACAATGGCTTGTGAATCACCACCACCCTTCCGTCCTTTACGGCGACGAAGGGTCTTGCGACGAGTCGAACGCTTTTTCATGTGTCGTGTCTTCTTTCCCATTTCTTTGTTCATAACAAAGAGAAGAATGCTTATTTGGATTCTTCTAGGACTTGTAGTATTATTACTCCTTGTGAGTCGTCGCGAACACATGACGAACGAGGATCTTCTTTCGACTTTGAAAACATTCGGAGATAAGGCTCCTCCAAAAAAGAAGGCGAACCCGGCAGATGTGGATCATGTCCCTATTTATGGTCCACGGGCACCACAGGTTGCTCCGGCCGATCCTTCAAAGACGAAACTGGCGCCAACCGCATCGGGAGTCTATCCCGACATTTACGGTCCCGAGATCACCTCAGCCCCGGGAACCAAGCCAGGGTCCAAGCCGAATCCCAAACATGAATCAGACAATGTAGAGGACAAAACATATGAATTCAATCCTGATCTTCGAAAGGCCTTTCCCACCGACGGCCCGCCTCAACCCTTTTTAACAGATTTCTCTAAGATACAGCATTAAGATAATAGATGTTTGGGCTCCAAAACTTTCGAGGAAGTTGTTGGGTCAATACATGCATTCAAGCGGTATTCCGCATTCCCGAAGTTCAGACTCGATACACGAATAAAGAATACGACTCTTCCAACATTTTAGATGCTTCGTTATACCAAATTTGGGCTTCAAATGGAACGAGTGGTCTTAAAGATTTTTTCGAGTCGGTGAAATTGGATACACTTCCTGCTGGACGAGATATTGGAGACTCCCACGAACTCTTGATGTATTTGTGTGACAAACTACCTTTTTTGGATACGCTCTGCAGGTTCAAGATTGCCGATTCAATCGTGTGTAAGAATTGCTCAAAGAAAGAACTGAAGGAAGATTCTGTGACAGAGTATTCATTAACCTCTGAAAAGAACATGATGCCAATTTCAGAATGTATTGTAAACTCAGTGACTCCCTATGTGATTGATGATTGGGCATGTGAAACATGTAAAAAGAAGGGATGCACCAAACAGCAATTAATTGGATCGTTTCCAAAAGTTATGGTGTTCCACAATGTTTCAACCACATCATCTATTCATTATTCGAGTATTCTTGGTCTTAACGGTAAGCAATATGCTCTACTTTCAGTCTCATGTTATAATGGTTCCCATTGGTGGTCGTATGGTCGAAACATGCCGCCAGGATCGTCATGGTATACGATTGATGACTCTAATATTGCTGAACATGGTCCTAAACAATTTCCTGTATCCGGAAATATGCGACTTCTGATTTATTATCGCCTAGAAAATTAATGGATAGCTCATCTGTATTAATGGTGTCCGGCGTAGGACTTGCTTTACTGAGCGTAGTTGTCTTAGTCACAACTGGAAGTATTCTTTCTTTAGTGGTCGTTCTAGTATTGATCGGAATGATTGGATATGTTCTATCGAAGCTCGGAGTATTTACGGTGGACTTTTCAAATAATGCTGTAGACATCGGGTTTCACGAGAAAGCTCCCGCCCCTTCCGCTACCAAGAAGAACATAGTTCCCTCATTGCCTATCGAGAAGAAGGAGGTGTTCTATATTTCGGGGAATGATTACACCTACGAGGAAGCTCCCGCTGTTTGCGCTGCATACGATAGCGAACTTGCTTCGTATGATCAGGTGAATGAAGCTTATGCTGGAGGCGCTGAGTGGTGTGGATATGGATGGACGCTAGGAGGTATGGCTCTATTCCCCACTCAGCAGGCCACCTGGCAGGCACTCCAAACTGACCCAGTAAATAAGACCAATTGTGGTCGGCCGGGAATCAACGGCGGATACTTCGATCCCCAAACGAAGTTTGGTGTAAACTGCTATGGTGTAAAACCGCACAATACTGGAGTGAAGCTTCCTCTTCCATTACCTGGCGCCGATCCCGCCGGATTCAACAAGATGGTCGACAAGTTCAAGTCTATGATCAAGACGATGGTTGTATCTCCATTTAATCGTGACGGATGGTCGGAGTGGAATGTAAATGCGCAGCCAGTAAAGTCAAAGAAGTAATATAAATGAGTGCTAGCAATTACTACATGGACAGTCCTATAAACCGTAAAGTCTATGTTCCAGGCGAGAGTGAAATTCCATTCGCCCCTGTAACTGCCCCCAAAAACGCTGCTGAAACTGATCAGACTTATCGCCATATGACATGGTTAATGCACAAACCACAAGATCATGCTGTATTTCCCGTGCAACCTACTGCAGTTAAAATAGAAAAGAAGAAGTAAAGACAAAGATGATTGAACTAGTACTGCTACTCAGTCTAGGGGCCGTTGGCTATATGCTTGCAGTCAATGACACAAAAACCGAGAATTTTACGGGCCATCCGCATTCTCCGCGCCCTACGGAACAGATTCGTGACGAAGTTGTTCATACACAGGAACAGAAGGGACACAGCAACGAGGTCCCCTACTTTGGCGCAAATGTTACCCAAAGCATGTATTCGGGAGCAACAGAGGGTATTCTAGATTCACATGTTGGTGCCGGTAAGGAGTACTTCCAAAAGCGCGAAGTTAAATCATTCTTCGACGCCAAGCCCGGAACAGGTAATCCTTTTGGCAATCAGGATGAGTCAGAATTCATGCAGTCTCGTATGGTTTCCGGACAGAACATGAAGAATGTTTTCCCAATCGACCAGGTTCAAGTTGGGCCTGGTGCCAACGATGGATACACGAACATCCCTAAGGGTGGATTTCAGCAGGATCAGATGCGCGAGTACACTCTACCACGCACCACAGATGAGACTCGCGTAGTGTCCAAGCCAAAGCTCTCATATGAGCCTCCCGTCATTCCGGGACAGAATGTCGTAACCCAGCCAGGTATTCAGGCCGATGTAAACAAGAACAAGCCTGATCGTTTTGTCGTTCTTGGTATGGATCGCGTGAATACGGCGGTAGGTGCACAGACAGCGCCACGGTTGTACGCCGAGCAGCCAATGAAGACGCAGGCCCGCGAGACAACCGAAAAGCAGTATTATGGTTCGGCCGGCGGTGCGAACGGTGTTGCTGAGTCATACATTCGCGCCTTTACCGAGCCTTTCATGGAGTTTATGAAGTTGACTGCCGAGGGCCGCCCAGGACCAGCTGGCGCTCAGGGAACCGGATACTCAATTGGAGCCGACATGTACTCGGCACAAACCAAGAAAGATGAGAGTGTCTTATCCGATGCGGCGCGCGTCAACAGTGGACTGGTCAGCATTAATGCTCATTCCGAGCATCTTGGATCATACACCTACAATGCACCTCTACAGCAGGATGTTTATGTCCAGCGTAATGAGCCCGGTATTCTAAAGGCGTTTACCGAGAATCCGTATTCACAGAAACTCAATTCTTACTAATAATGGACCTTCTTCGCGAACATCTTATCTATAAAGATGTCTCAATCACAATATGTATGAAATCTCTAAAACAACAGGAGCAGTACGAGATCGTACGACTTCTGTTGGCAACTCGTAAAGATGTAAAAGTGTGTTTACATGGTTTGAATAACGCTTATATTTTGAAGCTTCTTGATGAACTGAAAGTGCCTATTCAGGATTGTTCAATATCTGTAGGGCTCGGTCAGTTAAGTTTCCAGTAAACTCTCCCTCAACCGTTCCATCTTTTGTAAACGCGTCGATACTACGAGCTTTGTTAAAAATAATCCCACATAGTTCACCTAATTTGCCAGGACACTGTTTTTTATCAGGATGCGTTGCTAAGTATATCTTTTTCAAGTTTGAAGATATTTTTGGACGGTCTGTGGGATTAAACTGATCAACGGGTTTCTCAAGAAATTCAACCATTAATTCAGCCACCTCCGATTGAATTGGAGGATCCACGAAATTTTTTATAATAAGATCTTTTAAGTCGGGTTGTACAACCTCTGTAAGAATTGGACTCATTTTGCTAGCGACATATGCAGCGCCCATTGCACCGGCAGACGCCAACACAGTACTCACTACATAGACTGTCGTCAAGGATGCCATGGAATCTTCTTGTGTTTCAGTAGAGATGTTTCATTTGGTTGGAGATAACGCTAGTATCGAAAACAACTTAATTTGGGTTCGAAATGTTCGCGATTCAGTTTTGGCGTGGTGGTTTAATCTTACCATTTTAGTCGTGATTGTCGGTGGATTTGGGTACTTCTTATGGGCTAGTTACGGTACTTCAACTCCTCCCGAACTTCAAAAGATCGATTTTAAACCGATTCCATGGCAGAATGCCGTGAGAAATGTTCCCACAACAGATTATGGACAGACTCCTGCAGTTGAAACTCGAGATGGTATACCGGGGTATGCCGATCGAACAAGTGCGTCAGCGTTTTGAAGAGTTAAAACAAGCTCCCGCGCCAACCGAAGTAAAGGCCGTAGCACCCGTGAAACGAAAATTGCGTATAGTTAAGGAATGAGTGCTAGCTGCTACACTCGACGAATAAATGTTCAAATACAGGCGAGAAACGCTAAAGTTCAGTATCCGGGAGGTCGAGCTGTATACAACCCACTTTTGGCGACATGTGCCGCGAATCTCGACTTTACAGGTTTGACATATTCTGATTTTCCAACAGGTTGTTCAAACAGGAATCCGTGCATACCAAATTATTATGAAATTTTAGATGGACAATTTAGTACTCGAACGACCGGTTGTATTCTTGACGGGGGACTCAGCAATTCCAACTACTCTATCATTTTAACTGGCGGAAATTCATCCTTATAAGCAATGACGACACTCGTAAAGTTTGAACTTCGCCGGGATACGGCAATTAATTGGGCAAACAATAATCCAGTCCTGCTTTACGGCGAACCGGGATTCGATTTAACAAATAATCAAATCCGAATCGGCGACGGGTCTACAAATTGGAATGGTCTCAACCAAATTGATGTAAAGGGAAATGATGCAGTAGCGTTAGGCGCCGGTGCCGGATACGATGGTCAGAGCTATAATTCTGTAGCTATTGGTAGTGCTGCTGGAGCTAACATACAGAGCGAGAATGCCATTGCAATTGGAAACAGTGCTGGCCAGTATGGTCAGCAAATAAATGCTGTAGCGATAGGATATCGAGCGGGCTATACTGGACAAAATTACGATACGGTAGCTATCGGTACCGGTGCGGGATACAGGCAACAACAGTTGAATTCTATAGCGATAGGACAGTATGCTGGACATTTTGATCAAATGGCGAATTCGGTAGCGATTGGAAGTGGAGCTGGAAATACAGGACAGAAAACATGTGCTGTAGCTATTGGCATTAGTGCTGGATATAGTGATCAAGAACCAAATGGAATATCAATCGGAAATCAGGCAGGCCAATATGGTCAACAAGCAAATGCTGTAGCGATAGGATACCAAGCAGGTCTTACTGGACAGCAACCTATGGCTGTATCAATTGGTCGGAACGCAGGATCTACACGACAGCAATCCAACGCAATAGCAATTGGATATAGTGCTGGATATGATTCTCAAAACACCAATGCTATTGCTATTGGATATGGCTCGGGCGTTAATAGTCAAGGCGTATCTGCAGTAGCTTTAGGTTACAATGCTGGAACTGCTAGTCAAAAAAGCAATGCTATTGCTATTGGAACTCAAGCAGGCGCTACCAACCAAGACACATATGCAGTAGCTTTAGGTTACAATGCTGGAACGAATGGCCAAATGCAGAACGCGGTAGCTATTGGAACTCAAGCAGGCGCTACCAACCAAGACACATATGCAGTAGCTTTAGGTTACAATGCTGGAACTGCTAGTCAAAAAAGCAATGCTATTGCTATTGGAACTCAAGCAGGCGCTACCAACCAAGACATATATGCACTAGCTTTAGGTTACAATGCTGGAACGAATGGCCAAATGCAGAACGCGGTAGCTATTGGAAACGCAGCCGGCAATTATGGTCAGCAAGCAAATGCCGTAGCCATTGGTCTTTCTGCAGGATATACCGGCCAAAATTCCAATACGGTAGCTATCGGTAACCGTGCAGGATACAGCCAACAAAAGGCGAATTCTATAGCGATAGGGCAGTATGCTGGACAATTTGATCAAATGCTGAATGCGGTAGCGATTGGAAATGGAGCTGGAGGTTCCAGCCAACAAGCTGGAACTGTTGCTATTGGTATTGAGGCTGGAAATGTTAATCAACAAATAAATGCTGTATCAATTGGAACTATGGCGGGCAAATATGGGCAGCAAGAAACTGCTGTAGCGATAGGATTCCAAGCAGGGTATACTGGACAACAATCAAATGCTGTATCAATTGGTCTGAGTGCAGGATATGCGCAACAGCAACCCAATGCAATATCGATTGGATCTAGTGCTGGTAAGTATGGTCAACAAGAAAACGCCATAGCGATTGGAACTGGAGCTGGAAATACGGGACAGAAAACATGTGCTATAGCTATCGGTATTAGTGCTGGATCTGTTAATCAACAAACAAGTGCTGTATCAATTGGAAATGAGGCGGGAAAATTTGGTCAACAAGCAAATGCTGTAGCGATAGGATTCCAAGCAGGGTATACTGGACAACAATCAAATGCTGTATCAATTGGTCAGGGTGCAGGAGCTGCACAACAGCAATCCAACGCAATAGCGATTGGAACTAGTGCTGGATATATTTCTCAGAAAAACAAGGCTATTGCTATTGGATATGGCTCGGGAGCTAATAGTCAAGGTGAATCTGCAGTAGCTTTAGGTGATGGTGCGGGAGCTACAGGGCAGCAACCCAACGCTTTAGCTATTGGATCTAGTGCTGGTAAGTATGGTCAACAAGAAAACGCCGTAGCGATTGGAAATGAAGCTGGAAATACGGGACAGAAAACATGTGCTGTAGCTATTGGTATTGAGGCTGGATATAATGATCAACAAATAAATGCTGTATCAATTGGAACTATGGCGGGAAAATTTGGTCAAGAAGCAAATGCTGTAGCAATAGGATTCCAAGCAGGTTTTACTGGACAGCAACCCAACGCTTTAGCTATTGGTCAGGGTGCAGGAGCTGCACAACAGCAATCCAACGCAATAGCGATTGGATCTAGTGCTGGATCTGTTTCTCAGAAAAACAAGGCTATTGCTATTGGAAATGGCTCGGGAGCTAATAGTCAAGGTGAATCTGCAGTAGCTTTAGGTGATGGTGCGGGAGCTACAGGGCAAGGGACTAACTCTATTGCAATAGGTGGCAAAGCTGGATCCGGAATGATTGGATTTATAGCTAGTACTCCACAACCCAATAATACAATTATCCTAAATGCAACTGGAAATGACTTATCCGGAATTGCAGGACAAACTGCTTCATTTTATGTTGCTCCAATTCGATCAGATAATACTCAAACTCTAGCTTTGGCATACAATACTACAACTAAAGAGATTACGACAAGTACAGGTGTTGCTGGAGCAATTTCACTCATTGGAACGGCGCCGAGTGACTACATTTACTGGGATGGAAATGCTTGGGTCGTAGGTACCTCACAGGTACGTCTTGGAAGTAATGCAGCATTAACGACCCAAGGTAGCTGTTCTGTAGCTATTGGAGCCGATGCCGGTCAGACACAAAGCTACAGCTCTGTAGCAGTGGGTGTAGGTGCTGGTCAAACAAACCAGTATGAATATACCGTAGCTATCGGGAACTATGCCGGAAATGCTAATCAAGGAGATCGGGCAATCGCCATTGGAAACGGTGCTGGCAACAGTAGTCAGCTAGCAAATGCCGTAGCTATTGGGAACAATGCTGGAAATACAAATCAGTCTTATCATGCAGTAGCCTTAGGTAACAGTGCCGGAAAGTCATCACAAGGAGTTCAAGCAGTCGCCGCTGGATATGGAGCAGGCGAAATAAACCAGTCTGACTATGCCGTAGCTTTAGGAAACTATGCCGGAAATTTGGAGCAAGGCGACGAGGCAATCGCCATTGGAAGTGCGACAGGCCAAGTAAATCAGGGTGTTCGGGCTATATCGGTAGGTTCAAATGCAGGATTTACTGGACAAGGACCCAGTGCTATATCAATCGGATATAATGCTGGATATGATTCTCAACACACCAATGCTATTGCTATTGGAACTCAAGCAGGCGCTACCAACCAAGACACATATGCAGTAGCTTTAGGTTACAATGCTGGAACTGCTAGTCAAAAAAGCAATGCTATTGCTATTGGAAATCAAGCAGGCGCTGCCAACCAGTCTAGATATAGCGTAGCTTTAGGAACCTCTGCCGGAAATACGGCACAAGGTGTTGAGGCAATCGCCATTGGACTTCAAGCAGGCCTAACAAATCAGGGTGATCGCGCTATATCAGTAGGTTCAAATTCTGGAGTAACAAACCAGTCTGACTATGCCATAGCTTTAGGAAACTATGCCGGAAATACGGGACAAGGTATCGGCGCTATAGCAATTGGAACTGGAGCAGGCCAAGGAAATCAGGGTCTACATGCTATAGCAATTGGAACTCAAGCCGGTGTAAGTAGTCAAGCCAATAATACAATTATCCTAAATGCGACTGGAATTAACGTATCCGGAGTTGCAGGACAAACTGCTTCATTTTATGTTGCTCCAATTCGATCAGATAATACTCAAACTCTAGCTTTGGGATACAATACTACAACTAAAGAGATTACGACAAGTACAGGTGTTGCTGGATCAATTCAGGCGTGGAGTTACAGAATACCAAGTACTCAGAGTATAAACGGAAGAATTTTTGGTTCACCAAATATCGTGATTGGATGTCCAGTTGGTTGGACTCAACAACACGGAGTTCCTAATTTATTTAATATCAGCGTCCCATCGCAAACTCCTAATGTTCCGGCAGGGTTTGCCATACCCTATGACGGGTACTATCTACATACGCTTACTTTGGTATCTGCTACAAATGGAAGTGGTTCTGCATTTATGCAAATTCTTCAGTGGACGGATGTTAACCGTGCGAATTTTTCAAATTTTTATTTACATCCTAACTACAACGATGGGGGAATTAACCCAGATAATGCGTCTATTAAGCAATATAGAACTATTTCGACGGTAATTTTTGGAATTGCTAATTACGCATTTCTTGTAGCAAATATTGCGGATCCAGGAAATGATGCCACTGTGTACGCCAATTCTTCCTGGACTATTCAATATCTAGGCCGGAATATTCAGTAGCCATCGGAAGTGGAGCTTGAAGTTTCGGCCAACGAGATGAAACTGTCGCATAAGGTTCTTTATCGTACAATCCTACTACATATGAAATTTGCTATAACTAAGAAATAATGTCATACCTCACAAGTGGAGGAAATATTAATTTACAACTACGAGTCCCTACTTCTGCATATTATGGTCAAATCGCTTCTGGAGGGACTTCTAATGTACCAGGAGCTACTGGTCCAACCGGTCCGTCCAGTGGCATTACAGGACCTACCGGTCCGTCCAGTGGCATTACAGGACCTACCGGTCCCTCAGGACTCAATGGTGTTCCAGGTTCTACAGGCCCTACAGGTCCTATTGGAATTATTGGACCTACTGGTGCATCAAATGGAATTCTTGGTCCTACAGGTCCTACAGGCCCTACAGGTTCACCAGGTAGTCCAGGATTGCAAGGAATGCAAGGTCCTACTGGTCCTATGGGTGATACAGGCCCTACAGGTCCATCAGGACTGAATGGTGTTCCAGGTTCTACAGGGTATACAGGACCTGCAGGTCCACCAGGTAGTCCAGGATTGCAAGGAATGGAAGGTCCTACTGGTCCTATGGGTGATATAGGCGATACAGGCCCTACAGGTCCATCAGGACTCAATGGTGTTCCAGGTTCTACGGGACCAACTGGTCCTATTGGAATTATTGGACCTACTGGTGCATCAAATGGAATTCTTGGTCCTACAGGCCCTACAGGTACTACAGGTCCACCAGGTAGTCCAGGATTGCAAGGAATGGAAGGTCCTACTGGTCCTATGGGTGATATAGGCGATACAGGCCCTACAGGTCCTACAGGTCCTACAGGCCCTACAGGTCCATCAGGACTGAATGGTGTTCCAGGACCTACAGGATATACAGGCCCTACAGGTCCATCAGGACTGAATGGTGTTCCAGGTTATACAGGTCCTACAGGTCCATCGGGACTGAATGGTGTTCCAGGTTCTACAGGGTATACAGGACCTGCAGGTCCACCAGGTAGTCCAGGATTGCAAGGAATGGAAGGTCCTACTGGTCCTATGGGTGATATAGGCGATACAGGCCCTACAGGTCCATCAGGACTCAATGGTGTTCCAGGTTCTACGGGACCAACTGGTCCTATTGGAATTATTGGACCTACTGGTGCATCAAATGGAATTCTTGGTCCTACAGGTCCTACAGGTCCTGCTGGCAGTGATGGATTATCGGGTGTTCCTGGCGCTACAGGACCTACAGGACCTACAGGTCCTGCTGGCAGTGATGGATTATCGGGTGTTCCTGGCGCTACAGG